TATTCTCTAATCCAATCAACCGTGATTAAAGATGTGGATACAGTTACTTTTCCAAGACCAACATTGATATCCGCCGCATTTGCAGTTGCTGCCGTTTCAAGAGTAAAGAAAATACCAGACTCACTTACAATAAGTGAAGTGATCTTCTCGGATCTAGTTTCCGACGCTAACTTTCTCTTCGACACAAAAGATCCAGCAGTATCAATTACTGCAAGGAATGCATCATATGGAGCACCAGAGTTAGTATTTGTATACCCACCAATAAGCACTCTAGTGTTGCTGATAGGAGCAATAGAAGTTACAACATCCTGTCTGGTAGATCCAGAAATACCTGCATATGCTCTTTGGAAGTTGAGAGTTGCATTCAAACCATTTGCATCTTGCGTGTAGTTTGCAACAATAACATCTGGATTATATGCATCCAATACAGAAATATTTGGTCTGCTGTTACCAACAACCCAAACATCATTTCCATTGACATACAATTTATCAAACTCAGTATATTTTGTGCCTGCTGGAGCAGTTGCTTCTAAAGTTTTTTGCCACTCGATAGATCCCGTGGCGGAAAGTTTTGCTACAAATGCAACCGTATCACCAGAAGAATCTAGAGATTTACCACAAACAAATACTTCTTTAGAAGTATTGACTACAATATCATTAATACTGACATAGTTATTATTTTCAAGAAGAGCAGCATAGTAATCGGCTTTCTTGAAAATTTGTGGGTGACTTAGAATTAGTCTTGGATTGCTGGTGTATCCATATCCAGAATTGATAATGTTGAATTCTGAAATAGATCCGACACTGGTAACTACTGCTTCAACCTCGCCAGATTCCCCAACTCCATCAACAGTAATTGTAGGGGGAATATCAGTATTATAACCACTACCAGTTTGAGTTACTTTAATTTCTTCGATTCCCCTATACTGACGAACCTTGAAGGTTTTATTTGTGTCATTCATTACAGGAGTATAGTCAACAAAGACTGTATCTCCACCGATTAGATTGTGAGCAACATCTGTGGTTAAAACACCATAATTAATACCTTCGATTGTTTCATAATTATAGTTGGTGATTTTCTCACCTTTAATTCTAGAAACTCGTGCAGAAACACCAGTGCCATCCGTATTTGTATTATCAAATACCAGTCTGTCATTTACCTGATAATTTTCACCAGCATTTTCGATTGTGAATCCAGTTACAGAGGCATCTTCAAATTTAGATGTAGTTTCAACTTCAATATCAACTTTAGAGTCTACTTTAACTTTAGGGAAGTAATCATAAAGTTGTAGTGGTGCTTCTTCAAAAATTTGATCTGGATCATCGATTTCATCTTGAGTAATCACACCATCCCTATTTTCGTCTTCAACGTCAAACGTTAAGAAGTCTCCATTTTCCAGTGTTAAAGCGTTTGTAGAGGCATTTGGAGTCCTCTCAACGTCAATATCAACGTTTTCATAAGGATCTCTATAGCGAACAACACCAGTTGGGATATTCTGTTGGACTGCAGCAGAATTAAGATTCCAAATATCTACAACAGAGTTATAACTAGGACCAAGAATGTATGGGAATACTGCATTACCCTCATCAGAAGCGTCAATAGTGACAAAGTAGCAATATCTACCCTCTGGATATTCGGGTGTTTTACAGAATCTACCATTATATTGGTCGAGATCTCCACTATCAAAGACATATTCATAGTCTTCAATAAATGTGCCTGCAGGATCCGTATTTAGACTTGGACCATCAACTCTAGCAGGAGCAATATTAGTGATTTCGTTATAAACAATATTATTTTTAAGAGCATATGAAGTGGTCATTCTCTTAATCTCAGATCCCTGATTGGTAGGATCGGAATATCCATATGGACCGTAGATTGGATTGCCATCATACGCCCAACCAATGATGGGAGAGTGATCCAACTGATCTTCTTGTTCAAGAATTTGACCAGTGGAGGATTGATATAAGTTATCACCAAGAATATATCTCAGTCTCTGTGGATTGGAAAGGTGTGCATATTCGCCACCATACTGTGAATTGAGACCTTCAAAGACCGCCCCCTTTGCAGAATCAAATTCTGTTGTTTCTTGAAGATTGTAAGTCCACTTGAAGACATTAGCAGTAAATTGAGCACCTTGTCCAACAGACGTTAGGTTAATTACTGTTGTGCCCTGAGAGTAACCAATACCTCGGTTTAAAATTTCGATACCAGTAACTTTACCAGCATTTTCGCCATCAATATCGATAGTTGCTCTTGCAACAGCACCGAAACCATCCCCTTGAATAGAAATTTCTGGAGCAGTAGTATATCCACTACCAGCAGAAATGATTGCAATAGAAATAATTCTACCATTGCTAACAATTGCTTGAGCAACTGCGCCTGCACCAGAGCTAAGAATTACATCTGGTTCGGAAGTATAAGAAGCACCACCAGAAGTAATATTGACTTCTTTAATTGGTCCTCTAACAGAGGCAGTAGCAGCAGCGCCATTTCCGTTTCCACCAACAATGGTGATTAGGGGTTGTGAAGTATATCCTGTGCCGCCATTATTTACAAGAATTCTAGAAACAGATCCTTTGGTAATAATTGCTGTAGCAGATGCACCAGATCCCCCTCCGCCAACGATAGAAACTAGAGGGGATGAAGTATATCCACTACCACCATTAGTAACTTCGATTGCAGATACAGATCCATTAACTACAACAGTTGCAGCGCCACCAGATCCTCCACCGTTTTCAATTGAAATTTGTGGAGGACTTGCAGCATCATACTCTTTACCAGCATTAGTAATTGAGATTGAAGTAATAGCACCAAATGTCTTGGTTTGAGTAGACTTATAAGACCAAACAGATACACCATTTACCCAGGTACCGATAGATCCAGGTAAAGCAGTAGTTTTAGTCGAAATGGTCAGTGGATTGAGATCAAATCTGTTTAATTTTCTTTGGTTACCAGGGAGAAGTGCAGATCCAGTAAAAGGTCCAATATTATAGTTTGGAATACCAGTAGAAGCAACATACACATATTTTGTGTTGAAGAAAGTATTCTGAATATTGGTGGTATAAGGACTAATTGTGCTCTGAATTGCAGGATTTAAGGATTTACCTTTATTAAGGTCAACGGAGATAAGAATATTACCTTGAGGTTCTACCAAAGCAGGTTGTGGTAGTCTATATTGGAATACAGTTGTAGAGTCCCTAGAAGTTACTAGGAAAGTTCCATTATAAAGAATTGGGTTAGCACCATATACAGTAACCTGATCACCAACTAAGAGACCATGTGGTGAGGAGCAGGTAACTGTTGCCGATTGATCATTAACACCACCAAATGTGATGCTTTCAACCTGCAATAATTTTTTAACGTTATATAACCACGTTGTTAGAAGTGGATCCTGTGAGGTACCGCCAAGTTTAGAGATTGATAGTTTATCTCCTGGTAGATAGTAGGATCCAGTATCTGTAAGTGTTGTTTGTTGTGCATCAACAATACCAACAATATCCATGACGACTTCTTGATCAGTGCCACGATTCAAGTAAACTTTAAAGTTTGAAGTTACTTCAGTAGCAGAGTCCCAAATTTGAGGTGTGCCAATAACACCTCTCGTGCATTCAATAAACTGGTTTAGAGATTTTTCTTTATAGCGAATAGTTTCTGCACCAGCAATTACAATTTCACCGTTTCTTTCTGGCCAACCAACAGTTGAGTCAACAGTAATAATACTAGAAGTTTCACTTAACTCTTCAGCAAGTCGAGTTTTATATGGGACAACAAAATTACCTTGAATTGTTTCTTCGGATAAAACAATCTCATAGATTTCATCTTCAGAAGTTTTGATGGAAATGAAGTTTTCAACCAATGCGCTGGCATTACCAACATTAGCATCTGCAATATCAGCAAGTTGCTCAATCAAAGCATCTTTGATATTTGTTGGAGATCCAGAAACCAATTTTGCTCTAAGAATAGTATTAATAGACCAAGTAGCAGAAGAGGGTTTGATGATTTGGTCTTTTGGATACGAAAGTGCTACGGTTTCGCCATAGAGAAGTTTAAATAGATATTCTACACTAAATGCAGTACCTTTTGTAGAATAAAAAGTTTTAATGTTTTTGATCGCGGTCCTGACATCAATACTAGAATAATCCAGTTGAGGAACATCAGGAAGATACTGCTCAGTAAATTTATCAAGAAGTCTCTTTACAAATAAACCATCCAAACAGGAAACCTCGGTGTTAACCGAATGTGCTGCTGCTATAGTATTACCAGAAAATTTTACATTGCCATCCTCAGTATAACCAGTAATTCCACTAGCAGCTCTTGCACAACCCTCAAAACGACATTTTTTATATCCAGATCCATTCTCAATGACAGAGAATCCAGTAATTTGACCCAAACCAACTTCTACCGATGCTTGAGCTTTTGGTGGAGACTGGATAATAACTTTTGGCGGAAAATCAGGACTATATCCACTACCAAAATTAGTGATATTGATATCAGTAATTTGACCATTAAAAATTGCAGCTGATGCTGTTGCACCAACGCCACCAGCATATGCTCCAGTGATAGGATCTACTCTTTCATCAACAATGTAAACTGATGGGATGTCTTCGTAACCACCACCGCCTGTCAATAATTCAATATCAACAACTCTGCCATTTCCATCAACTCTAGTTTCTAAAACTTGAGCGCCAACGGGATCAATTACCGCAATTCTAGGAGTAAATTCATATCCCTGACCAGCATTTAAAACATTAATAGATGTAACTACACCATCGGTCAAAACTGCTTGCAACGAAGCTCGAATACCATTTTCCCCAGTTGGTTCGTCAATGTAAATACTTGGAGGTGTTGTATATCCTTGCCCACCATCACTGATAACTGGACTACCAACAATAGATCCAGCAATAATTGTTGGGGGTAGTAATTTTGCACCACCAGGCTGCACAAAAGTCAATCTTGGAGTAAATGTATACCCATTTCCAGAATTAAAAATTTCTAAAGAAGTTACTGATCCATTTGTAACAGTTGCTTTGATTTCCGCAGTAACACCATCAGATCTAGTAGGATCTTCAATAGATACCGTTGGTGGATTGGTATCGCTATAACCCCTACCACCAGCAAGGAGTTGGACTGACTTTATGCCATTAATTAGTGGTTTTACTGAAGCATATTGACCAGAATCGGATTTGATTGAAATTTTAGGAGGATACTCAATTCTATAATTACTACCACTAGAGCTAACCTCAACAGAAGTAATCTCCCCTGCGTCATTGACTCTAGTATATCCAACAGCACCAGATCCGAAGGATGGAATTGGTGCCTCAATAGCAAATAAAGATAGCACCCTACCAGCAACTGGCTCAAACCGTAAAGTAATTACATTGGCATCAAGAGAATAGTCATCTTTTGGTGTTAAAAGTTGACCATCATAATATGCAACAATATATTCATCAACGATTGGTTGGTAGTTATTACCATTTCTTGTCAAAGCAAATGATCTTTTGCCAATATCAAATTGACCAGAAAGATCATCTAAAACGTAGATAGTATTTTCTACAAAACCATTGTAGAAAATGATTGATGTATTAACATTATCATCAGAAATAAGTCTTGCTCTAGGAGCAGTTGTGAACACAACATTACTACCAGAAACTGTAAAATCAACACCTGGGATTAAGTATCTTCCATACAGTTTAATTTGTAGGTGTTGTGCTGATGGAGGAACAACAGGATTATCTTGAGATGTTAACGGAAATGTAGTTGTTACACCGTCAAAGGAGTTAATTAGATTTGCTAAGATACTCCACTTTAACTTAACTTGATCGTAAGAAATGCCAGGACTCAGAGCAACACTAGGAGAAGGAATTGCCTTCTCATAAAAAATGACCTCATCACCAATCAAAATTGTGCCATCATTTTCTAGAAAACTATCAATATTTTCTACAACGATAGTATCTTCTGTTGTGGAGACTGATTCTACAACTTTGGTTTTGCCATCAAGAATATCTACATCTAGTTTATCAATATCCAGATATTGTAAAAACTGATTTAGAATATTTTGACCATATCCTGTTTTTTCTTGAGATTTGTAGTAATACTCAAGAAATTTGCTGAATAGTGGATGCGAATCCTCAATAAACTGAGGAGTTAGAGATTTGACAGATTGTGAAACCTTATTAATAGTCATCTACTTCAGAAACAGGGTTGGAAGGAGAAATCTCCATTATTTGTGATATCGGGAATATCAATAGTTACAGGAGTAACTTCAAAGTCGCTAGGCGCAAGACTATTTAGTGGGATACTAGAAGGAAGTGTTGTGCCAATTGGGTTTACAGAGATTGTTGGAATAATAATTTCAATCACTGTTGCTGGATCGGGGACAGTGATTGTTGAAGAGTTTGCAGGGATAATTTGCACAGCAATTCTAATTTCACCAACGTCTGCTTTTGCTTCGGCGCTAGTATCAACATCATCGGAATCTGCTTCCGTGCCATCAGTGGGAGTATTCACAGGAAGATTGTTTCCACCAGATCCAATGATTGAAACAGGACCGAAACAAATTTCACCGCTGTCATAGTTTACACTACCTGCAGATGCATTTGTAACAACTTTCCTATTTCCACTATTGTAGTAAGTAAATAACTTACCAAATCCATCATCCTCAAAATACTGATCGACATTTGGTCTATCTAGAGTCCTAAATCTAGAAGACTTAACTACAGGTTCCTTCAAACAACCATCAGAACCGTCCCCAGAAGCGCCAGGAGCACTGTTGTAAAGGGGAGACCCTGTGCTGATACAGTATGTGTTGGTTTCAGCGAGTGCAGGGTTAATATACTTAACGATAGAGATCTGACTGGTAACGTCAGCGATGCATCTATCAGAAAGAGTAATTGCTTTAGTAAATTTGGAAAGACTAAAACTTCCATTGAAGTTATTGATTCCAGTTTGTGCTGCCCAATCAGTAATTGCATTCTGAGCATTGGTTGTGATCCCCGAAACTGCTCTAGATGAGCAAGCAGGGTCATAAGTAATAAAGACTCTTGGATAAACATAAATTGAGTCTGCATCAACAATCACTGGTTCGATAGACGCCATAGCATATGGTCTCAGTGATTGTGAGATACTCTTTTTAGTAGTATCGTTTAGTTTTGATCCCGATTTTGTCTTAATCCCAACATAAACTTTTCCGTAGATAGGTGGGACTAATTCATCACCACCAAAAGCAACGACACTCTTTGCATTATCATAAAGTCTCTTAGTGATTACCTCATAATCTTGGGTAGTTACTGCACGATACTGGGAAGAATAGAATCTAGGAGCATTGAATTTAATTGATTCAATTGTTTCTTCTAAAGATCCAAATTTAGATGTTTCAGCAACAGTTACAGTAGAATCTTCTGGATCATACGCCTGACCATTACTATCAGTAACACTACCAACAAATGAGAAAGTTGTTACCCCATTTGCTACTGCACCAGATGTTACCAGATAACTCAAATCAATTACTTCGCCATCGCCCAGTGCTCTACCAATTACACCATCACCAAAAACAATCTCATATCTCATATCTTCGGTTTCAGACATGAAATATACTCTATCGGTTGATTTTACATTGGTGATATTTTCTACCAGATTGTAAATATCAGAATCCGTTGTATTTTCGTTTGCTCTTACACTAACTTTTAGTGTTGCGGTATCTGCTTGAGCAGTTGGAATTGTATATTTTTGCTTAATAAAGTTATTAACAACATAAGAATAGTCGATTAAACTACCCTCTTCAATCTTTACACATCTAATTTCAGCAATACCTGTTGTTTGATTTACTTCGGCAGTTCTAGACTCTAACAAATTCCATGTATAATTGCCACCTGTTGCAATAGGACCTGCTGCAAGAGTGACATTGTTGGGATACACACCAGCAGTTTGAATGGTTTGAATTTCTAGATGCAAATATGCTTTAGATGCAACAATAGATCTTGGTGTGTAATTTAAAAGTTTTGCAATATTGACTACATTATCACGAATAGTAGATGAAGACAAAAATGCTTCATTCATAGACATATTTGCCATGAATGAAGAGTAGTATGTATTATATGCTAATAGATCTACCAAGTATGATAGGCTAGACCCATTAAAGTCATAATCCGTAAACTCTTCTCGAGTTCTAAGATATGACCTGATTGAAGACTTAATATCCTCAAAATCTAGTGCTGTTAAATTATTTGGTTGCATTAGTAATTAGGGTCTTTCTAAGACAAACTGAACTGTTTGCGTGATGGGCAATCCTATAATTTGATATTCTAGAGTTACTTCAATAGAATTTTCATCATAATTTAGAGTACACTCTAAATTTGTCACTACTACACGTCTTTCATTATTCTTGATTGTATTTAGGATCTCAGTCTGAAGAGTATCTACCAAAAAAGGATCTAGGGGCTCAAAAAGCAGTTGAGAGACCCTAGATCCAAATTTAGGATTAAATAATTTTTCTCCTGGAGCAGTCAAAATAAGATTTTTGACTGCTTGCTTAATTGCATCAGCATTATTGACAACAGCAACATCCGAAGTAAAGGGATTTCTAACCAAATTAGTAGAAATGTCTCTAAAACTTCTAGATTTTTTAAAATCTTTGCCAGTAATGTCTTTTAATGCCATCTTTCCACATAATCGTCAAACCCACCTTTGCCACCACACCATCTTGAGCTACGATCTTGAGGGGGAGAATTTTTATTAACTCTCCTCAAATACACATCCGATCTTGGATCAGTTATCAAAGTCATTCCTGACTCAATGAAATCTTTACTTTGATCTGGAATTGGGTTGTTGGCCATGTTTACTAAAACTCTGGTTTACCAGAACTTTTAGAGGGGTTTCTATCCCTGAAGATTATTTATGGCAGTTATCGCCCTTGTCCACGATAACGCTTCTTTGCACAATTACGACTGGTAGCAGAATACTTCGTATTCTTGCTAGATCCTTGTCGAGTGGTTTTGGGTTTCGATTCAATAATTTTCTTGCCGCTGAGACCAACTTTTGCTTTTGCCATAATTAAACTCCAATAAGTACGTTAACTGCCCCTGTAGCAATCAGGGAAAGGCAGGGAGGACCCAAAGGGTCTGCTACCCTACATGCTCTTCTACCATTCATAAAAACGGTCGCACAAGTTGCTTTAGCAACTCTAACATGCCCTCCACCCCCTGCAACATCCTCAATACATAAAGATCCTGTTGGACATATTATTGCTGATGGTATCGGATCACACCCCTTAAATTTTATCAATTGTGTACATTTTGATGGGTGGTTAATTAGCGCATCCTGATCCACGATAGGAATATTACCATTAACAACAACATTGAAAACCGTTGTCATAACAGCAAGAGGTGTTTGTGGCCACGCTGCCCACATATTTGTTGCATTCATGACAGCAACTGATTTTTTCGTTTTCACCAGTCCGCACTCAGTGCCACAAGGTTCAACCGAATGGACATTTAGAGGAACACAAATTCCATGTCCAGAGCATTTACCAATAAAAACAGCACAAGGTAGTCCTGCAGGGGATGCCATATTATAACCCGACCTCCGTTAAACGTCAAATGGGTTGCCATATGCTTCTACAGCAGCAGCATATGTATTTGTTGCTTTAGTAAGATTATTTAGAATAGTCATACTACCAGAAGCACTCCAATTATCACATCCTGGACCAAGCATAGGACTTAGTGTATAAGAATAACTGTAGGTGACCGTTTCCGTCTGCTCTACGCCGTTTTCGTCCTCATAGGTTTCCTCCTCATCATTAGTGGTCGCAGCAGACCCTGCAGGGGGCGGGCAGAGGTTTACAGGAGGGTTTGCGGTTGGATCATACAAATGATCACACCCACTTTCAGCAACATTACACGATAGAGAAATTGAAATAGAAGTTTCTCTCTGAGAATCGGCACGATACTGATTGATCAAATACTTTGTATATGTTGATGCTTTAGGCAATTCAACAAATCTACGCATAGTAGTTTCAATTTTTGTTGCTGGATAGGAAGCAAAATCGGGGACTTTATTTTGTGTCAATGCATCAAAGTGTGTATCTAGTTGAGAATTAACATTTACTTCGAGATCGCTCCTCATTTGACGAAAATCTTCAGACAATGGCGCGTCTTTTGGTGAAGGAAACTTATACTCATCGTAAGTTTCCTTCAATTTATCGACTTTTGCCTGCTTATACAATCTTTGTGGCAAAGGTAAGCGCGTATCTTGATCTGGATCCGTAATAAATCCACCATTATTAGTAACTCTAGTCAGATTTATGGGTTCATACTGCTCCAAACGTTTTTGATTTGCTTCAATGTAGTCAGGATTCTGCAATAGATCATTAAAATGACCACTATCACGCAAATTATCAAGATATGCATCAACTTCTCCCGCTTCTTTAGTCATGCCAGGACTAATTTCTTCGGTCACAGTGCCATATTGATTCCTAACCCAGATTTGGGGAGGCTCGGATGTGGAATATCCGCTACCTTTACTTAAAATATTGACTTCTGTGAGCACACCAGCGGTAAAAACACCCTCCACCACTGCCTGTTTTCCGCTTTCTACCAGTGGGGGATGGACTGCAAGTAGCAATTTTTGTCCAACTGTATCCCAACCAGACCCACCATCGTTGATAGTTACGCTATCAATCGTGCCATTAGCAAGATTTGCGGTAATATCTGGTTGCACAACGGTGTTATATATGTCTGGCGCGGCGGGATCTACTGAATATGTGGAAAATTGAATGGATTTATCCATAAATTCATACAATCCAATCAAAGATGCGCGGTCAGGAATGCCAAGTCCCGCAACTACAGTGATAACATGGTTGCGATCTGAGGTATATGAAGCATCTTTTGCAAAATCATTGCCTTCACCGTCAAGATAAAGCACATGATATTGGAAATTTTCAATATCTGTATGAAAAGTTTCCGTAATAATATGACCATTAATAGTATCACCAGCACGAAGAATATCAAATCCTGGTTGACTACCTACTGCTGAGTAAGGTCCAATGGCAGTAATCTTAAGATCGATCGAAATTGTCGATGTAGATCCACTATTATGAAGGTGAGTATACGATAAAGTAAACGTATCATTCACCGCATAGTTGAGTCCTGGTTGCATCAACTCCATCAATTCCCAACTTGTGCCAGTCACAACTGCTGGAGATTGTGTAAAATCGATAACAGGAGTAATTTTGACCTTTACTTTCAGATCTTGCTTGTTACCACTTTCAAAAACAGACCCCTCATAGATGATAATTGTCTCAAATTGATCATCTTCACCAACAATCCATGGTGTTTGAGATGTAATAATGGGATCCCCACTATAAGTTTGTTGATCCCAAACGTCCTGATCAATACCATCGGGTGCATAAACGAAGTTAATATCAACTACGCCGTTTGGTAGAGTAGTAGAAAGTGCATCATAACGAAAAACTACCTTATTACTTGCAGTGCCAACACCAAAAATTAGAGGATATGGAGCATCAGGATCTCCAGTTTCATCACCACCAGGAGCAGTGTAACTACATGACGATGAAACTGGTGTGCAAAAGAAACTTTCGCATGGAATACAACGGGTAGATGTCTCTTCTACTGTTTCTGCAGTGCCCCCAGGAGGGACAGTTTGCCCTGCAGGTGTGCCACTACGAGTCTGAGTCTCAATACGATAGCATGGGGTGCCTACAGTGCCGCCATCAGGTCCCATATCAAACACATAACAAAACCATGTATCACTTTCCATGGTATTGAAAGATAGACCATCTGGTCGATAGTCAAAAATAATATTTGCTGTGCCTAAAGACTTTGCATCTTTACCACAAGCAGCAGTTGAGTTTGCATCAAAATCACTATAGGGATTGTAATATGATGTATTTCCACCTCTACCAGAAGTAGTATCTTGAATGATCGAAGGATACATTACTGCATTACGAGGTTTCTGATCAATATTTGCATTGTCATACTCTAGAGGAGGATAAACCTCATAGATTAATACTTTTGCACGATCAGTATCAGCAGGCTGACGACAATCACAATGGTTAGATCCACTTAGACCACCAAATCGTAAGATTGTATCGGCAAAACTACCATCGGTATGACAGGACATTTAAGTTAGTGACTCCAGTTTTTCTAAACGCTCGTAAATTAAATCTAGATTATCTTTGACAGACATATAATCATGACCGCCAGGGGGCTTATAAGTGACCCTATCAACTGTCTGTAGGTGGTTATGTGCCTCTGCAATTGCACTTACCATCTTCTCGACATCCTTCAACCGCTTATCAAGTGTCAGTATGCATTCATTAAGTGTCTTAAGTGCTTCACCAATATTAATAAAACGGTCATCAATTTCTTTAATGACTAATTGCTCTTCTTCAGACATACTTAGAGTAAACGCGGTTGACTGTGGTTTTCGCTGTGGACGCGCTGGGTATTATTCTTCAACTTTCCTGAGAGTAAAACTCCCAGTGACATCATCGACCTCGAATTCTAACTCATCTCCGATGGTCCATCCAAGGTCTTCACAGACATCATCAGGAATTGGAAGAATTAATTCACCGAATTCATCCTCTTCGATAGTGATAGTGAATCTCTTGGACATAGTTTACAACCTATTATTAATTTGTGGATTATCTGACGGATTATCTAGTTTCCACTCCTCCCATGCTGCTAGGACATCATTAGCGTCCTTTGTCAATCCAGCACTGGTGCAGTAGTCAGCACAGGCATAAATGCGAGGATCTAGAAATCCCTCATGCCTCAGAATTACTTCAAGGCACCAAACACGGTCATCTTGACGGTCTTGGCGAATTTTCCAATCCATAGTAAAAAACCTCTGAGGGCGAAATTTTGCTGGGAAATTTTTTTTATATAGGCTGAAAGTCGATCGATCGTTATATCTCGGTCGCCTGGGAACCTTTGTAGGTTAGGGTAGTGGCCGTTTTTTATATTTAAGGGGGCTAATTTAACTGCCCAAAGTATACTTTTAAACTGTCGCTAAGTATAAAGAAAGGGGGGACGATTAACTCCCCCCAAGTATAACCTAGAAAGCGATCTCTGTCAAGGTAGGAGTAGAGATTGCCGCATAATGTGCAGCGCAGTCATTGATGTTTTCTTGAGTAATATCTTCGACGATAGTATCAAGAACCTCCAGCAGTTGATTACCATTACCAGCACGATTGAGCAGGGAAAGGATCAGAGACTTGGACATGAGTTTGTGTTAGTTAGTTGGGAAGATTGAGCAGTTTATTGTCATACTCAGGACATTGAGATTAATCAGGCGAAGATATAACCGTTGACGAAATCTCTGGTCACATTGTTGTCACGAATATACCACTGAAAGTCTTTCTGAAAGATACCATCAGTGCGAGAATTGCAAAACTCGTTGATTAAAGAATTCAGACGAGATTTGGTAGTGTTGGATTGCCAACCGCCATCAAAGATCTCCATGAAGTTATCACCGATCGTTGCAATATGATTGCCGTGGAGATACACTTTAGAGGTGTCATTCTCTTGGATATACTCTACACGAGTGTTAGCAGATTTCCAGTCGATTGACTTGTTAACTGCTGCAATCATCTGGGTTTCGATCTTACGCATGACTGAGAGGGTTTGTAGAGTGTTGTGGGGGTCTCTCCCCCTGATGTATACAGTATGGCACCCCTAGGGGGTCTCTGGGGGATTCTGTGGACACTTCCCAGACTGGCACAATTTCTCTTTAGTTTCTCTCTCTAAGTACTCAGATCTCCTTATCAACCCTGACAGTGTTATTATACACTATTCTCAGAGGATTGTCAAGGGGTTGGAGATACATTCGGAGTCCTTATCTGTGAGGGGTTGACTATCGTTAGGAAACGTGCTAAGACTACTATTCACGAAGACATTTCTCGAAGCATTAAACACTCAACCATGTTTTTTTAACCATTTATTAGTTTTCCGCAATTTCCACAACTTTATACTTTTCTGTGGAAAAACTCTGTGGAAAAGTATCTTAACTGTTTCTCTGAGAGTGATAACAATGTAAGACAATTCCTCTCTCTTTGTTGTTACTGTGGAAAACTTACTTCTGTCCTTCATGCTCTACATCCTTCCAATCGTGTGCATAACATAAGACACAAACTCTCTCTGTTTGATGTAGACAATAGGGATCATCTTTTGTGTAAGAGCAGACACAAATAGTGATGTAATCGTCACAGATAAAATTAACGAATCCCTCTGTATCTTTCCACTTAACGTGCTCTCCTACAGTGAAAGAAGTTGTTGGAGTGGGTTTAACTTGGGTGGGTGCATTGCTGTCCATTTCGTTGTCAGTGAAGGATCAATGATTGTGCCTGGTTTCTTACTGTTTATAGGGGAGTGAATTGCCCCAGACTTTCTATCTATGAATCCCCAAATTGTCTGCACTCTTTCTGTTGTATATTGATATTTGTTTGGTGGATGAATTAACCAAACTGCATCAAACTTTTTATTGAATTGTGTTACTGTGTAGTGATAGTCTTTCGGGGGTTTGTGTAATCGAAACTTAACTACATCCGCAATCGTTTGTTTCATTATCTTGGGCAAAGTGTGGGTGTTGATGCTCCTCAGGTAATTTTTCTACTTGTAACTGTGCCATGCTCTTTTGCATCTCTTCAGATGATAGATCTGGCAACTTTGTGTCCAGTGGTGTAAAGTTACCGAGCAGACTTTGATTATACAACACCTTGGAATCTATCACCTCCTTGGTGTTAGTGTAAGAGGTAAAAGTGTCCACCTGACGTTGTAACTCTGCCTCGATCGCTGTAATGTAACTAGTGAGGAAACTTTCTGACTGGTTACCACTTAGCGATGCTTTTAATTCATTCACTAACTCCAATGATTTGGTCAATTCTTTTATCATTTTATGCTCCTTCGGTAGTGTTATTTAACAGGGGCAATAGATTGACCAAAGTATCCTCATCATACAAATCTACAATCTCTTCAGTAATCTCATCCCACGTCATCTTCTCATACTCACGTTGTAACAAATCAAACAACATGCACTCCATATCTTTATAGTCAAGACCATCAATGATGGACATGACATAATTCTCAACCAGTTGCTCTAGATCTTTTTGATTGGGAGATTGTTGGGTCATGATGTTAAACAGTAGCAGGGGCGAGAGTAACAGTAACGCGGTGAATGTTTAATCCTGAGAGTTGCTCACCTACACGTTTGCAGATAGCATCAGTGGGATTCTTTAGGCGAGTCTTTTCATACCAAATAGTGCGACATTCGTCGTAGGTTTCAACTTCAATACGTACGGTTTGCATCAGTAACGGATGTTAAATTGGGGATCGGGACGAATCATCTCAGAGGCATCATTCAGACGGTCAGAGATAAAGAATCGTGCATCCTTTGATTGATAGATAAGGACGCCAATCAGGATGAGAAGAAGAACTTTCACTTGGTTTGCGAAGTAGTTAGCGGAGCGACGTTTTGTGAGTGCTTTCATTATCAGAAAGGGTTGGACCAGTTAAATGCTTGAGAGTTGGAAACATAACCTTCTTTGTTGAGAGAATCAACAAAGTTATTCCATGCTTCACGCTTCATAACTGTGTCGCCTTTGATGTTAGGATTGCTGATAGATTCAACTTTCCAAACATAACGAAATTGGGAAAGTGCTTGTGCTTTGGTGATGGTCCGCATGGTGTGAATCCCTTTGACTCTTATAGAATACACGAGATTGGGGCACTTTCAACCGATAGTGTGCCACTTAGTTGACTGGCACAATTTTACTTTCTAAACTTCGCGCAAACGTCATCATAGGATGCACCTACAGGGATAGATTTGCAGAATCGTTGCATCTTTGAATCCTGCATTTTGTTGACGGAATCAATAGCGGAGACACCAATCATGCCACCGATGACAAGAACCAAACCAGCGAGTGCGAATCTCATGATGTTAATCAGTAGCGTGAATCGGTCATGAATTGACGATAGACTTGGGCAACTTCTTCCCAGTGATAATCTTTCAGATCACCACACATGCTTTCCATGTAGTCATAAACCATGCCCCAATCTGCATCGCTAGATTTAATGAAATTGGGGAGAGTTTTGAGTGCAGAGTTAAACATTGAGTTTGAAATCATTTGTTGAGAGGTGTGAAAAACCAGAGAATGATGAGGGCACCGAGTATAACTGTTGTCATCGATTACAGTCCGTTGAGAAAGTCATGGAGTGCCTCATCATACTCCTCTTGAGTATCAAAAATGCGACCATGAATGTTAAGGGGAAAAGTCTTCTTAACACCCGCAGATGCTACCACTCGGCAGTCTGCTTCATCGTAACCCATTTCGACGAGAGTTGCAACGTAGGGATTGTGAATTGTCATCAGTTTGTTATCAGTTTGAAGTGCGATTGTGCAGGGGTCAGAATACATCAGGCAGCGATTCCATTCTCATTAGCAACTTGCTCCCATGCATTGTAAAACATATCCCAAGCAGCATCATCAGCAACGAAAGAGTGAATATCTGCCTTCTCGCAGATGTAATCGTAGCACATATCTACGTCGGGATTCATCTCATAGAAGAATCCAGTCATGCTCTCGATTGCATCAACAAAGGCAGAATCTTCGATGAGAGATTGGAAAGCGTTTTTCATGGTGTTTCGTTTGATTGATCTTAGTATGGCACGGATCGGGGCGCTTTGGGGGAAATGGTGTGCGCTTTGCTGACTGTCACACCTCCGCTAATTTATACTTTTTGATGTCACGAATTACCTGCTTCCAAGCATAATTATCCGATGGAGTTTTTGAGGTTGAGAGTTTTTTCTGTGTGGTTTCGTGAATCCAAATGTTATGCTTTCCTGTGGATCTGTAGAATACAAATCCCTCAGATTTGAGGTGCTTTTGTAACTCTCGGGGTTTCATGGTGTTTCCCTTTGACTCTCTTAGAATACACGAGTTCGAGAGCATTTCAAGCAAAAGTGGACACCTTGCGGGGTGTCACACTTTCTCTTTACTTTGCATCAGCAATATGCGAGAGGTGGAATACCTTCCATAAAGATCTGATTGACAACATTCTGCAAACGTGCAGCGATAGCGTTACCCATCTTGTAACCTGTAGGCATAGTCACAATGCCCTCAGATTTGCGATAAAGGTGAAACGCACCAGCAGGAATACGACCCTCAGCAACAGCAGCACGGTCATCTTTGTGGACACGGATAACACGACCGATTGTCTGTGCCATCTCAATGATGGGCAAATTACGCAGCAGAATAGTATGCGTCAGACCAGGCACATTGATGCCCTCAGAGAGAATCGAATAGTGGAAGATTACAAACTTCTTGCTATCATCAGCACCCCACGATTGCAGCGTGGTGAAAAACTCTTCACGACCAACTTTCTTGTCGTTGATGATAGCACCAAACTTGCTGGTGATATGCATCACGTCGTAACCTTTACGATAGAAATACTCCAGAATGTCAGTCTGTCCGAGCATGTTACCCAGCACCTTAGAAGATGGTGCAGCAACCAAAACTTTAGGGTTTTGGAATACATCGAGTTGCTCAAACATATCCTTCAGATTGTCAGCATCAACCTCGTGTGCGTTATGCTTAGTGCGGGTGCGATTAGTCTCGAAAGGGACAATCTTAGGGGGCACGATTGCACCAGCAGCGATCAACTCTTGTGCCTTAACATTCTCAAGCACACCACCCCAAACCTCGCTATTATTCATGCCGCGAGCAACACTCACACCACGCCCAGTGCGCGGGGTTGCAGTAAAATAGTAGCGACGTTTGGCATACTTAGCGGTGGCAAATACAGCACCAAAGAAAGCACGACCGCAACCATTGTGTGCTTCGTCGAAATAAATGGTATCAATATCGATGCCGCTATCTACAACGCGGGGCAAAGAATGATAAGTGGTGAATATAATGCAGGACTCAGATGCTGCTCGCGCAGTGTTAGCGAAGAGAGCAATCTTTTCGGGTTTGGTGGTGCTGAAGTAGTGAGTTTCACCGCTATGGACATGCATAACATGCGTCCAAGTTGCAGACACAAACTCCATAAACTCTTCGCACAGTTGGTTAGCGAGAAGAATACGCGGAGCAACAACAACTGTGGTGCTACCTTGTGCAGCACGAGCGAGACAATCTGCGATCATGATGTAAGTTTTGCCACCACCAGTGGGCACAATAATCTGACCACAATCGTGCTTCTGCATTGCATCGAAAGCACGTTGTTGATGGGGACGGAGTTGCATAACGAAACTTGAGTATGATTAAGTATTGCACAGATCCCTGTGCTTGTCAAGCGTATTGTGCAGGTTGTACTAGTGGCACATCGTTATACCAACACCACACGATAGTCAATGGATTTGATACAGTAACCTGATGCACATGTGATCTCTTCGACTAGATCATCGCCATCATCTGCTTCCCAATGAGTGCCAACATAATCAGCATAAAAGTCATCCATTTCCTCCTCAGTTAGAGGATACAAAGTATCATCGAAGTCAAACTCGATTGCAGTAACTTGGTAGTGCATCAGTAAGTGATAACGAATTGATTGGGGCGAATGTCTACAGAATCTGGTGCAGTGTAGTCTGTAGAATAGGCAGGAATGAAACGATCGTTAGAGATGCTGTAGAGCATCACTTTCTGCTGCAAAGTATTAGTTGGCATACGTTGCAGTTGCTCTAACAATTCTTGATAAGTCATCTTTTTGTGTGTAGATTCGGACCAAGGAATAAGACTCCAAGACATATCAACCCACACACGCCATTGGCATATACTCTTCACGAGGCATTTTGTCGGTGTTGTAGTCAGTAACCTCAGCACCGTTAGCAATACGCGATGCCCACTCATTCTTGGCATCGATCATACCCACAACGCTGTAGGATTTCTGACCAGTAGCACGGAAAGTAACACGCTTAATGAAACGCTTGACCACGACTTTCATGCCCTTAACTTCACACGCTTCAGCAATAAGTGCCTCAGGGAAGAAGTCAACAATGGTGGCGGAGTTGGTGAGTTGCATTTGCTCTCTTTCTTTGACTCTTATAGTATTGCACCTTTCAAGGTGCTTTGCAAGGGGTAGTGGACACTTTGACCAACTGGCACACTCCTACCCGTAGTGCTCCATATATTCTTCCAAAGTATAACCTTCATCTGTGCCAGTTTCTAACACCAACTCTTCGAGAGTTAGTTTCTCCATATCCTCACGATACTCTTCTGGTGATGGATCTTCAGGATCGTAATCGTCATGGCAAAGGTATATCCACTCTGCCACAAGTGCATCGACTAATTGTTGCTTAGTGTAGGTCACAGTTTGCCTCCAACCTTGCCATCATTCAGCACTCGACTACTATCAGCACCCCATCCTTCTTGTCTACCTTTAAGGTAAAAACGAGTCATTCTAATACACAACTCTTCGGTCATAGCAGTTACTAACTCTTCATCATCTTTTGCTGCACTGTGCCACAAACCGTATTTGGTTTTGTAGACACGAAAGGCGTCATCAATCCATTCCATCAATTAGATTCCAGAGTGAAATTAGGGATAAAGGTGAACTCATACTCACCATCTTCAGGATCTTGACCATCAACAATCCACTCTTCATAGATAGAAACTGCATCCATTTCACGCTTATCATCTACACAATCGTGCATCGCTTGAAGTAGAGTTTCGCTCATGTTGTCGATGGAGTGTTGCATTTCAGGAGTTTCGTTGATTTCGATAAACATTTGATTCACTTAAGATAGAGATAACCACCCGCCCAATCAGCGCGAGCATAACATTCTTCACGAGAAGAATCATCGAGAAGATTATAGCGCACACCTTTGGCGGGTGCTTTCCAAGAGGCAGACTTGTAGACCTCTCCAGTCTTTTTATCGATGAAACAATGCACCGATCGAGATCCTCCCTGACCAGTTTGATGGATCACTTTGTAATACTTACGACCAGACTCAAAGTAAAACTCATCATCAACACCATTGTTGTTAATTTCAGCAATTTTACGTTGATGATACTCAGAATCGGAATCATTCTTTTCGAGTGAAGTAGTGTGCCATGCAAGTTGTTGACGTTTGATGTCGAGATAAAGAGCATCGCAGAGCATAACTGCATAGTGCTCAACTTTACTTAGTTGCTCTTCCATTGCTGGTTTGCTTTCAATAAACTCTGCGAATGTGCTCATGGTGGCGTTTCTTTGACTCTTTTAGTATTGCATGGTATCAACCCCTATGGGGGGTTTAGTGGACACCTTGTAGACCGTCCTAGGCGGGATATACGTCCCATCCCACACCCTCAGGCACCACGTTATCAATAACATGCTGCACATTGTCTATACCATAGACAACAACTTCTTGCAGTGAGGAGTAACCATTCACTCGCTTTTCACGACGCCAGGTAATGCGCCAACGATCTTTCTCAGTCATCATCAGATAGTGTGCAAGACCAAATAACAAAACAAATAAGTCCTACTGGGATAATAACATACCAGAATGTTATGAAGAAATAGATTACAAAGAGAAATGCTAGCAGTCCAATGACACCTAGAGCATCGAAATCGCCCCCAAATGATCTATCTGAAGTTGAAGAATAAGAATCGTTGGATGATGATGAATTGTCACCTGTACGCCCTCTCCAGAGGACTCTAAGGACTTCCATTCCATACATCGACTCAGCAGTTTCACGCGCTTCATGCTCACTATAGCAGTCAGTAATTATGACTGTTTTGTTTAGTCCATTGTCGCGTTTTAGCAGGACTTCGTAATCACTTGCCATGATTAAAGATGTGCGAGGATGTCACCAACGATCTCATCTTCTGATCCGAGAATGTCAGTAACCCAGGAATCTTCTTCCACTTGGCACATGTCATTCTCGTCCCATTGCACGTTGAAAGTGTCATCAAACATCATAACCAAATCCTCCGTTTTGTGCTTTTTTAGCGAGTTGCATTACTTCTTTTAGGCGACGAAGTGATCGCTTCATGAAATGAATCTCTTCCAGTTGGTATAGGAAAGGATCCTTATCTGCGGCAGCAAGTGCCTTCTTTAGTGCTTTAATTTGTCCAGCAAGAGATTGACCTTGCTGACTAACATTAGTCTTAGAAATCATTACTCAATAACTCCAACTGTAAATGATCGTCACATGAATCGGACTCGTGCAAGTCTATCATATCAGTGTCAGTGAGGCAAGTAAGTTTGCCAAACAAAAAGTCAATAAACTCGTGATCTTCTTTAGAAAACATCAATCAACCTCCAAACATTTCATCAAACAGATCACCCATCTCTTGCGCTTCGTTGTAGCGATCGAGTTGGTTACGCATTGCAATCAGTGCCTGCTGAGTGTTACGCAGTTTCAGCATTTCCTCACCGATGTAGTGCAAACGATTGTTAATCTGGCAACGGTCCATACCATCAACAGTGGGCATATCGTAGACAGTGTTGTTGATCTTGCGGGGTTGCAGTTGGACAGTCATTTGCGTTGTTTCCTTTGACTCTTATAGAATACACGAGAACCGACCCATTTCAACCGATAGTGGACAGTTTGACCAACTGGCACACTACTCGAATACTGGGATGGTACGGGTATACTCTTCTCTCATTCTTCGTAATTGTGCTGGATCATTGCCATAATAACCCATATTCATGTAGACACAATCGATATAACGTAGGTCTTCACGATCTGCGTCCATAGTAAATTTGTCGCAGTAATATAGTATTTCCTGAGGCACCTTTACTTTCTGATAATTGTATTCGACGTAATAAGGAACTGTCATTCAACTTCAACCAAAGATGTAAGTAAGTGTGGTGTGCTTGATTTAGCACGCTCTACGCACATTGCGTGGTAGGTAGGATCAATCTCGAAACCGATGAAGTTTCTACCTTCCTCGATACACATTTGTGCAGTTGTGCCTGCACCCATGAAAGGATCGATGATTAGATCACCTTTATTGCTCCAGGTTTGAATATGTCCCCGTGCCAATTCTTCTGGCATGGTAGCAGGATGCTTGTAAGATGCTTTGGACGATTGACCAAACCCACCGCTATTCTTGATCTTCCAGATGTTAGTGCGGACACCATACTCTCGGATCTCGTTAGACTTTCGTCCAGGATCATGCATCGTGCCGTCTTTCTTTCGGGTCTTAGCATTGCCGAAGGAAGTATAACCTGCCCACTTATTCTTCTTGTCTTGAATAAGATTAGTGGTGTTAGGTTTGCCCTTGGACAGAATAAAACAATACTCAAAGATCTGGGTATATCTTACACTCTTAGGACCAGATGCGAAGGCAGTACCAGTCTTCTCGTAAATCATGGTGTCATGTAGACGAAAACCATGAGCATCCATAAAGTGAAGGCACTGCCGAAAACTACTACCAGTTTCACTACCTTTTACCGTTGCATCATTGACATTCCACATAATCACACCGCCAGGTTTTAGCACTCGTGCTAACCCAGCAGCAACATCTTTGAAGACATTAAAGTCCCATTTGCTGCTGTCATTGTAGGTGCGAAGATCATCGTATGGGGGCGATGTGATGCAGAGATCTACACACTCTGCATCCATGAGTTGCATCCCTTCGACACAACTCATGAGGTGGGTTTTGTTTATATCAAGCATCGAGAGTTTCGTATTCAGAGTGGATATATTTCTTGGCGTTACGGATACCGCCGTAGATCACTTCGATTTTATCATAATCTTGGGTGAGAATCTTCAGCGAGGAGAATCCGTTGTTATTCTTACCTTTCTTGGTCACAGTATCATCCCAACCGCTACCCTCAGACAGGGCAGGGACATCAATCAGAGCAGCAAAACAGGAGGTGAAGATGTTACCTACATTCTGCAACTTCATGACAAAGTGAATATAGTCCTTCACTTTGCTGTGGTTGTTACCAGTAGCAAAGGAATCAGTAGATTCCATCAGGGACATTTTGTCTTCGATAGTGAATCGAATCTCAGCACCATCTTCAGTGGTGTTGATGATAGTGTCGTAACCATCTGCATTGACAAACTGATAGTCAATGCCTAGCGAATCTGCTGCACGTTTGAAAGCAATAGGTTGCACATGTGAGAGAAACTTAGTCTTATCAACTGTGCCACCCATGCCATCAAGATCCTTATCAATTACGCTCAGCATTTGATTAAGGATGCTCGTCATTTCGTTGAGAGCAACAGGAATCAACTGGCGATAGATGTTGCCGAGAGTTGTAGTCGGTGCCATGTCAGTTGTTTAACTTGAATACAATATAAAATAAAAAGAGAGGTTTGTCAACCCCTCCCAACCAGTTTGGAAACTGGCACACTATAAATCATAATAGTTAATGTTTAGCACAACTCTTTGCTGTGAATCTGTTGCTAACGTGCCTGTATGCTCCTCACCGTTATCAAATATCAGGACTCTATTTGCCACACAATCACACTTAGCACCGTTACGAAAGAGTGTTGGACCATCTGTTGTGTTTAGATAGAATACCGCTGTTTTTAGTGGTTGTATTTTATCTTCTAAATTGAAATCTATATGCCACCCAGTCTCATCATTTGTTTGTGATCTAAATGTCAAGTTTGCTTTGATCTTTACTGGTTGGAATACTTTTATTGCATCTAATAGTGGAAAAACTAGATTTCCATACTGACTAGTCCATTCCCATTTCCAATAGAAACTATGAGTCATTTGAAAGTGATTTGGTGTATTATCACCAACAATAACACTCTCACTATAATACCAAGGGAAATCACTTCCTAATAATACCTCTTGCATCTTGCTGAGTATATGATCGGGAAGCAAGTTATCAATAATTTGCATCAGTTAATGAAACCCATGGTAGCATACATCGGTGCAAGTGGATTTTCGATTATATCGCTATCAGACAATTCAATCTGGCGATTCTCATCCAACCAATTAAACGGGAGCACTTGCATAGTGGTGTGGAATGTCACCTTTGGAGTATCACCTTTGTATGACATTTCCATGTGAGGTGTATGTGAAGGGAAGATAATTAGACTTCCTTTCTTTACCTCAGGCACAAAGTATTGATGTAGAGGTAGATCAAAATACTGCGCTAGACCAGTAGATTCATAGTTAGAGTTTTCAGGATGCAAGAATCTAAATCCGATAGTATCATTCTCATCAATATCATAGAAGTAAATCATCATGAGATTTACTTTTCTATTGCAGTGAGATTCTGCATGTTGATTATATCCCTTTTCATACTTGGCAATCCAACTACTACGAGGGAGCATAGTCCACTCTTCTCGCTTACCAACATCTGCGACAAAGATATTAAGTGCTCTGGTAAGTTGCTCAAGATACTTATCCCAAGGAGCATAACTTTCCTTGTTGGAAGTATAACGAAGATTCTGATCCCACTCAGAATGAAATTCAAATCTAGCGGGATCATTTACAAACTCAGAGAAATGTGTTTCAATCTCTTTTTGCTCTTCCTCCGTCAATACTTCGTGGAAATACCAGTTGGAGTTGTATAATTCTAGTGCCATAGTATAAACAGGAATATTATTATCTATACAAATCAGAGAGTTTTAGTTTTTCTACGATTGCTTCCACTTCCCTCATCTTTTCAAGATAAGTTTCTTCAGGAATAATCTTGTCGCCATAGTATCGTTTCTGCAAGTCAGAGACATACAGAAACAATGCATCTTTCATAATCATTTTTTCATCCTTGTCTAGGATCTGGGAGTGAAGACCGATCATCACGCATCACGACGCAGGGTTTGCAAATAATCAAGCACATACGAGCGAATATACATCAACTCGTGATAACACTTTTGATTGTGAGCACACTGACGCAATCTGCTATCAGGTTTCAATACGGATTCAATGAAAAGGTCGAGACCTCGATTAAACTTAATGTCTACTGATTCGTTGTCGAAATCCATTTTTAGTATTGCACAGTGTAATCCAGGTCGTAGTCTACTTCAGAAAAGTCATCAAACTCAATTTCTTCAGATTCTTTTTGGGATTGATCTTCAGACAGCATTTGAATCATTTCTTCTTCATTCATGCCCAATCTCCTTCAGCATCAAAGGACTCTTTATATTTAGATTTGCGATTGGAATCGTTGCGGGGTTGTTGATAGGAATCGTCATAAGAATCCCAGTTACCTCGTGATGCTCCACCACGTTGACGCTTATCTCGCAGTGATTTGCCAGGAGAGTAATAACCTCGCTCATTGCCACCGCGTCGGAAAGTCTTGCCCATTGATTGTGATTGTTGAGTAATAATTAACTACAATGTATATATTACAGGAAGGGAGCGATATTGGCAACCCCTCCTGTGCCACTTAGATCAGCGGCGCACAGTGCTGTTGTAGATGCTAGACATCACAGAAGATTCATCCTCAGTCAGAAACTCAGGATTAGATTCTTCATCTACAGGATAAACTTGTGCTTCGAGAGTCTCAAAGACAAAACCTACACCTTTGAGGAAATCTTCAGTCTTTGCAACAACATCGTCCAGGAAAATACCATCAAAACGCTTTTCCGTGAGAGTGCCATCTTCGTCACGGCAGGACAGTGTGAATTGCATTTGTTTAGTTGCGTGAATACCCCAGTATCATAGCACAGATTACTGGGGTATTGTCAACAGGAGTGCCAGTTACTCTGCTGGTTTAGGATGGGCGTCCTTCACTGCCTTAATAGTATTATACCACTCAGATCCTTTACCAGGAATAACACCATCATCCATCATGTGCCAGAGCATATCTAACTGCTCCTCGGGGAAAGGATAGTTAAATTTACGAGCAACATCATAGGGTGCTGGGGGAATTACAACTCTTTGGATTTGACCATCAACATATTCCCAGTCGGAAGGATGAGGATTTTCCTCATCAGTCACAGGACCATCTACCCATTGAAACTCAGGATTTACGTCAAAACGAGACTCGTGCTCGTCGTTAATAATTTGGGCGATGCTACGCCCATCATTGTCGATTAGAGAATGAAATGCCATTTTCGTTAATTATGAGTAGTTGTATACAAGGACAACACCACCACCGCCACGGCAGTGAGTGTGATAGTTTTGAGAATAGTGACCCATACCGCCACCAGATCCCCAACGACCAGCAGTATTGTTATATCTACCACCACCATTATGGTGATGAGATCCTGCTTGGTGCCAGAAACTCATGCCGCTGCCACCTTCACGAGAGGATCCGTGAGACATCTCACCAGCACCACCAACGATATTCATATTGCCGCCGCTGGCGTTACCACCATGACCGCCTTCATATGGGTTATCGGTATATCCACCGTCTCCACCTGTAGCAGAGCAATAGTTACCAAAGGAAGATGTGCCGCCAGCAGCGCCTCTACCACCGTTTCTTGCTTCGTTACCACCGTTGCCCCAAGTAACGGAAACGTTAGAAGCAACACCAGTAATCCACTCGATAGCAGTACCGCCACCACCGCCGCCTGCGCCACGATAGGTGTTATCATTAACACGAGCGCCGCCACCACCACCAGTGACATAAACTAGGACCGATGTGCAACCCGAAGGTCTTGACCAGTTTGTGTTACCACCGTTGGTCTGATATGTGTTACTATTACCATCTTGGTTTGTATAGACATTCACACTTAGAAGTCTACCACCAGCACCACCAGTGACAGGCACCCAGGCACTACCATTATATTCTAGTCTTTGACCACTAGAAGGTGTGCCGCTAATTAGATCATTAAGTGTAGGAGTTGCGGGCACTTGAGTGAAAGTACTGCCGTTTGGGAAAACGACATTACTAACATTGATAGTGCTAACATTAAGGGTTGACATATCAATTTAATCCTTGTCTTCGTTTATTTATTTATACAATGGGGCATTATAGTTAGAAAATTTCCCACACCGCATTGTTTTCGATTGTGACCGTAAAACCATTCTGAATTGTTATTGGTCCTTTACTAAAACCATTTTGAAACTCATCGCCTGCCGAAGGACCAATAGTAATATTCTCATCAATGTAATTAGCATTAGTTCTAATAATGCTATCTCTACCGAGAGATGGACCGCCGCCACCTACATCAGTCCAACCAGCAGATCCCTGACCAGTGTCATTAACATAAATCTCTGCACTATCTGTTGTTGTGTTAAAACGAATAGTGCCAGAAACAACACCAGTTGGTTGATTTCCTGCGGTGCCTCTAGGCAGCACAAGCACACTATCCTGGTTTAGGAAACTCAGGGTAGTGATAATTGCTTCTGTTGCGGTATCAATTTGATTGCCGCTAATTTTAGTTACTGACATCTTCTAATTACAGTCTCCTTTACTATTTAGATAGGCAATTCAATAATATGAAGCGTATCCGTATTTGTTGGTGCAGTTGTGAATACAATGTTTGCACCATTCGAGTCTACGGTATAATCAGTGCCAGCAATCTGAGCAACACCATTCAAGAATACCAGGCAAGAATCATCAGCATGTTGAATACCGCTGTTAGGATAAGTTGTAATAGCAAATGTCAGAGCATTACCATCACCAGCATATGTGCGAGTGACATACTTATCGGGACCAACAGCACCTCTACCAGTAACAACTAGGTTGCCATCAACTCTAGTGCTGCCATTAATATTTACTCTGTAGTTAGAGTTGGCAGCAGTGCCAATACCAAAGTGCTGAGTATTATTGAAAGTCTCAATGTTGATCTCACCAATATCAGTTAGACCAAACTCTTTCCATACACCGTTATAATAAATCCAACCAAGAGACTTACCAGGAGTCCAGTTAATGTTATAAACTAAGTCACCATCTGCAGGAGTTGTATATCCTGTGATATTTGCAAAGTTGGGTTGACCCAGTGCATCTGCGGGTGCAAGAAGTGTCTGTTTGATAACAGTACCATCTTGGTTGTTGTAAGTCAGTTTCTTTACAGTGATATTATCTGTAAATGTAGTTTGTCCTTGGAAGGTAACAGGACCAGCGAAGATAGATTCTAACTGGTTAGATGCACCACCGATAACTGTGAGTTTATCGGTAAGGACTAACTCAGAAAATGTTTCGATTGTTGTATTCTCTTCACCAATGACATTCAGTTGTGCAATATCTTCATTTGTGATCTGACCCGTAACTGGGTTGATAACTTGGTTACCAATGAATAGGTCACCATTAGAGTTAAGACCAGAGTAGAAAGCAACGCCCGCTTCTTCTTTGATAGACTGAGAGAATTTAACCTGATCTGCGCTTAGAGTTTCTACCTGAGTCTGAGGGAATGCAGTCGAATAGTTACCAGGACCGAAACCAAGATATTCAAAGGTGTGGTTACCAGATCTCAGAATAGAGTGACGACGAGTCTCAACAGGAATAGGTGCAACAGTGCCATCATTATTCTGACGGATATTGATCTTTCTAACTTCCTCAGTGCCTGCACGAGCAGTGAGTCGAATACCAGACAATCTTTCATTCACCGAGTCATAGTTAGGTGTGGTGCCTGGTTGTGCCCAACCACCGTCAGATAATAAGAACTCAATTGCTTCCTTAGTAATAGATCTTTGAGGATCTTTATTTGGTGTTGGGTTAGCGCCATCGGTAGAATATACTAGACCGATAGTTTCGTTGTCAGCGACGGATATCGAAGCAAGAGGGTCAGCAAGAGGGTTGTCTCTGTCAAACGTAGGATAGACTTCGTTGACGTTTTGACTGAATTTTCTGTCGTTGAAATTAGAAGTCGAAGGTGTAATAGATGCACAAAGCAGGGTAAGATAGAAGATTCCATCAGAAATACCTCTCTCAAATTCTTGGACTGTCTCAATATCATAAATGTAGAAACATCTATTCAATCCATAATTTGTTGCATCAGTGTTAAGTGGTTGGACAACATAACCACTGATAGGTGGACGAGGAAGAGGATTGGACTTATCCTTACCAATAACATAACGGACACGATATGTCCTATCCTGAAGGTCTCTACTGTCAGGAATACGCTTAAGGAATGTTGTTGGAGTAAAACTTACATTATTATATTGAGTATTGTTAGATAATGTTGTATAAATCTCGTTAGTAGTTGGATCTACACTCAGATACCAACCACCAGTCTGATTGGTTACACCATTGATTGTATAAGTGTTGCTATCAAATTGTAGTGGAGATCCTGCAACACCAGCATCCAAACCAGAAACACTTGGACCATAAGGTGTAATCGATGCAGATTGGACTGTTGCTTCAGTTGCACCTTGAGCAACCAATAAGCAGTTTAGTTTATCTGCTACAGCACTAACACCCGTGCCATCTTGTCTAGCACCAACGGTATAACCTTGGACTCTAGTTGTTGGTGGAGAAGTTTCTACAGTATAACCATAGAGATATAGTCTCGTGCCAGGACTAATACCCTGACCTGCAAGAGTTGCGTTAATTACTTTAGTGCGTTGAATATCAACGTTGACCCAGTTGACAGAGATTTCATCACCAAAGATGACGTTACCATTTACCGTGCCAGTATTAACTGCACTTAGAGTTACAACTCTAGTATTTGTATTGATAGTGGTAACTACAGCACCAGATCCAATATTTGTGCCAGTTACAGGCATACCTTGCAGCACACCTTCAACACTACCATCATTTGCAAGTGTAATAGATGCTTGACCACTTGCACCAGTTGCTGTTGTTGAGATGACAGAAAGTGCCTTAGGTGGAATAATATGTGTGATCTCGCCTGCTTTATCTTTAGAGAATGATTTTGCCTTGAAACCAGCAGAGCGAAGTGCAGTATTACCGAAGTTGGAGTTAGAGTTGGTAATCGACATGTCAGCACCACTCTCAGCAGTAAAGTGTGTGCCGTATCCAACAGCAAACACCGAAACTGCCTGAATGAAAGCATCATTAGAGCATGTAATGTGTCTGTGTGCCCAACCCTTACGATACTCAGCAAAACCATCTAAGTGAGCACCATCACCAGCAGTTGCAGTATCATAGTTACCAGTAGAAGCATTAAATCTTACAAATGCTCTATCATCTTTCTGTAGAGATAGACCAGTAAACTGGGCAACAACCATCGATTTGAAACCTGTTGCTTTGCTACCATCTGCAAGCATACCATTCATGCCCCAGACACTTCTCAGTGACAGGTTAAATGCATATGGCGATGCAGAGTCAACAGTATCAATCTCAGTCTTAACGGAGATATTTGTGCCAACAGCATTACCCGTTGGTTCTTGTTGCATCTGGTAGGTAAATACGTTACCAGATGCAGATGTTACCGTGAAAGATCCATTATAGGATGATGCATCCAACTCAGATTGTGGACCAGTCGATCCAGTAACACCAGAAACGTTAATGTTAACACCAACCGAGAATCCGTGATCTCTTGGATTATCAAACTCATCAACAGTAACAGCAGTTGCAGTGTTACCATTACGAGTAATTTGAAGAATACGATATTCGTCAGAGATAGGACCAACGATTCTATTTTCTTCAACTCTTGCCTGAATTTGGTCAGTTGCAGGATCACCAGATGTATCAGGAATTGTAGCAAATGCCTTCGATACTTTCTGGTAGTAAATCTCTAGGTCTGTCCTTTCCAGGATGTTAGGCACCGCAGAATAATCACCTTCTGGAACAGTGCCGTTAGAAATTAGGGTGGAAAGTGGATTCAAACCATCAGCAAACTCAAAACAAGTTAGTTTGTGGTGGGAATACTTAGGTGCAATAGTCTCAGTAGAGTTTGGACTAAAATATACACCCTCTTCGGCACCATCAAAGAAGGAGAATTGCCAAAAATAAGTACCACCAGTTACCTTAAAGATTGATGATCTGGAGGGGGATTGATCTTCAGTATTGATACCTTTAGAGGTAAGAATAGTGGGATAAGGCACATACTTAGGAATGATCTTAGTACGTCTAAGGTCTGTGCCAACCAGAGAGCAACCTCTGGGGACGATAATACCACCTTCTACAGAGTTATACTTATATAATACGTTGTTGGGAGATGTTAGGTCTAAGTTAGAGTTTTCATCGATAGGTGCTACGTTTGTGTATAGCACATCGCCAGGTCTGTTGTCTACAACATATTCTGCTGGATACAGCATAATCGAGAAGGCGTCAAATTCGTCGTTTGACAGACCTACTCGATACGAAAATCTAGCAACCTCAAGAAATGCTCTCTGAATAGACTTAAAGGGTCTCAGTGCAGAGTTACCCCTATTGTCAATAGCATCAGAAGCATCAAAGTCATCTGGGTTGACGTAAATGATACGTCCCGTGCGGGACGTAATAATATTCTTAAGTCTAGTTAGAGACATTTCTTACGCTGCTTTTATTGTTATTTATTGAGGATCAATTACCACTGCCCGAGTCATCTCCATATACTCTTACAACATAAGAGGAAGAAGAATCTTCAAAACCAATCAGACTAAATACATTATTTTGTGTAGTTGAATTTACAACCACAGTTTCTCCAGGTCCGACAACCAGGGAAGTAATTTTATCTACATTATTAGCAGAATTAGTAGCACCAACTGTGATATAATGCTGATCTTCTAGTGCGGTTTCATCTACACCGATTGCAGATACAGTAGCAACTGATCTTGCTGCAGTATTAGACTTGGGCACTTCACGGAATTGCTCAGATCCTGCATATGCAGAAGAGTTAGGACCAAGAATAACATCTAGCGCGGTGCCAACATAACGACGGACGTATCCATAAGGACCAGGCGTTTGTGCTGTAATAGTGTAAGTAACACCACCAACAATAAACGAGGTTGTATTAGGAACGATCGTGCCATACAGACTGTAAATATAGAAAGCATCAAAAGTAGATGCATAGTTGACAGTCAGATAACGATCAGATCCACCATAATCTGCATTACTTGCCGTGCCTGTGCCACCATCATAGAAATAAAGTTGAGATGGAAGTGCATTACCAGTAACAGTTAAATCATATTGGACATATGCACCAGCACTACCTGCTGTGCCATTAGTTGTTTTGCCATCAGTATATTCAGATCCATCATCAGGAGATACACCACCGATGACATTATCAGGACCCCATTCACCATTAACAGTATCAGATAGTTTGAAGTCTCTGCCTGCCATCGTTGCATCAGAAATATTAAATCTGTAAGTCCTATCTACTAAAACTGTGAGAGCATCATTGACATGGACATTATATACACCACCAGCAGTTGTTGTGGAGAAAATAAACTCATTTACTGCTGTTGCAATACCACCAGCAGAAATAGTTGCAGAAGCATTGGCAGTATAAACACTATTACCATCAGCAAATTCAGCACCAGCACCGTTAATTGTTGAGGGACCAACGTAGAGAATTTGAGAATCGGTTGTAGTGTTAACACCATAAACTATTGCTGTAGTATCATCGGGAGATGCACCAGTGGCGAGAGTGTCACCAACTTCAAAGGTGCCATTTGCACTTTCTACAGTAATTGCTCTCAGATCTTCAGTCTTTACAAAGATCTCAGTATATTCTGGTGTGTAGAATGATTCAAATTTGAATGAAACTTCATTATCTGAAGATGTAATAGTTTGTCCTGCACTGAAACCAGAAGAACTATTCATCTGAGCATCAGTGGTAATAAAATAACTGGAAATTGTATCCCCTTCATGGAAAAGATAAGTGGACGCATCCAGCGTTAGTCTTTGATTGTAATCTTTAACCGCAACACTATATGCAGATCCAGTGCCATCATTCGCAACGTTTAACACGGTGCTGGCGGATTGATCCACAGGAGAACTATACAACACAGTATTAGTTGCTGCTGCTGGTTTAGATTGTGCTAAAATTCCTTGGTCTGCCATTGTTAATTAGAATCCTGCGTAGAAGAATTGTTGTTGTCTGGTTCTACCAGTTAGGTTTGCGGCACCAATACCAGCACCGAAGTTAACATCATCAAGAGTAACGTTTTCAGTAGAAAGTAGTGTAGCATCAGCATCTGGGAATCTAATTGTGCGATTGCCAGTGATATTGTCTAAGCGAATAGTAATATCATTCGTAGCAGTTCTAGTATCTTTCAATACTGGTTGGACCAGTGTTTTATTAGAAAGAGTTTCAGTTGCTTGCTCGGTTACAATAATATTTGCATCACTACCTGTGATATTTAGATCCGCGCCAGGAGGAAACTTTACTACAGAGTTGGTAAGAGTTAGTTGGTTATCAACTTCTAATGTAAATTTCTTGGTGTTATCGGTAGAATCTTGGAAAATGAGAGATTCTACTACTTTATTTGTTAGAATCTGAGTTGTGTCTGTGCCGACCAATGTCAGATTCAAATCTGGAACGGTAATAATTCTATCTGCTGTTAATGCATCAGTGTTAAATTGTGCTGATTCACTAGCAGCATCAGCAGATGCCAACTTTAGATTAACTAAAGTCTTAGATATAAGAGTTTGCTCAGTCTTCGTGTCAATCAGAGTAGAAGAAGTTGCTGTAGGTTCTGACGTAGTTGTTACGGCACCAGCATCAGGTAAGAAGAAAGATCTTCTCTGACCAGAAGAATCTGCATAATTCAGTTGGAAAATTGCTTCGTCCTGATTATCAAAGAGGACAAAGTTATCTTCATCAATCAGAATAGTCTTATTTCTCAGAGTTTGCTGAGTGTCATCACCAACTAAGATTGTGCCATTACCAGCAGTAATAGCAGGCAATGTCATAATACGAGTGCCCGTGCCCGTGCCAACATTACTAACTTCAAATCTTGCTTTAGGACCTAGAGCATCCTGAAGGACAAATGATCCGTCAGAAATAAGAAACTGACCAGTAACTTGGACAGTGCCTGTGCCTTTAGGTGCTAAAACAATATTTGCATTATCTGCAGTATCATCAATAGCAGTAATGTATAACGATGTGCTTTCTGCCGCATTAACAATGCGGGTCATATAAAAACCACCATCACCAAAACTAATACCAAACTGATCATATGCATTTTGGTATAGACCAGTATCTCTGTCCAGGTCAAAACAAAGTCCAGGTGCATCTTTTGTGCCCTGAGTAACTCCTTTGAAGAGTTGATTTACTTTTGCTTTTCTGTTTGGAATCAGTGGGTCAGAAACAACCACTGGGAGAATTGCTTCACCCGACAGGTTGGCATCTGAGATTGTATCCAACTGAGAAATTTTTCTGGTTCCCACGAATAATCACACGATTTGCTACAAGTTTATTTATACGGATACAATTCGTTGTATCTGATGAATCTCTTAGCGTTAGGTTCTACACCAAGAGATTCACACACAGCAAGATATGACTCCCATTCATTCTGCAGTTGCGAAGGAATCTGCACATGCGATGATGTCACATTCTCTGTGTCCGAGCATGAGTGATTTGAGTTCGACTGCTTTTTCATATTCTTTCTTATGATAGTTGATTACATCATCGACACAAGATAGAATCTCTTCATACGCTCGTCGTGCCGTAACTTTATTATCTTGGAGGTAATCGTCGATGCAATCTTGCATACGATTTTTGCGTTGCGTTTCATACTCTTTTGCCCAATACTCATCCGTCACGAAGTTTTTCCTCCTTAGAAATTTTGTAATACAACTTGTAGTATCTAGTCTTCATCTCATCTATTATAGCATTATCTTCGTCAAATGCCATATACTTTGTTAGTTGGTAACATCCTTCCAACTCAGAGATTAAACGAAGAATATTGATGGACTTTCTTTCAAGTCCACCATGCTCAAACTCACTCCTTGGGCGCATTGGGTTTAATTACCCGATTATTTACAGAAGTATTGTGAAGTTTTTTAATTGCTGCAACAGTTTCAGGAGTTTCTTCCCAATACCAAGAGTTGCCATTTTTATCGACAAAATTGCGTTGTGTCATAATTTCTCCGTTGTTTGTTGAGGTATATTATTATCCCAGTGGCGGATCACCCCTGCGACAATGAAACAATTAGTGACAAGATAAGAGAGAAGTATAAAAGTCCGTATGCAAGCAATGACATCCGCCTCTTTGTTACTTCTTCCTTCTTTTCGTCCGAGTGCATAAGACCATAGTCTCCAATACTTCATTTAAGATAATATGCCTGATATTCACAGTTATATCTATCAATGTATTTTTGAGCGTGCTCTTCACACTGAAAATGACAAACCTTGTTTTCGGTTTTGTCCTCTAGTCTGATCGGAAACATTTCGTATGGAAACAATTCAACCTTCCCAGATGCGATCATCTTTAGTTGGGTATCCTTGTTTGCCGAACGTTTGCTCGTTCGTGTCTTTGAGGTAGCGGTCGATTTCTTGGGACTTGACTTTGTACCAGTTGTCTTGGTCGATCTCTTGCTCTGTGATGTCGTCGCCTTCCCAGAAGTCTTCGTAGTCTTCTTCGGTTGCTTCGGTGATAGCAGGGTCAGGAGATTTTGCTCCAAATTTTTCTGCGTTTTTACCGATGTATTCTTTTTCTGACTGGTCTTGGGAGAGACGGTACTTGAAGAAGTTGATGAAGTCTTCTTTCGTCCAGTCGTTGAAGATACTTTCTTCTGGGTCGTTTTCGTCCCACGAGATTGTGAAACTGCCGTCTTCGTGCTCTTCGACATTAATCATTGACGTAGTTGTTTTCGCGTAACCATTCTAGCGTAAGAGGGGTGGGTTTGTAAACCCTCCACATGTTTCCATTTGCACATGCTTCAAGTGCTTTCTGAGTCATTCCCTCAGTCTTTCCTGCCCATGTTGCCTCTGCCTCCCAAGGTACAGCAGAAGGAGGATAGGACTTCTCTACCATTTCACGCCAGAAAGGTGGGACATCTTCCTCAGGCATAATGATAGCAATCATGCTATTCTTGATGCTACCTGCCATACAATCTTGTGCAGCGTGCCATCCTTCATGACGCATTACGCTCATCAATGTAGAATAACGCTTAGTAAGTGTGGCATTGAGAAAGAAGTTATTGCTGACAGTATGATAGACACCACGATGACCAGGAGGAAAATACTTCTCTGGTGCAATATACACCCCAACACCAATTTTATCAAATGATACCATCATTCGATCAAACTCTTCAGCAAGTGCTGGAGACATAGGAAACTTTTTGTGGTATTTTGCCACATCTTTATGACTCTTTACTTCAACAACACCATCCTTACATTCTTGCAAGATCATACAACCCATGGCATCCATAGTATACCAACCTTTAGTAGGTTCCGCTTTTGCTGCTAGACCATGTGCTGCTCCAAAAAGAGCGCCTGCAAGAATAGCATTCCAGAGAGTATTATTCATTTGGGTATGTGCTGTACATTAGTAATTATACCATCAACCAAGGTCAAATGACAAGAGGGAAATGGTGCATAGTAACAATCCCACTTGGCAGGATATACTTCCACTACTCCAGTGTGATAAATTGGTCGGACCTTACCATGACGACCGTTTGGCGTGTATCCAAGCAAATCTTCTACAAAATCCTGAGTGTGCGAATAATCAACCTCATACAATTTTCCTGCAGGGTCAATCCAGTATTCACACATCAGACATTCTAAATCTTTTGTTTGAAGATCTCGATGATATCCAGGTCCAATGTCGTAAGATGATCTTACTGTGTCAAATAATCCCATATTCACCATTTTCCTATAGGGCATTTCATCATAGGTATGCGTGTCTTGATTGCCATAATACATCCACATTTTTGACACAAACCATACTTACCATAGTAATCACATCCCTTACAAATGGCAAGTCTTTCGGTAGATAAATGTGACGGTGTTTTTTCTTTCAAGAAATCTATGATGTCTTCAAACATATCTATACAGGAATTTGAGTAACTTGATTTAAGAATTGGACCATAACATATCTACCTAAACCTTTATTCATATCTTCAGGTTTCATTGATACGCTACTAACTGCATGAGGTATCACAGATGGAAAGATAATGCATCGGTTGTTTAATACCTCTACCTCAAAATCGTGCTCGGGGAATAATAAATTACCACCTTCAAATTTTTTAGGATCTCTATAAAACCAAGTCAATACTGTAGCAGTGCCATGATCAACGTGCTTTTTATAATGATCAGAATCTTCATAATAAGATAGCAAGGTATAATACATGTTACAAGCAAACTCCTTGAAAAACCAGAGTAATTCTTGATTTAATATTTCCCTTTTGAAAATCTTCCGATTGATACGAAGTATATTGGAAAGATTTCTATTGTTTAGATATTCTCTATCTAAAAGTATTCCCTTATTTTTCTTATTCGATCGACCAGAGTTATCTAATGATGACAGAGTTACTTTGTCTCCATCAATCATTCTTGGTCGAAGAAATTCTAATTCATCCCATATACTCACTAATTCATTTTCATCATACAAATCATCAACAATAATCGCGTGAAACGGATCAGTTATCACCTGTATTTTCATGAGTAAATTTTGTATGCTCCAGGATGATCAAATTGAATATTACTATTTACATATTGCTTATAGTCTTCTGGTAAAGATTGAAGAAAACTATTAGCAGAATAACGGACACCTTTCGTAATTTCTTCTACTTCATGGACCCAGAAATAATCTGCTGGCCAAATCATTGCATCGCCAAGTCCAAGTTTAATTCTATGCTTACCCTTAAAAAATACAAAGTCACCACCTTCATAATCATCACTCAGATTGAATGAGCAACTACCCATAACCCAAGGATCGGTCCAAGATGCATCGATGTGTGGATGGATCCATCCGCCTGGTTTATATTTCATGACTCTACACTTATGAGAATACCTCAGGGCATTCTTAAAATTTACATGAAATGCATCAAATTTAGAGAGATGCTCATGATACTTATTGATCAAAGTTTCTGTTGAGTTATAAAACAACTGATATGCTTCATCTTCTTCAGTCAGCACAACAGAAGTAAATGTGGATTGGACCAACTTTGCAGTTGTTGCATGAGAGCAACGCTCATACTTAGATGATGCTTCTCTCCTCTCAAAGTTATCGATTAACTGCTGACATTGATCGGGACTTAGAAAGTTTGGAATATGAAGTATTAGATCAGTTAGTTGTATCATGCCAAATCCAATTCATATTATCTATAACTCCTCCACCTGGGCTCGAACCAGGGACATAGTGATTAACAGTCACTCGCTCTACCGACTGAGCTATAGAGGAATATTCGCTATTCGGAAATAGCGAATGGAGAATAGCGGACTCGAACCGCTGACCCCCTGCGTGCAAAGCAGGTGCTCTACCAACTGAGCTAATTCCCCGAGGAGCCACAAGTCGGACTTGAACCGACGACCTACGGTTTACAAAACCGTTGCTCTATCCAGCTGAGCTATAGTGGCGTGTTTTCTGGACTAATTATAGAGTATGTAGTCCAGTTTGTCAAGACCCTGGTTTTTTATTGGGATCATGAAAAGTATACCATCCTGTAATGATATATTTTTCTTGAGTAGGTGACACCTGACCTCTGTGAGTGTAGGTCCAATCTACAGGCCAAATAAGGGTTTTCCCCTTTTCTGCTGTTACCGTGTGCTCTTGATTGTAGAAGTGGGTGCCACCACCATCAGTAACATCATTTAAGTATGTCATCCAGACTAAATGCCTAGCACTAAAAGGATATTCGGGTCTTGTCCTTTCACAGTGAAGTGCATAGAACCCTTCCCCAGGTTTATAGTGTTGAATATTATAATTTTCAACAATATAAAATGGAAAATACATGCCACATGCAGGAAACATGTCAATATATTTTCCAACGCATTTTTGCAACTGCTCCATGTATCGAATGCAAGGAGAGTCATTTACATCTAAAGTAATCTCCAAGTCTGTAGATACCTTTACCTCTGGATTATATCCATTTCCAGTGATACCTTGACCTTTCATCCCACTAGTATTAGCATACTCTGAGTTGTGAAAGTAATCAATCAGATCATCACATACACTGAGATCATCTATAAAAAATTCACCGATAAAATTGTCATGCTTCATGTTAATATATCCACTTTGTCAAGACCCTGGTTTGGTTGGATCTGAGTAAAAACTATACCATCCAGTAATGATATATTTGTGCTCTGTGGGAGAAACTTGACCTCGATGAGTGTAAGTCCAATCACAGGGCCATATAAGAGTCTTTCCCTTTTCTGCCTTGAAGATTGTATTTTGATTGTAGAATTCAGTGCCTCCACCATCTTCAACATCATTTAAGTATGTCATCCAAACTAAGTGACGTGCATTAGAAGGTTCTCTAGAATTACCCCTTTCGCAATGAAAGGCGAAGAAACCTTCTCCAGGTTTATACCATTGAATATTATAATTTTCAACAATTCTCCAGGGAGAAGCAATATTACATGCTGGATACTGTGCAATGTATTTTTCACAACATGACTGCAACTGCCGCATATAATTTGAATTGGCAGAAAAAGTCATTTGTGGCGTAATCTCAAGATCAGTAGATTTTTTAACCTTTTCATCATATCCACTGGTTGTAATACCTTGCCTATGATTGGTCTTACCATATGCAGAGTTATGAAAGAAATCAATCAAATCATCACATACACTAAGATCATCAAGAAAATACTCACCAATAAAATTGCTAGTGAGAGTATTATTTCCAGTGAATAGAGATTTATCGGATAATGAGTCTACATTCATGTTAAGATTTCCACAATAGGACGAGAGGGACTTGAACCCTCACGACTATACAGTCAACAGATTTTAAGTCTGGTGCGTCTACCATTCCGCCACCGTCCCTTATTTAGTTTTCCCACCACATCTTAATAAAAACATTGCCAGAAATGGTAGATCCAACTCCACCAGGGACAACATAATGCTCAATAAATGATGGGAAGATCACAATGTTACCTGATTTAAATTCAGGAAACCACTCCTCTATGAAGTAGTCTTTATACATTGGCATTTGAGTATGGACAGAATTCCTATAGGGATTTTGGAATACTGTCCGAGATCTATCTACCTCTTCGTAGATAATGAAACTCCACTGAGAGAATGCATGGATATGCGGTTCTTGCCAGTCGGTTTCTTTATACCTATTCCTCCATAACTCAACAATCTCAAGATGAGAATAGTCAATATTGAGAGTGTCAATATTTTTTGCAATTACCCTAGATAAGTAAGAAATGGTGTCCTGAGGGATCTTTTTATCACATCTCAGACTAGTATGCACACCACTCCTAAAAGTAGGTTGCATATCTTCATCAATGATTACGATCTTAGATAGATCAACCTCATCAATAAAAACTGGGACAGAAAAAAGATCTTGCTTCATTATGATTCATAGGTATAAGTCGGGGTGACAGGATTCGAACCTGCGACCCTCTGCTCCCAAAGCAGATGCGCTACCAAACTGCGCTACACCCCGTCATGTTTGTATGTCGGAGGATGAAAAGCACAATACTCGTTGAAAGTGATTTTCATTTCTTTCCAAGAAAGATTACAGTTTTCTGCTGCTTTAGGGACATTCCATTTAGCAGCAAATAACATTTCCATAGACTTGCGTGTTTCTGGTCTCAATCTGATGCTCTCCAATGAGTTACTTTCTTTGTTTGAAATTCTTCTACCATTTCTAGTAGTTTTCGGGATGTAACTCTCGCTTGAGTTTCATCCCATTCTGTGCCGTAGACATCTTGATACAAAACTTGGGACATTGAGTCCACCAGCATGTCATAATTGGTCATCGCGTATTCGCAAGTTACATTATATATGGGTTAAGAAGTGGCGTTTTCTTCCAAGAATTGCTTCTTAAATTCTTCAACTTGATTGAGCACTTCTTCAGATAAAGGAGGACCAGATTGGATAATTGGAGCAAGAATAACAGCAGCACCATCAGGACGCTCAATGCGCCAAACACAACGGTTACGCTCACACATATCAACCAGAAACTCAAGATACTTCTCCGCTTCTGATTCTGTTACTCGGATTGGATCATTCATCGGACAATTCAGCAAAACAATAAGTACGCATTTCAGAGTCAGTTACAGACTCAATAGCAGATACAGTCTCTGCAAAACCTTCGGTGCCTTCACGATCCCACTTCCAGGATACTGTGCGCTCATCTCCATCATCAGACACGATGGTAACCGATCGCTTAGAAAAGTTGATGAAAATTTGCTCTAGGGTGTCGGACATCGTGTCTCCTGATTACCCCCATATTATAGCAGGTATGGGGGTCGGTGTCAATTCAGTTTGATGACAGTTGCTGTAGCGACCAATGCAGCGCCTGCGGTCAGGGTTAATGCTCCACCAGCAGTGATACTGGCAGCACCAGCGGCAGCATTCAAAGCAATAGCGCCCGTTGCTACATTAGCAGTAAATGCACCAGCACCAACTGTAAATGTTGCACCACCTGCAGCACAAGTTACCAGGAATGGTCCAGGAGTAGTGACTGTAAATGGTGGTGTGCCACCTGCAAGTGCAGGAGTTTGTGTGAATGTAACGGGACCACCAATGAATGAATATCTACCACCAGCAGCGCCGAGAGGGGGAGTATTGATCTTCTCAGTCAATGTTTTTGTATCGACTGTAAACGCATTAGCAGCAGAAATAACAACTTCACCACCACTCATGTTTTGAGTCTTGCCAAGATTCTTAAAACTGGAAGAAGACAATACTTGCTCTCTAGCAGCAAGTTCCATCTTAACAGCCTGCATCTTCAGATTAGCACCAGAAATATTAAAATCTACATCAGATCCAAACTGGATTGTATGCTTCTGAATCTTATCCTTATCCTCTTTATCTTTACCTTTCTTATCTGCCTGCTTAGGAGCACCCTGAGCATTCATAAAGAAACCACCACCAACTTCAATATGACAGTCACCAGTGACCTTCAAGCGATAATCGCCCTCGATTGTGCGGACATAATCACCATCAACAACCTTACAGTCATCACCTCTAACATCACAGGTATGATTGCCTGCATATGAAGTATGGTCTGCTGTATAATCTCCCTGCTCTGTTTTGCCTGGGGAGTTTGAAGTTTGCCTCTTTACATATTCATCAACCTTTTTATCCAACTCACTAGGAGTTAGTTGAGGATTCTGTCTCTTAATAGTTGTCCTGATTGCTGCATTTGCTTTGTGTTTTGCCAACTCAGCATTATTTGCTCGGACAGAGAATGTAGTAGTGCCAGATGCACTTCGATTAATTGTTGCAGTCCTACCAGGAGTGCCTAGTTGTAGTGAATATGCGCCATTAACAAAGTTTTGAGCAGCAGTTAGATAAGGATCTGCTTCTGCAATAAAAGAATCGATAAAACTAGTTGCAGCATTTCCCCCGCAACCTGGGTTTGGATTACCACTTGCAGGGTGAGCAGCAAGTGCTGCAGGTGAGCAGGAAGTTACACCGAAAAATGGGAAGAAACCTACTGTATCTTGACCACCATTTGCCTTTCTATCGCATCCAAAATCGAAGAATGATAATAGTAGTGTAATGATACCAGCAATATCCTCGATGCTCAACTTCGAGAGGTCAAACTTACCATTGAAAATTTCAGATCCCTTTTCCCAACCCTCAATAAGTTCTTTTGCACCAGAAACTGTATTCAATACAGTCTTAACTGTGTCGATAACTTTGAGGACAGATGAGAGCATACCTTCAATGGCGCAAAACATCTTATCAAGGACGCCTTGCACACCCTGAACGAAAGCAGTAGCAGCATCAATAGCACCTTCAACTAACTGCTCAACAATTTGAAGCACAAAACCGATGGGATCATTGATAAATGCAATAATTTGCTGGTCAATACCACAAATCAAACTAAGAATTGCCGAAATTGCTGCCTGAATAGCAGCAAATGTTGTGCCAGGAATACCAAGGAAAGATGTAATGAAAGAAGACTTTTCAATTTTCTGCACCAACTCATCAAGTTGTGCTCTAATAGCAGAGACGACCTGAGCAAAAACCGCACTCAAAAAGTTTTTCAGTTTCGCAACTAATTGCTGTGCAGTAAATACTTTATTCTCAAATACATCAATAAACTCACCATTCTCATTTTTCACCAAACTAGTGGCAGTATCTACAAGATCTTGAATGAGATAATTTAATTCATACTCTAATGTTTTCCAGGGTCCACCAGTGCCAGAAGCAGCAGGAATTGGTTTATCTTTAGGTGGTTGTCTTACATTACCTGGGTTTGCACTGGATCCATTGACTTTCTTGCTCATGTCATTTGGAGATCCTGCAGCACCAGGAGTCCGTCCAGATCCAGGGATATTAACAGTATTAACTTTAACTGGTCCGTCAAAACCTTTCGTAGTATTTGCAGATCCAAGACCAGATAAACCTGGGTTTGGAGCAACACCATTAGGAATATCTAGACCAGTAAAGAGAAACTTTTTGCCACTCTTTTTCTGATTTTTATTGCCACGAATGACTCCCATAACGAGAGGCATTTGAGCATCTTCGCCATCCATGAAGAAACCCATGACAATAGCGCCAGGTTGTAACTGACCAGAGGATTGACCTTGACCGTCATTACCTGCTTGGTCAGTGCCCTGCAGCACTGTTGCCCATGGAAGATCGTCTGTTGGAAGTTTGGTTGCACTAGATCCATCAGGACTGGTGTAATAGTTGAGGACTCTAACTTTTACACGACCGAGTTGTAGAGGATCTTCATTATCCTCAACTTCTCCAATCCACCAGAAAAAACCATCTTTACCCACAAAGTTGGTATTCTGCTCACTTATAATACCGTCAATACTCATTTCGCAACAGACTGTTTCACATTATTTAGTCGTCCATAGGGTTGCTTTGACGCCAATGTGTGCCTGCACCTTTTAGACGAGATACCAATTCTTGAGCAAATGCCTCCATTTTTTCAGGATGAATCTGTTGAATACCACCCTCTTTCACGGCATTTTCAATGCTATAGATTTCGTTTGAATCCAGTTTTTTACCGTTGATTGGAAGAGTCATAGTCTCCTGTCGTTGACCATAGTATTTTATCAGAGATCCTTGACAATTTGGAGTTTTTTTATCATTTTTTTAGAATTGGATGGGCGATACTGGATTCGAACCAGTGACTTACCACTTGTAAGGAGGCCACTCTACCGCTGAGTTAATCGCCCTCGTTTGAAACGGTATAACATAGTGCTTCCAAACACCATGTTTCCGTCAGAATCAAAACCCTGATCTTTACTATCTAGACCAGTTTTAGTTAGATGAATTTCAGGTTTGACACGCACCCCATCTCTGACAAAACAATTATCAGAAACGAGACTGCCGTGCCATGCCTGTCCATCGAATGTAAACATCATATCACAACCTTCGCATCTTGTCCAGTCTGTATGATAGTTTTCTACGATAACTGTGGTCTCATCAATTTCAACCAATTTGTGATACCTTTCTCGATAAGGTTTATTTGGACCGTCAGATCTGTAGTAGTTTTTTGAATGATATCCACCTTCTATCTTTTCCCACAGAATGTAAACCTGAGCGAATTCTGTGGGATGAGATTGTGCTTGAGTTTTATTATCATATAGACCTAGAAGGTATTCTTCAAAATTAGTCATCATAGACTTTACATTCTAAAGCAGATGGATTGTTATCACAGTATAGTTCCAGAGATGTGGGGTCATGATGATCTTCTGGATGACGCTCTGCGTATGCTTCTAATTCTTCTAGTTCGCCTTCAATATGGCGACGACGTTGAGGTGAAATGTTAGGATTCTCAAGTTCTTGTTTGTCCGCCTCAATATGCTTTTCGATACTTTCCATTGTATCCTCCTAATACAGTATTATTTATTGATTGTTGTAAGAGTCTCTGTACAAAAGAACCTCTGTCACAACGCTTTTCTGATCATACAAGTGTCTTACACCTGCGACCAGATATCTACCGCTATACTTGCGATCTTTCTCTATTTTATCACCTTTTGGTTTAGTTTGGGGAATACTGATCTCAAGTCCGTATCCAGGGTAGATATCTAGGTTACCAGGAATTTTGATTAGTAGTTGAATATTTTTAAGTGTTGTAACTCTAATGTGTTGATATGCCTGCAAATAGGATAACTCACCATAAAGTTTTTTATCAGTCTTTTCAGATCCAGGTTTATCAAAAATTCTATTGGGCAAAACACTATATCTAATTCTCTTGGGGAAATTCACCATTGCCTTGACACTCTCGTCATAGACATCAACTGGATTTTTACCGCCACCAAGATGACTCATCTTATTCCAGAAGTTGATAGTATCTCTACCAGCAAAATCTTTCTTTGCTTTAGCAGAATCTTTGAATGTATAGATGAGGGGTGTAAATGTTGATGGCTCTAGTTTAGAATTGGAGAAATCATTTGGGTCAAAAGCAAGACTATAACCTGCGAAAGATCCATCCCTCAATACCTTCAAATAATTCTTATCTTCTGGAAATACAATACTATCAATACGGAATGTATCATTCCCCTCATCACCACTCTTCTTAGGTTCGTAAGTATATTTGTATAGTCTTGCCTTTCCTGACTTGGGATCAGTCTTTTGCTCATAAGTTTGAGCTTTAGCTTCATCAATCATGGTATCAATAGATTTAAAATGATACCCAAGTCTACTTTCCCAGAATAAGAATCCATTTTGTGATTCACTGGATGGTCTCAACGACTTCTGTGCTACCCAATAGATTGTATCAAAAGTCCTCCAGTTTGTGCAAACAAACTCGTGATTATTCTTCGAGTCTTCAATAAAGAAATTCTTTGTTTTATTTTGGTTTCCATTTTCATCTTTACCATAAATGTAGTCTTTTAGCAACTTTTCAACAATTGCCTTTGCCTTTACAGACTTACCAAATAACTCTTTAGATGATCCAAATACATTCCTCACTTCATTGACAAGAAACTCAACGGATACGCATTGCACAATATAGACTTCAGAGTTTCCACTTCTAGATCTACTGTCAATGTTATACGCTCTCATATTATAAACTGCTTCGCTATTGCCCATATTGAATATCATCACCCATGCCTCACTTCCAGTTAGAGTGGACACCAAATCGGCACTATCTTGAATAACAATATCTGCTCTAATTGCAGAAGAGCTGATCGATTCATGCACAGTAACTGCCTGCACAAAGTCAGCGAGCTCCTTTGCTCCCTCCTTGTTAGTGACTACCTCACCATTTCGGACAAGTCGTAGACTAAAGTCTACGTCATTAGAAGTTTCTGCAGGTATTGCCATGGGTTACGTCTTTAATAGCGAGTTGCCAGATTGCATCCTATCTATCAAACTAGCAGTAGTGGTGCCACCACCAGCGATAGTAGGTTGCTTACTATTTTCGGCATTTTGTGCATCAGCAACTGCTTTTTGAGATGCTTGTGATAAAGCGGCAATTCTTTGTCGCTGTGCTTGATTCTGTTGCTGAAGATTTCTCATCATTTGTGCTTGGGCAGTTCTTCGATCTCTCTTAGCAGTTGCAACAGTTTCAGTCGTCTCTGCAACCTTTTGTGTAGATGGAGTAGAAGCAGGAGTTACTGGGGGCAATGGTGGTGGAGCAACCTTAGATTTGGTTTCCTGGTTTGAGTTTGAAACATCTGCTGCAGCACGCTGGTTTGCTGGGGCGGTGCCAGACTCTGTTGCAGATGCTCTTTCACCATTGGTAGGAGTTGCAGCTGCATCCGAACCACCACCAAAAGTGCCCATCAAATTCTTGACCATCTCTCTAATGCCATCACCAAGATTAAATGGTTTAGACATAGTGACTGGATTCCCATCAGGACCAACAGGACCAGCAGGAGAATCTGCACCACCCGTGGGAGATGTATAATCACCTGGGGGATAAGTTACATTACCACCCTTTACTTTCTCAGTAGTCGATTTATTATCACGGAGAATCCTTTGTAGCGACTGTGCATAGATGGGATCAGTTGCATACCCCTCAGCCTTCAATAGTGCTGCACCATGAATAGGATCATTCATCCTATTGACACCTTTATATCCCTTAAAATCCTTATACCATTGATTTACAAGATGATTAACTGCGTCTTGAGGTGTGTTGAAATTTTTAAATTTGTGAGGCTCCATGACACTCCTGCCATTTTTCACCTCTCTAGTCATGTGAACTTGACCAGACTCGGAGTCAAGTGCCTTAATGCCAAAGAAATTATTTTTAGCTGAAAGTGCAGTGCCCCAACCAGACTCTAAAGCAAACTGTGCTGAGACCAACTCAGGATATTTTGCTCCTGCCTTTTTACCATAATTATAAAACTCTGCCCACTTAGCAGCATTACCCGTCAAAGCACCACCAGCAGCAAACTCTGGTAATTCTGGTAATGATCCGCCAATATCAAATTTAGGCATAGAATCAAACATTCCACCCAAATCAAATCCCATACGGGATGCTTCACCGATTCTTCTATCAGTAAGACCAGAATTATTTCTAGTAGCAGGTGTGTTAAATGGGACAACAAATCCACCATTTGCCTTCTGAGCAACATATTCTAATCCATGACCAATAAATGATGTGGATTTACCACCATCTAGAGATACTGGATAACCAGACATGGGTCCATTGATCCATCCACCACCTGCTTTTAATGGTAGAGGTCCACCCTTTGCCTTTTCTGGAGGATCTTTGCCCTCATCACCACCATTATCATTCATTGAGGTGACAACAATAGTGGCAAGAGTTGCTACTGCTGCTACCGCACCCAATGCCTTTGCTCTCCTAGCAAGTTTACTTCTAGACTGTTTCAAATTTTTGACGAATAATCCAAGGACCGATTTAAAGTCCTTGACAATATTCATCGGGTTTGTCAACCACCTAATTGCCAGAAATAGTCCAGCAAAGTTGACAAAAGCACTGAAGAAACTACCAAGTTTCTCCCACCAATTCTGCTCCTTATTGAAGAAAAGGTCGTGAAGACTGTCAATCAGTCCTTTAACCCTATCTCCAATAAAATTACTAACAAATTCTACTACTTTTAATATAGTTTCTATAGTACTCTTAATTGCTTCTCTGTTGTTAGGATCAGATAACCACTCAAGAGCAGGTCCAGCAAGAGCGAGAATTAAGAAATCTTTTACAATATTAAAGAGAGATTCCAACCAACTTGGCATCTCGGTCTCTGGCATTTCACCACCTTCCAACTCGCCCATATCGGGGCCGCCAGTTGGTTTAGAATATATTGGTTTGAATGTATCTTTGGCAGATGCTTGGATTTCACCAATCATTTTTACTTGAGCATCTCTAAACTCAAGTAAAACTTTCCCAAGTGAGTTTAGAGTTGCGCCAATATTGTTTATTGCTTGCGTATTTTTACCAATACCATTTTGCAACGCAGCATCTTTCGCATCACCCTTACCCCCAGAAACTTTCAGGGGAGGGACAAACTTGTAAAAATTTAGTTTGGCACTTTTTTTAACTGCTGTTGCCATTACTTACCACTTAGTAAAGGTGATTTGAAAGCATTTATTACCTTATCCCCATTATTTATTGGCATTGGCATATAGATGGGTTCTGCAACACTAAATGGAATTGGGACGATATTACCATCATCCTGAGTCATAGCAAATACTTTAGAGAAATCCAAAGCTTTTGTTAATACACTTTTATCTGCTACATTCAAATCTACCTGAGGATCAAAAGCAACAGAAGTGCTACTTGCTTTCGCTTCAGAATCACCACCAAAAGTGCCCATCAGATCTTTAACCAATCCCTTGAGACCTTCACCAAGATTAAATGGTTTTGCTGGCTCAAAAGAAACATTACCACCACCCAAAGAAGGGGTAGTGCTACCACTAGTATCACCAACTGCACCAATTTGCTCGTTACTTAATGCTCCGCCACCCTTAAATGCAACGTGAAGATGGTCAAAATGGTTAGCATCATCTTGCCACTTCAATTCTGCAATACCAAGTGCTTGTCTCTTGGCATTTAACTGTCCGTGCAGTCTGGTAAGTTTAGCATCATCCCAAACAACTTGCCCATTAGCATTGGGTTGTCTTACAGGCACGTCAAGTGCTTCACCATAATTGTGATAAGAATTATAAGATCTTCTCATCACACGCTCTCTACCAGATCCAGTATATCCCCTATCTACGTTAAAGTCTGGGTGCTGCCAAACATCAATACCTTGGGAGTTAAGCATCTTACCAGCAGCAACTGCTCTTTGATAACCAAGAGTCTTGCCAGATAGATTACCACCTGCCGCTGCACCCTCTGCCTGAGGGCCACCAATACCAATAGCACTTAACAGACTACCCAAAGGTGGCAACTTTGATCCAAGAGATTTCATTTGATCCCCAATATATCTGGCACCAGGAATCGAATTAATTAGTGCTTCTTCACCTTGTTGAATACCAGGCACAAAATCTCTAGCGAGCATGTATGCGTCAATACCCATAGAGATTGGAGGACCAAACTGACCCATAGGAACTAAACCAGCTAAGTCAAATCCAGCAGATATCGCTTCCAGCATACCACCGAAAGGATCTCCACCTTGGAATCTATCGTAAGCAAATACGAGGTTTACAAGACCACCGAGAATAGGTAATGCTTTACCACCAAGTTTTTTGGTGAGTGGACCAAGATTATCTAAAGGTGGAAATAAACCTCTTTTTTTAAGTGCTTCTGCTGCTTGCTTACCAAGAGGTGTGCCAAATAATGCATCCTGAATTTTACCAGCAATTAATTTTAATCTATCTGTAAGTGGTTGGATGAATTCAAATACTGGTTTGAGTAACTTTTCTTGGACTGCCTTCTTAGCATTATCTGCTAATTGAAGAGTGCCCTCTTTTACCCACTTAGCAGCATCACCAAACTTATTACCAACAGAAGAAGCAATCTGTGAAGATCTAGCAGCAATCTTTCTACCTGTGGTGACCATGTTTTCCCACTGCTTTCTAGCAGCTTCACCTAACTGAGCATACAATTTTTGAGATGTTTCACTGACAAGTCCCCAAGTGGACTTTGCCCTCTGCATCAACTTTTTCTGGACATCGGTGAGGAATCCACCAACAGCATCCGCACCCTTTTGGAAAAGATTTTTCTTCGGTGTTACCTTCCTCGCTTGCTGAAGTGCTTGTGTTGTTGTAGCGCCACCTTCCCTCGCCTTCCTATATGCCTTGATCTGTTCATCGGTGAGACCCATCTTTTTAAGTTGGGCATCAGTCTTCTTTGGTTTGCCATCTGGACCTAATTGCCCCTTTGACTTCTTATCAAAGAAACTGCCAATACCATCAATGATTGTGAAAATATCCTCAATCAACGCAAAAGGATTCATCAAATAACGAAGGAGAATAATCCCCTTCAACATGTCACCCAGACCACCAAGTCTGGTTAGAAAATCATTATTAGGGTCACCCAGTTTCTTCCATCCGTCAAGAAATCCTTTGACCTGATCATTAAAGAAATTAAAAACTACTTCACCAACTTCAAATGCCTTTCTAAAGAAGTCTTGAATTGCTTGCTTTTTTGTTTCATCGCTTAAGAAATCAGTGATTCCTTTAGCGATCATGATCGTGGCAATATCTTTAAAGATATTGGCAAATGGTGCAAAGAAACTATCTGCCCAACCTAAAAAACCCTCACCTTCTTTCTTAGTATCATTACTGTCAAATTCGTCTTGCTTTTCTTCTGCCTTCTTTTCTTGGAAAGACTTCAGTCTAGTTTTTGCTTTCTCTTGCTTTTCTTCTGCCTCTCGATCTCTTTCGAGTTGAAGTGCCTTCTTCTGTTGGACCGCTTGTCTCTCAAAAAATGCAACTAATGCTTTATTATTTTCTGTAATTTCAGAAAGACTATTTGCAATCCCTTCTACAGTTAACCCGATACGATTTGTTGCCAGGAGGTTTTTACTGGTGGCACGCACCACAGGCACTGAAGAGTTGCCTATCACTCCTGGGTTTACAAACTTATATGGGGTAATCTTAGCCAACTTGGCGCTCCTTGTATCGTTTTTCCTCTTCCTTCAGGAATTGGATGAGTAGACTCATGTAGATTTCCTTTTCAAATGGCATCAAATTATCAATATATTCCATAGGCCACTTGTGGTGATGCATCAAAGCAAAGTTGGACTCATAGTAATTTCTTAGCGTGTTATGTAGAAGGGCTACTCGAAAAAAGATGCTAGACCTTCGATAACAACCTCATTCTTTACTTTGGTATTTGGATTGGTGATCTCAAGTGTGTGAGACAGTTTTGGCATGGTTTCAAAAAATTCCTGGACCATCCTAAACTGCTTACTATTCATGGATTCAAAAAATTCAATCAACTCTGCTTTGGGAGTATCCTTACAAAGATAGACTTGATTTTCATCAGCGATAGATTCAGCACAACCTGCTGCCAATTCAAAAACTTCATCCATACCAGTGCCAGTGAAATTCATTTTCACAAACATATCCATACTAGGATATCCCATGGTCAGCATTACATTATCATCAAGCTTAATTTCTCTCTTATGATTTGGATTGATTTGCACTTCAATCTCATCAAGAGGAATATTAACTTTCACCTGAGTTTCATTATCATCGGGGCAAGTAATATTCACCTCAACACTTTCACCAACAGATGAAGCACGAATCTTCAAAAACAAATACTCAATATCAAAAGTTGCAAGTTTATTGACATTTCGGACATCTGTGCAGGAAGAAAGAATATTTCTAACTGCATCAATCATATCCTCCTGCTCACCAGTCTCCATTGCAAGGAACAGAAGTTTTTCTTCTTTCACCAAGAATGGTCTATATTTTACTTTTGCTCCTGTTGAAGGTAATTTGCAATTATACTGGGGGACATTTAACTTAGGTAGTGCCATAGTGTAATCAATTCAGTAATTTTATTTATGTGCCTAGATTTCGAGCCCTCTCTCTTGGATCAACAACTGCTCTACTGCTAACACTAGCAGGAGTTCCAGCACTACTACTAACGGTTGCTGCTCCGTTTGGATTTGAAGGTGTCGCTCCTGTAGCACCATACGCTGTTCCAGGACTATCAAAGAAACCATCTCCATAGAATCTATAACGCTCATACATGAAAGTAACATCAAACTGGAGAAGTCCTGCTTGATCATTCGTAAGAGTCATCGATCCAATATTTTGAGGGAATACGTTGCGTATATCGTATATACCCACCAATTTATCTTGCTTATATTTGATTATTTTTTCAGGATCAATAGATCTATCTCTTAAAATTCTCAACCACTCTGCAGGAAGAGCAAACTCTGGTCCTCCCCCTCTCTCCCACTTATAAATGTGAAGATGTGGACAAACATAATTTTCGTAATAATCAGTGTATTGATTAGCATCACTCGACATTGTGCTAATCCATCTCTCAAAAATCATACGAGTTTTATGATTTCTGGGCATTGTAAATGAAATGCTAATCTGACTAAATGTCGATGACGTAGCATAATTATAGGTAGATCCGATATTAGTTACAGATCCAGTGGTGACTTGCTTACTAGGAAGATTTATACTATTGGCATAAAAATTCAACAACTTTGAATTGTCACCTACTTCCAGATTGTATTTGGGAAGTTTTGCAAGAACCTTCGGAGTAGCAAACGAAACGCTATACCTATTATTATGTGCAGGGTGGTTGTCTTCCACCATTGCCCACGACATAAACTCAGAGAGTCTCTGTTTAGGTGCTCTAGATTTTGAAATGTTAAGATCCATTAGACTTTAAGTTCTTTTTCGGTAATCAACATAAATTCCCAATTATTGTCTTTGCAGAATTCTTCTGCTGCCTTCCATTTTGCTTGATTCACACTCCAAGTAACAACTTCATTAATATAACGTTTTGTCATCCTCTTTTGAGTCTTGGGCTCTTTTGTTTGCCTGAAAGGTTTCACTTCAACAAGATATTTCTTATTGGCAATTTTTACATAAAAATCAGGGAAATATCGATGTCTTTTACCATCAACAGGAGAGATATATGGAATAATTATTTCCTCACTACCCCACTCAATAACTGAGGGAGTAATATCGCACCATTTCATAAATTTGTATTCCCAGGAGGAGCGATAAATAATATTATTAGAATCACCTTTATATTTGCGAGGGAAGGATGGAGTGTAACGTCCTTGATACCTCATAAATAACATCGTATAGTACACTTGCAACTATTTAGGTGGCACAAGCGAAGATTCTAAGATACCCACTAAAAGTGCCTGTAGAGGGCGATATGCTGGATAGTGCGGATGCTCCAACAGGAAGAGTTGACTATCTGAAAATTCAAAGATTCCGAGTAAACCACGAAAAATCTGAAGGTGGATATGGTGGATCCAACCTACCAGGAAACAAACAAGCAACAGATCTATCTCCCGATGGTGTTGTATATATTGCAATGCCTCAGTCAATTTCCACAAGTTATCAAGCAGATTACAACGCTGTCAATATGGGTATTGCGGGTGTGCTTGGTGCAGGTGTTGCTGCAGCAATCGGTGGTGGATCGGATGCTGATCAACTTACCAATCAAGTAATGTCTGCTGCATCTGCTGCTCTGCCAGAGATTGCATACAACAAAGGTGCTAGTATTATTTCCAACCTTGCAAACCTTGCAGGTATGGAAACTGGTGTAAATGGTGCCGCTCTACAAAACCTTGTAAAAGGTAGGATTATGAATCCTTTTACAGAGCAAATCTTCAATGGCGTCCAATTTAGACAGCATCAGTTTACTATTAAAATGGTTGCTAGAAGCAAAAAAGAAGCAGAAGATATTTTAGGGATTATCAAATATATCAAAAAGGGTGCAATGCCTTTACTTGGCGATGCCGTTAAGGAAGAAGAAGATCAACTCAAACAGTCTGATACAGGAAAACAATTAGAATCAAAAGCAGGTGATGCTTCTGGTGATACGAGTATTACAGAAAAAGTTGAGCAGGCAGGCACCACAGTAAATAGAAAAGGTAAATTCCTACAAATCCCAGACAGATTCCAGTTATCGTTTGTGAGACTTGATTCTGCTACAGGAAAACTTACTCATTTACCACATTATAAATTTCAACCTTGTGTTTGTATAAACGTATCAGTAAATTATACTCCTGATGGGCAGTATGTGTCATTCAAAGACGGTATTGCAGATTTGTCTTCGACAAATAAAGGAGGAAAACAGTTATTAGTCCCAGCAGTTGAGCTTGGTATGTCATTTGCAGAAACAAGATTTATCACTCAAGCAGATATTATCGCAGGATACTAATCATGCCAGCATATTTTTCATATTTACCAGATATATTCGTTGGCAATGAAACTGCCGACGAAAGAGTAGACTATAAACTAGTTAAAAATATTTTTCGGCGTGTGCAAGTTGATGCTGCATTAGAAAAATATTCTACCGAATTTGAAGCATATGTAATCCCAGAAGGGACTAGACCAGAAATGCTAGCATATGATCTCTTTGGAGATAGTGAATTAGATTGGGTTATCCTCTTGACAAATAATATACATGACATTTACGATGATTGGCCCAAAGAAAGTCATGTATTAGCAAATTATACCGAAGAAAAATATGGTGATTGGGATGGAGTGCATCATTGGGAGACTAGAGAAGTCCGTTATAATGACGCAATTTTCCTACAAAGTGGAATTGAAGTAAACGAAACCTTTAGAGTAACGTTGCCAAATGGTATTGCATATAGCAAAGAGCAGTCTATTTACCCTGTAAGCAATATTGAGCACGAAACATATCTAAATGAGCAAAAAAGGTTGATCGTAATTCCTAATGGAAATCTGCTAGACTTCTTCCTTGAAGATTTCAGTGATTTGGTTTCTTACCAAGATTGTAGAGAATTAAATGAAGAAGGTGTGAAGAAGACTGCCATTTCTGTTGTAGGTAAATTCTTAGATAGAAAAGAGTATAGAAGAAGCACTTCGGCATCTGCTTCAGTATCTGAAACTGTTACGTCCTTCGATTATGGTCCAACAGGAGGATCTACAACTTCCACTGCTGTTGGTAATACAGTAACTACAACCACTGTCGCACCAGCAACTGTCTCAACGACATCAAGCACTTCATCTTCTTCTGGATCTTCTGGTAGCAGCGGATACTAAAAAACCTTAGGGACCCAATTTTTGGCGGGATTTTTTTTCCGCTTTTTTGGGAACCTAAGGTCGATTTTGTTTTCAGTGATCGTGATACTTTCTCCAGCAAGGTTCTCTTACTGTCTCATAATAGTAGTCAACGAATCTACCTCTTGAGTCACGCACCTCTCGATACTCTCGGTGCTCACACATTGCTCTTCTTGGGCGATGGTGATAGTGATGATGGTGATGGTCACTCTTGAATGGTTCCCAAAACTCACCCCATGTGACTGCTTGAGCAGGAGAAGCAAACCCAACCAACGCCACCGTAGAGGCGAGTAGTTTTGCTTTGAGAGCAGCACGACGCTTCTTTGCTTGGCGCAGTGCCTGAGGTTTCAGGGTGCGCTTTGCTTCTTTCTTAGAATGGTGTTGCCAGTTGGGTGTTGTCATCAGTCTTCCTCAGCGAGGCGAGCGAAATAGGACATTGCATCATCTTCATCATCGACAGGAGAGGAAGCAACTGCTTTCTCTCGGAAGTCGGAAACTTCACGACCCCACGACTCAGAAGGCATGGGTTTTGCGATCACTTCCTCTTCCTCTTCATTGAAAGTGGGACGAGGAGCAGGTGCAGGAGCATTGCCGAGCACCAGATTCAGACGCTGTTGCAGTTGCTCATAGGTCTTGAAGTTTTTAGCGTCTTCAAACTCTGCAAGAGAGTATGCTTGCTTCCAGATTGCCTCCAGTTTGTCATCAGACAGGTCTTCCAGAGTGCCAGGAGAGGCAAACTCAGACTTGTCATAATTCCAATAACCATCGACCTTGCGGATCTTCAGTTTGAAGTCAGCACCAGTCCAGAAGTTGAAAGGATCCAGAGGAGTCTCGTCAGCAAATGCAGGTTGCATTGCTTCTACCAGTTTGTCAAAGATCTTCTTACCAAACTTGTAGAGGAAGACACGACCCTCATTCTCAGGGTGAGCAGGATCGCTCACGACATAGATGTTAGCGTAGTAGGAGAGTTTGCGCTTTTGAGCACGGGCAACTTCCTTGTCACGATCAGATCCAGAATTCCAAAGAGTGCGATTCAATTCAGAAACAGGATCATCCTTACCGAGAGTGGTGAGGGAATTCTCAATATACCATTGACCACCAGGACCCTTGAAAGCATGGGACCAGACCTTTGCCCAAGGCATTTCTTCGCCATCGGGTGCAGGGAGGAAACGGATCACTGCGTAACCGTTACCAGACTTATCCAACTCAGGTTTCCAGAGGCGCTCGTCAGGACCACTCGATGCCTGAGGTTGGTTGATTTTTTCGATCTCTTTGGTCAGTTTTGCCAGCGAGTTGCCAGCAGCAGACGCTTTCTTGAGAGATGCAAAGGACATTTCGTATTCTCCGTATTGTTAGTGTGTAGTTGTGTGTGTTTGCTACTGGGTTATCGTAGCATACTATTTAGTCACGGTCAATGGTCTGTTGTGCCGCTTTCTCAAGTGTCTGCACCATTGCTTCCATGCACTCAGGTAGGGTGTTGTATCCAAAAGCATTACACAGAGCATTGATGCGCTGTTTCATGTCTGCTGCTTCAGGATCTTCGCTTGCTGCCAGAGCAAGCCGTGTGTAAAAAGTCCTCTGTCTATCGATAAGGTTTTTACAGTCTTCAATGTGCTCCAGTTTTTCTTCTGTAGTCATTGTGCTAATTTGTGAGGTGCGACTTGCAACCTCTTGATAAGTTTGAAAAATTTCATGCAAGTTTTCTTGCACTTGATCTGACTTGAAAAAACTCATAGCTTTGCCTTAATTGTCTCTAAAATTATCTTCTTATATTTCTTGCAGTCAATCGCCAGGAAAGGTTGATACTTAGTGATCTTAAGTTTGATATCATTCCACATAGGATCAGTCAATACCTTATCAATACGACTTACATACTGAAGACAGTGGTCAAATACAACTAGAGTTTCTAAATTAACTTCACCTGCATAGTATCTTTTCAGGAGGATAGGATGCTTACCTCTTTGTGCTTGGAATAATTTGTCAAAGTTTTCTTCGTAGGGAAATCCAACGTCATCTAGAAGCAGATCAATATCCTGTTTAAATTTATAAGTAAAAGACTCTTGATGAATCTTCCACTTAGTATAGACATCTGTGCTGAAGTTGCGTAGATATCCTTTGGAATCATTAACAAAATTAGCAACGAAATACTCCAGCATAGAATCGCTAGAATACTTCGTTGCTAGTTTCTTGAAAAAATATACGTCGTTTCGTCCTTCAAAAGACTTTTCGCTTGCGCGAGTCTTACCATTGTATTTCACATAATCATAATCAGGTTTAGTGAAGTGATTTTTTAATGCGAGATACATTTTATACACTTCAAATCCAGTCACAATGGCAGCACTCCTCTAGAAGATTTTTTCATGTAATTCATTCGCTGAGCTTCATGCCGTAGTCTTTCCTTCAGAGGTTTAGACAACAATTTTGGCACACTTTCCATCTCAATTTCATTCTCCTGGCAGAAGGTAACTACTGCCTCGATGTAAGTGATCAAACCATTGCTGGTTTTAACCAACCTCTCAATTTCCATAGAAAATTTTGAGGGTGTCATAAACTTTTCCTCAGGATTATCCTTTGGCATTTCTTCCCCCAGCAAATTCTTCGATGTAGGTTTTAAGTAACTGTAAATAGTCATCAAGATTGTACTTCTCAAACACTTGAATAGACCCGTCTTCAACCGCGATAAGTGTGACAATTTTCTTTACCTCAATTCCTGTCCTTTCCAGAAACATAGCAGCGTAGGCAGTCTCTTGCACAAAGTAGTGCTCGATGTGATCTTCGCTTTTAGGTTTCGTTGAAGTTTTGAAATCGATTACTGCCAACTCACCATCAAACTCTGCAATACAATCTACTCGACCAGCAAGACCAAGATAGTGAGAGTATAAAAAGGTTTCTAAACAGTGAATGTTGTTGATTCGATCAAGGGTCGTCTTTGCAGACTGAAACATTCTAACAGATAATGGATTGTTTGCCAAGTATTTGTCAATATCCAATACTCCTTTGAAATAATCTTCGGAGAGTGCGTGGAATGCTGTCCCCCTTTGAGTTGCTCTAGCAGTAATACGATTTGCCTCTGCTTCACCAATTCTTTTTCGCCATTCGGCAAAGAACTGCGCGTTCTTAAACGAGGTGATTGAGGTTACACTTGGATAATATTTATCTGCCCCAGGAATGGGGTAGAATCTTACACCATCTTCGCTCACAGGATCGACATCAACTTCGTTGACATCAACATCAATAAAATTAAAAGGCATTAGAATCCAAGATTGTATTTGTTAATAAGATAAGATTTGACTAGACCAGATCTAACGATATCTTCGATACCAAATTCGATGCAGGTAAACTCTTTCATGTTTTGAAGAATCTTAATGAAGTCTGCAATACCAGTCTTTTCATACTGTTTAACCAGATCAGACTGAGTAATGTCACCACAAAACATAATTTTAGAATCTTCACCCACACGAGTGATCATCGAGTCAAGCTCGTGGAAGTTGAGGTTAGAGAATTCATCGACGATAACAATACAGTTATCGAGAGTGACACCACGGATAAAACTAGTAGACCAAAAAGAAATAGTCTCTTGCGCTCTGAGGTTGTCATACAACATATCAAACGAGTTGTCATCAGGCATACTAAACATATACCTTACCATATTTTTATATGGAATTTGATAGAGAGCAGACTTGTCTTCATGATCGCCAGGAAGGAAACCAATCTCTCTAGTAGGGACGAGTGATCTTACAATATAAATTTTATCATAAGGTGTATTTTCGTCAAGCACTTCTTGCAAAGCAAGATAGAGCGTGATGAAAGTCTTACCAGTGCCAGCTGCTCCGTGAAGCAATAAGTTTTGTCCTAACCCATACTGCTCAAAAGCAGTCTCTTGATTAGAGGTAAGTGGATTGATAGGGACCATGTAGGACTTATCAATCGGTTTCTTTCTTCGGATTTGTTTAGCAGACATACCTGGAGGAACTGGAGGACCACCATTATTACGCTTTCTTGCTCTTGTCATAGTTTAGGTGAAACGACTCAGGTTTGCACGGGGATGTGCTTTTTGGACTTTGGACATCACTTCTTTGAATCCGTCAGACTGTTTGGGTTGACCGTAGGTTACCCCACCGACACCTTCCATCCAATCCTTATCCCAGTCGGGATTTTCTGCCCGCCAGGTTTCGTATTCTTTCATGCTCATATAGAGAGTTTGTTTCTCTCCTGTCGTTTTATTTATTACTGGGTAAGAAGGCATTAATCGATCCTCAATGATGGTTGAATGCAGTTGCAATCGTCTAGATGCTGAGAGCATCCACAATCGCCCTCAGGGCACCATCCAAGCGCCTCTGAGATGGTCGGAAACTGACAGATGAAGTGCTGCTTACACATCTCTGCAACGTCCTGGTGCTCCTTCTGGGTGCCATGTCCGCAACGCAAATCAATGTAGTGCATCCATGAGCGAACTGAGCCCGTCATGTAAATTCTGGTGGGCACTGCCATAGGCAGAATCATGCGAGCACATTCCTTTGCCACACCTGCTTCCAGCATCTCCTTGTAGACATCCATCGTCTGCTTGAAGTGATACTGCATCCAGATTTCAAACTTCTGCTTGACGAAAGGGTCAAGGTCATCGATACTCTTCTGACGATTGGTAGTATCCTGACGACGAAGCTCGGGCAGAGGAATCTCATCACCAAGCAGAGACGAATCTGCATAGCGTTGGGAAAACTCTTGGAAGGTGAAACTGCGGTGACGTAGAATCTGAGCTGCGATTGCCCTGGTAGTGTTAATCTCCAGAGTCATATGTGCTTGCTCAAAGATGCTCCAGTGCTGGTGTTTGATACAATACTTCAGCAGACCAGAGACCTTTTCGTTTTCCTGATTAGCGGGATTGCTTACACGAGCAACATACCCAATAGTTTTCTCTGCATCAGGAGTAACAGAGACCAAACATACTTTAGTCATTTTCTATGAAACAAAATACGAGACATCAAATAAAGTCCAAACGCTTTGAGATATCCGATGGTCGCAAGACCAAAGAGACCTGGGACTAACCAATTCCATAATAGCATAAAAATCAATGGATCGACAACCATTGTCACAAGAGAGGCAACTGCTTTCATTACCTCTGCTTTTGCTTTTGCTTTTTCTAATTCTTCAACTTCCTCTTTTGCTTGCTCTTCTTCAGCACGCTTATCAAGATACACGGTTGTCATTTTTTCTTTTTCTTTTGCTCCGCTGGATTTTGCCATAGTTTAGGATTCACTCTACCTTCTGATTGAGTCATGTTAATGAGATCGTGTCGATATAGATCCCAATAGTAATCAAAAATTTCAGACTTTTTATTTCCATACACTAAATCAAACTTGGTCATACCATCCTGTAGGTATTCAACCAAGTATGCAGTGTAAGGAAGTGACCGATCTTGTGAGAGAGATGGGTCACAATCCCTAGCAATAAACTTCAAGAGCGTCCCCCCCACTCGATCTGAGGAAATGCTTCAGAGACTACTGCTTTAGTAATTCTCTTATACTTGTCGCCAAGACGACCGTCTTTAACAAGCACCAACAACTCTGCTTCTTCTGCAGAGAGTCCCTCTAGAAGTTGCACAAACATAGACTCACGCTTCAAACCAGGAAGTTTAGCACCACCTTTGAAGAAACGATAGAGACCTTTATACTCGTGCTCCAAACGAGTATGATCTGTGCCGACAGGAGCATCATTGGGAGTGTAAGGCACATCTCCTTCTGGTAACTCACACACAACACTATCATCAAAGTTGATAATCAACAATTGACGAAGAGCATTGCTGTTGTATCTACGAAGCAGATCAATTTTTTCCTGCTTCGTTTTTGCATTACTAACTTTTCTAAGCACTTCAGAAATTAATAGTCTTGCAGAACTATTTGTTGTAGCCATAATTAAAACTCCTTAATCATTCATCGTCATCTTCATCATCATAGGTCTCATCCCAAAAAGATGCAACGTCTGGTCTAATATAGATTAGATCGTCGTGAAGAATGTTACCATCCTCATCTAGCATTTCTGGATGTGTGACTGACTTAGCGTATGCTGCGTTTTCGATAAAGTCTTCGACATAACCTTTTGCCAACCAAGAAACTGTAATTCCCAAGATGAAAGCGCCGATTGCGACTAAGACTGTTAATGCAACTAACATGGTTTCCCCCTTTTACTACTTGATTATAATTACGGAAACCAACCTCCCTATATGTGACTTAAAAATATTTATAAACCCTCACAGATGGTTATTTTCTCTAAGGTATTGCACAGTTTTTTGGCATCCACCCAGTTTATTAGAATCCAAAAGGACTTGGGGAAAAGTTGCACCATAAGAAAACTTTTCATAAAACTCTTCTTTAGTAAAGTCACGATCAAGAAGATACTCTTTGTATTCGTAATTTTTTCCATCTAGCACTTGCTTAATTTGAGTGCAGTATGGACATCCAGTGCGACTGTAAACTTCAAATTTCATAATTCCTCCGAAGAAAAAAGGGACTCCGAAGAGTCCCAATTGGGTGTTCCGACTTTTGTAGAGTGACCGCACGAAAGGTCACTCAGTTATTTATCGGATCAGAAGCTGAATTTCAGACCAGCCTTGGTGCCGTAGCTACGGTCAACACCAGCAACGCCACTGCCAACGAAGGAGACTTCGCCGTAAGCAGACAGTTGATCGGTCAGACCAGCAGACAGACCTGCCTTGCCCGAAGGAACGGTATCAGAAGCGCCGCCGTCAGGAGCGACGATAGTAGCACCACCTTGGACATACCAAGCAGCGGATTCACCCAGAGCACCTTCGTAACCCACATGGGTGTCAATGTTGGTGCCAGAGTAGTTGCTACCAGTGAAACCGCTGTTTGCCTCTACGTTAACGTAGGGACCTGCCATTGCAGCGCCAGCGAAAAGGGGAGCAGCAGCCAGAGCTGCGAATGCGGATTTGATCATTTTTGTTTAACCTCGTTAATTTACTTGTGGAATGGTTACCCACAGATGAAAGCAGACTCGACTCGTCTGCGTTGGAAATAATTATAGCACCCTTGGGGTGCAGTGTCAACAGATTGGCGCGAGTAGTTGAGGCACCATCCTCTGTTGTAAATCTTTACAAAATTTATTTATAACATTAACAACCTTCGGTTTTGTAGAGTTTTCTGCATTTTTTTAATTCCTTCAACTCTGCTTTAATTAGTTGATACGATTCCTCTGGAGTAATTGATCTCCTCATTTCCATAGCAATGATAACATCAACTCTAGTGCCAAAGTGCTTAAGTGCTGTCTCAAAACAATCTAATTCTTCATACATTAGTCTTCCTCATAGCGTTGCCGAGCTCTTTCCATAAGTTTTTCTGCCTGAGTGCCATCTAGTTTTCCAGACTCATACTTATCGTATAAGATCTTCATTTCGGCAACATACTTACGATGCTTAAGCATCTTTCTAGCACTTCTAAGTTTAGAATCAGTATATTCTTGAGAAGAAATCAGAGTTGGCATCCGATCTGGGACTAAAGACTGATATGTAATTACATCATCTTTGTCAAAGATTTCTTTTAATTCCTCAGGAAGATCATCCCAATCAAACGATTTGCTCGACGTATTCATAACCTGTTGCTAGTCTTGTATGCCAAAATAGATTACCACTACCAGAGTTATTTAATACTCTAGACGAGGATATTATATCACCATTTGAATTGGTTAGCAACCATGCTCCACCTGCAGGATTATTTGCCCAAGTATCTGGTGTCAATCCTCCATGTGCAACATTAACAGCATCCATCCTCAATTTATATACTCCAGGTGCAGCAGTAAAACTATAACTACCAGTAGAAGTAAACGAGGAATGAGTTGCAACCTGCACAGAATTCCAATATAAGGTCATCTGATTATCACATGCATATTGTAATGTATAGGTATCATTTTCACTGATTGTCACTACATGGGTAATCGTCTGTGTGGTCCCCACCAAAGGATTATCAAACTCAGGCCAAATAGCATAGTCATTCATGAAAGTATTCCATGCTGAGATACCTGTGATTGGCACCCAATCCAAAGCATTTGCTGCCACGCATGGACCACCTCTACAAATCTTAAGGTACCATCCCCCAGGATTATATCTCCAGTCAGCAGCAGTTGGATTTAGATTTGCCTCTAAAATCCCATTCCTAACACCTTGAGCGCATGAAGGATAGAATACACCTTGCACCAGAGGAGCAGTATTCTCCCCTAGATTCCAACCAACGAGAATAGAATTTGTTTTTGTGCTTGCCCAAATAGTTGGATCGATTGGATCATCAGTTACTGATCCACCAGCAGCAACATAATAGTCAACGTGTGTTTGCATACCAGATGGCTCTGGTGGTCTACCACTACTGGAATATTGTCCAGGAGTTGATTCAGTCCTACCAAACCTACCACTCAAGTATTCATCAGCAATTGCTCTTGCAATAGGAGTAAAATAATTAAACGGTGTATTCTCACGATACCCAAAATCTCCTCTCTCTTCTGTGCCATCGACTCTAACCAATAAAACATTTGCCACAGATCTCATATTGTCATCTGAAGAAACAAACTGACTGTTTCTATTTGTGCATTGGACAATGATCTTATGAATACCTTGAGTAACTGTTGCACTTGCTACCCAAGGATCTCTATATCTACCACCACTCGAAATGCCATCATTGATATCAAGAAGTGGAGTTGGATCATCATCAATAAAAAATCTACCTGAGTCATCAGCACCAAACTCAAAGTAATAGGTATCGGTGGCAGGGAATGTAATGGTGTATGTTACCTCTTGAGGAATGCATGGTAGTGTACATAACTCAGGATTTGTCCAAACCCCATAGTTGGTGCCATTTTCATTCCAAAGGTTTGTGCCTGATGCTGATCCACTTGAATAGTTTGAGATCCAGAATGTAGCGTTACAATCAGATCCATCACCATCCTTTAAACACATTGTTGTGTTAGCAGCCTGTAGCAGAATAGGTGTGTTGGCAGCATTTAAATTACTAAAGGTAACTGGATAAGTTGTATCTGCAATAACGCTTATTGTTTTAGTTTCCCTTCCAGATTCTCCACTTCTAGTCCAAATTGTGCCATTGATAGATACAGAATCAAGAGCAACACCAGCATTACTTGTATCATCATCCCACTCCAATGTAAATTCAACATTGCCGCCAGCACCACCAACAATCAACTGAGATCCATCATCACTAAAAGCAACTGTCATGGTATCAGTCTCTTCAGAGAAAGCATCTACAGGATAGGTAACTGGAGATGATCTTTCTACAGCATATTTTTTTATGTTTACTCCAGATCCATCTGTGAAAATTGTTGGTCTGATATTAATATCTGGTCTATATGGGACACATGAATCTGGTCCAAGTCTAGGGACAAAAAACTCATCATCAATACCAAATCCCGCTTGAGACTCTTCCTCCCAATTAAAACACACACCACTATTATTAATACATGTAGTGCCATTAAAATCACTGATGTCATCTACTGTAGTGACTGATCTGCAATCGTAGTATTCAATACTACCATCTGGAAGTGTCCTCTGCTTACACTCTGTCCTTAAAACGGATGGCACTTCTGCAGGAAAATTTCTATCTCTTCCATCTGTAGGATCAATAGTAACAAATGGATCATCTAGAACAGCAACCTGCTCCACAGGAGGTCCTGCCTCTGCTCTAGCGGACGACCCAGGATCACAAAGAGGTCCAAAATATCCTTCTGGTTGATAAAATGCCATTAAAAAAGAGGGGTCCTAACCCCTCTATTTATTTTTAAACTGTAAGAGCAGTGAGAGATGTCTGATCTCCAAAGTCACCACTAGCAAATACATTAAATGCTAGAGATATTCTTTCACTATTTCCTTCGACTGGAGCAACATAATGTCTAAGATGAGATGGAAATAATAGCAAATCACCTGTCTTAACAGGTAACCACCAATTCATAGAGTTATATAAGTTTGGTTTTACTGGGGGAATAGCAATATCTCTAGAAGATAAAACTTCATTATTGAAATATATTCTATCCATATTACCAGCACTAAAGTAAAAGACACCAGAAATAATACTATTCATGTGTTTGTGTTTGTGATGAGATCCCCCAGGTGAAGTGTAGTTTAACCAAGACTGAGTAATTTTAAATAAAACTGAGTCATTGGGACAAATAATATTTTCAGAATACTGTCTTACTGCATCATCTATAAATTGTCGCAACTCAGGAAAGGATTTATCTAAAACATAAGTTTCCTTTGTAACCCTATTGCCAGTATTGATATTCACCTGATCCGAATACAACTTAACTGTATCCAGATCTTTATTTGTAATTCCATCATACCGCAGTTGCACTACAGGTATTGGAAACAAATTGTGAATTACAACATTCATTTTTTAATTCTCATCTTGTATGCAAGAGTAACACGAAGTCCCGTAAACAATTTACTAATCGGCATTGCAAAGTGTGGGATAGTGCCCTTAAAATATATACCGCTATAGGGGAATGGATATACCATCTGAAGGTTACCGTCAATATTAAAACATGTCAGTCCACCATACTCAGGATTCCAATCCTCATTGCAGTAGATTATAAATGTCCTCCCATCTTCATCATCACAATCCTGGTGAAAAAGACCATGCTCACCAGATGTGTATCCATTCATGTAGACTCTCTCAAGGATTAGATCATCTCCCGTCATGTCTTTGATTGCTTCAAAAACAAACTTTCTATAGAAGGAATCGCTGTTGAGTTTTTGAATCCAAAACTTCATATCCAACCGATCATCTCTATCGTGGTGATCATATTCCCACTGAGGTTTCTTGATCGTTTCTTGAATATATTTTTGAGCATCTTCTGTTAAAAAGTCTGCGTATGATTTAAGATTGTCCATTAAAAAGAGGGTCGTTTCCGACCCTCAGTATATCACAGAGCATTGCCTCTTGGCAACACCTCTTCAGGGAATACAAAGTTTTCGTGTGGTTGGTCTACTGGAGCCATCCAGGCACGGAGTCCTTCATTGAGGAGGATGTTTTTCGTATAGAAAGTTTCAAACTCTGGATCCTCTGCTGCTCTAACTTCCTGAGACACAAAGTCATAAGCACGAAGATTAAGTGCGAGACCGATGATACCAATAGAACTTGTCCAAAGTCCCATGACAGGAACGAAAAGCATAAAGAAGTGAAGCCAACGCTTATTGCTGAAAGCAATACCAAAAATCTGAGACCAGAATCGGTTAGCAGTGACCATGGAATAAGTTTCCTCTTCCTGAGTCGTATCAAATGCCTTGAAAGTGTTTGCTTGCTCACCATCTTCATACAAAGTATTCTCTACTGTAACACCATGAATGGCAGAAAGCAATGCTCCGCCTAAGATACCTGCTACACCCATCATGTGAAATGGATTCAACGTCCAGTTGTGGAATCCTTGGAGGAAGAGGAGGAATCGGAAGATCGCCGCCACCCCGAAAGACGGTGCGAAGAACCACGACGACTGTCCCAGAGGATAGATAAGAAAAACACTAACGAATACAGCAATAGGACCTGAGAAAGCAATAGCATTGTATGGTCTGATCCCTACGAGACGTGAGATTTCAAACTGCCGAAGCATAAAACCTATGAGAGCAAAGGCTCCGTGGAGCGCCACAAAAGCCCAGAGTCCCCCAAGTTGGAGCCAGCGGACGAAATCTCCCTGAGACTCAGGACCCCAAAGTAGAAGAAGAGAATGACCCATAGCGTCAGCAGGAGTTGACACAGCTGCCGTGAGAAAATTAGCACCCTCAAGATAGGAAGACGCGAGTCCGTGGGTATACCATGACGTAACAAACGTCGTGCCAGTAAGCCAGCCACCAATTGCCAGATAAGCAGTGGGAAAAAGTAGTAGTCCAGACCAACCCACAAATACAAAGCGGTCTCGTTTAAGCCAGTCATCGAGGACATCAAACCACCCCCTTGTTGGTGCTTGTAGTGTACTTGTTGTCATTTGTTTTTTCCTTAGTTTCTTTTTTTAACCAGTATAACTGAGGCCAAGTATCCATGATAATCTCACGCATTTTAGATGGCGTGTTATCTTGAATCATTTTACCTTATCATAGATTGAAGAGTCACCATAATCTCGGTGAAGTTTATACCCAACCACAGCACCCTTGGTATTCATCAGTGCTGGCATAAAAACGATAGTGAAGAAAACTGCTGGTGCTCCTACAAACAGGAGAGCAACGATCACATAATAAGTAAGCAATTCAACGAGGTCAGGCATAATAAAACTTTACATTGTTGGTGAAAAAGAAAGGGGACCGAAGTCCCCTTAGTTGTTTTCTTAATAAACGATGTTTATTAGGAATCCGAGTATCAACCGATAGCAGGTGCTTGAAGTGCCACAGGAGTGGACTCAGCAGCAGCAAGGTCAAGAGGGAAGTTGTGAGCGTTACGCTCGTGCATGACTTCCATACCCAGACCAGCACGGTTGAGGACATCTGCCCAAGTGTTGAGCACACGACCCTGACCATCGATGATGGACTGGTTGAAGTTGAAACCATTCAGGTTGAATGCCATGGTGCTAACGCCCAGTGCAGTAAACCAGATACCGACAACAGGCCAAGCAGCAAGGAAGAAGTGTAGCGAACGAGAGTTGTTGAACGAAGCATACTGGAAGATCAGACGACCGAAATAACCATGAGCAGCAACGATGTTATAAGTCTCTTCTTCTTGACCAAACTTGTAACCATAGTTTTGGGACTCGTTTTCGGTAGTCTCACGGACCAGCGAAGAGGTAACCAGACTACCATGCATTGCCGAGAAGAGAGATCCACCGAAGACACCAGCCACACCAAGCATATGGAAGGGGTGCATCAGGATGTTGTGCTCTGCTTGGAAAACAAGCATGTAGTTGAAGGTGCCGCTGATACCCAGAGGCATTGCATCGGAGAAAGAACCTTGACCGAAAGGATAGACCAGGAAGACGGCGCTAGCAGCAGCAACAGGTGCGCTGTAAGCAACACAGATCCAAGGACGCATACCAAGACGGTAAGACAATTCCCACTCACGACCCATATAAGCATAGATGCCAATCAGGAAGTGGAAGATAACAAGTTGGAAAGGACCACCATTGTAGAGCCACTCGTCGAGAGACGCTGCTTCCCAAATAGGATAGAAGTGAAGTCCGATTGCGTTAGAAGAGGGGACAACAGCACCAGAGATGATGTTGTTACCATACATGAGCGAGCCAGCAACGGGTTCGCGGATGCCGTCGATGTCCACAGGGGGAGCACCGATGAAGGCGATGATGAAACAAGTGGTTGCTGCCAGCAGGCAGGGGATCATCAGGACGCCAAACCAACCGACATAAAGACGGTTATCGGTTGAGGTAACCCAGTTGCAGAATTGCTCCCAGGCATTAGTAGAACGTTGTTGTGAAAGAGTTGCAGTCATTGTAATTAAACAGGTAGTAAGACCATCAGGGAAATGGTGGAGTTACTATGCTCCCCGCACCCTCAGCGGGGATATGAGAGACGGATTGGTAACCCTGCCTAGTCTCGGTCAAGCGGCAGGGGCGGTAACAAAACTCAAAGGTCCGTTACATTTGTTTACCTATTTATCATAATACGGATTTCCGTATTTGTCAATGGAATTGTCGGATACCTGTGCCAGATGTCCAACCGCCTGGTCCTTCGTGGAAGTTTTCCGATCCGCCAGGAGGATCCAACTGAAGAGTAGTAGCACTGCCTTTGGTGGCAATCTCATACATCTTCTGATGAATGTCCGATGATTCTACCACATGGTCACTCTCATCGGCAAGGATTTGATTGTCTGCAATCGCTTGCTCGTGTGCTTCTTTGACTGTCAGTTGCTTCTCGGAAAACACAGGAGCAGGAAACCAGGGATCTTCAGGAAGATAATCGGGAGCGGGCACACCAGTATATGCCTCTCTTTCCCTCACTTCTTCTTCAATCCACTCTTCATAGTTAGTGGTATCTTCATCTACAGTTGGAGATTTTGTAACTTCAATTGTAGTGAAGGATGCAATGGTTTCCTTTAGTTTGCGAATGATCATGACCATACAAGTTTCTTAGTGTAATCGTAAGCATACTTTTCACGATGACCTTTAATGCCCCAACCCAACCAGTAATATGCTCCAACCATATACTGTGTTACAGTCTGACCAGGACCTTCAAATTCGGGAAGGTATTTCTGGAAGGTATACTCGTTAATCATGTATGCGGTTTGTCCCTCAAGACTAGAGGGGTCGTATCCATACTTCTTAGCGAAACGTCCTAACCCCAGATAACGGTTCGTAGAGGTCCACTGAATGAGTCCGTAACCACCGCGAAGGCAACGATCGTAAGGAACTCTAGCACCTCCCTCGCAAATGTTGGGATGGAAGTTGCTCTCCGATTTAATGTTTCCCATGATCGTTGCAAGGGCATTGCGATCGGAGATTTTTGTTTTCTTTTGGAGTTGCTCAAGGACATATTTCTCGTTAGTGTTACATCCAGGGCACTTCCAGGACTTTTCTACCACTTGAATCGGCACTGCCTTTTCTTTGTTAACTGTCACATCAACTTCAGGAGGATTTTTGATTTCGCTGATACTTGGATAGGCACAAGCAGCAAGCGGAATCATTGTTGCCGTAGCAAGAGGAAGAATTTTGTTAAAAAGCATTAGAATAATAGAACTCAGCATTCACTGCCACGAGAAATGATTCGATAAGTGACTCAGAGTATGTATAATAGCAAAAAAATAGAGGGGTGTCAACTGGATTGTGCCAGTTACCCCTCCGTCTGCGCCGACGATATTCAATTGTATTTAGTCACGATGTATCATGACAGCATTGGTGCAAGGACTGCCCAACTAAAAAGAGAAGATACTGATCCAAAGAGTAAGGTTGTCGTAGTAAAAGACATATTTACTAAAGGCAAACTTCATAATTATGTATGTATCATAGTGATACAAAACATGTATCTATTTTTACTCTTCCCCAGATTGTGTTAGCATTGCAGCACCAAAGAAAGTGCCAAAAAGAATTACTGCCGTTGCAAAAAGTGCCATCGGACTATCTATAGAAGAGTAGGTATTTATTCCTTACTCTGTATCTTTTTTTACTTTTATGATGATTTGATCATTTTCAAAGTCTGCTTTAAATTCCAGAGGTTTATCTGCTGGCCAACATAACTCTTCGTAAAGCATGTTGAGAGTTTCCATATCTTGATAGAGATCGGTTACGTCAGACATATTGATCAAACAGTTTACGGATAGATTGTGTGATTTGCATCCCACCTGTATATTTACCTAACATAGTGCCCTCAGAGTCGGTAACAACCAATACAGGAGTGGCAGTTACCCCATACTTTTTAGCAATAGCAAGGTTTTCTTCGGGGATGGGGATGTCACTGAAGTCTTCTAGTTGAATTTCTTCGATGACTTCAGTGCGATCATCCTTAAGTGCTTTCATGTATTTTTTAACTAGACCACAAGGACCGCACGAATCCTTGGTAAACATCAAGAAACGATTCACCAGATGCCAGGAATAACTTGACCAGTGGTGAAGTATGCACCAAGAGCAGCAACGAAACCGATCATTGCAGCACGTCCATTCAGTTTTTCTGCTTTGTCATTAAACATTTTAGTAAGTCTCCGAAAGTTGTTGTACAGAATAACCAAGCAACACAAAGAAAGCGATGCTGGTTGCGGTAAAGATTACTTCAGTCATCAGAAGATGCCAAAGAAAAACTTACCAGTGATAGCATAAGAAAGGAAACCCGAGACAATGCCCATCATAGCCCAGCGTCCATTATAACGCTCGATGTATTGCTGAGGGGAATCCAAACCTTTACGGTTGTATTCTTCAACAACCATTTGGGGCTCTTTGGCAAAGAGATTATTTTGTCCGAGCTCATTGGTTGTAACAGTCATGGTCTTTGTAACGATTTATGACATAATTATATAGCAATTATAAAATTTTGTCAAGACCTTGAATGTTTTGGTTTCCTTATGATACACATGAGAGGACTTGAACCTCCACAGATTGCTCTACTGGAACCTAAACCCAGCGCGTCTACCAATTCCGCCACATGTGCGTGTGCTGGTTTTGACTGGACCAGAAACCAGGCGGGGTAACCCCATCCGCACCACCTGCTTTTGAGAGAAGCAGGAAACTCCGAGGGGTCGAAGACCCATCCCGACCAGGGTTGTTAACGTGTCTCCATCACGGGCATATTAGGGATGACTCCACCAGTGTTTTTAACGTCTTTCCATGACGGGGCGGGGGCGCTAACCCCCCATGCACGCCACCAATTCTTTACAAGGAAAAATTGGAAACCTCGCGTCAACGAGTGTATAAACATCTCTCATGCGTTGAAAACCATCTAGTTTAAAGTCTATTGGCAAAGACTAGGAAAATGTAATAACATCTTGACCGAGATCAAGATCTACTGGACCAGCGGCGTAAACATTATAGTCGGGATCATACCCATTCACAATGTCTTCGTAACTTAGTTTGATACTATCTTCCTCAGTTACCTTTTCGGAAATTGCTTTCATTCCAAGGTAGTGTCTCCAAACTTCAGAGAGATCATTTTGATTAAAATTTGGATCATCTATTGCAGACTTAAGTGCTACTCGGATAGCATCAACTGCTTTTTTGAAGTCTTTTTTAAGTGTCATTTGCAAGATGGTTGTAGGTTTACTCTTCCAGTGTTTTGTCCAATTACACCTTCAACAAAATAGTTGAATGCTAAACAATATCTATTTTCGTTAGATCTATTTACTTCGGTGTAATGGGTAAGGTGAGATGGAAAAATGAATAAATCATTTTTTGTTAGTGGAAATCCATAAGTTTTTGAATTCCACATATTCATCTCCTTTACCTCGGGAGATACTGTGGTGGTGCAGTAGGTAGGTATCTCTTGAGGATACCAGAAGATAAGTCCACCACCATTTTGAGGAGCATTCAGATAGTATACACCACTATAGCATGAATTGCTATGAGAATGTTTCTGTGAATACTCTCCAGGTTTATGAAGATTAATCCAAGAAGATGCGTGAGTAAGTTTTCCTTGTGAGAATTGAAGGATATCATTATATTTTACATTGATAACTTTCTCTATTTCTACTCTAAGATCTTTAAAAATATCCTCTAAAAGAATATTTTGATTAACACTACCATGACCATTACCACTAGTGTATTGATAATAATCAAGTGACTCAAGATATTTTAAGTCAATGTTAGACGCAACAGTTGCTTTTACAACTGGTGTGGAAAAAAGTGGGATTACTTCTAGTTGCATAATCAAGTATATTTTCGATAAGCACCCACTTCAGGATCTGGGTCTAACCATTTGGTATATTCAAAGTCTTCCATAGCGGTATCAATTTGCATACCGTTGTCACAGAGATACATGTCTCTATAACGTTTGGTCCACTCATGAAATTTTTGGATTCGATAGTCGGGATACCCGTTGTCGAGCATCCCAACAGAGACATATCGATAAGGAAACCGTTCTAGAAGAACATTCACATCATGCATAATCAAGTGTTAGGTCTGTTTCAAGTTTAGTTAGGAGGATATCATAATCCTCATCTACATCACCGTAGAAGTCAACACCTTTCTCCTCATAAAATTTCAAGACTTTATTATAAAGGTTAGGATACTCGATGTCAAGTGTAATCTGTCTGTTAACTGCATCCCAAAGAATGTCAATGGCAGACGAGAATTTCTGTGCTGTAGTCATAGACTTTACCTCTATTGGACCTAGATGCCACACAATTGTGGCAACGATCCAGGCTGGACTCGAACCAGCGACCGACTGCTTAGAAGGCAGTTGCTCTATCCAACTGAGCTACTGGACCAAATAAAGTCCGAAGTAGCACGAGAAGAAGTCTCTTCATACGCCTCTGCAAATTCATGCAGTTGGTCGATGAAAAGATCCATAAGTTGATCTTCGATTGTCACGTCTTCGATTGAATCAAAGTAAACGCTCATCGGGACTCCCCCTTGACTACCTCGTAATTATAGCAGACCCTTCAGCAAGGGTCAAGGGGTGTGGTCAGTTGGAAAATAGTCCTTACGCATGTATCGACCGAGGATGTTACTGTTGTAATACGCTGGTGTCCCATCTGACATCGCCTCCGTTAATACATTGTTGATAAAAAGTTGACGGGTCTCTTCAAAGTTTGTGAGTCCCTTACTTTTATGTAGGCTCAAAATGTCTCGTTTGAAGACCAGATTCCCGAACCTTTTTCTGTCATCAGATAATTCAGCACTGCTGCCGTAGTATTTTTTCCAGTCACTTTCACTCTTAACTCTCCTGCCACCACCTCTAGGCTTTCGTAACTGGTGGAAGTATTTTCTACCGATGTATCTTTTCCCAGTGAGTGTATTTGTAATGCAATAGACAAAACCGAAATAGTCGTTAATGTCCTCAGATAGAAAAGGGTGTCCGTTAAAAATCCAGGGGTTTTCATAGTCAATTTCTTTTTCATTCGTATTCTCCGTCGTCATCTTCAACGCGAACCTTTCTCACATTCTCTTTATCTAGGTAAGATTCAGGATCGCCATAAACTTCTGCTTTGATTTCACCCAAAAGAAATTCAAGATCTCTAATTAAAATTTTTAAATTGTTCTTATTCATTCCCTATCAACCCTGGCAGTGTTATTCTAGTGTCAAAAACGATACTCGTCAAGTATCTCTAATACTCTATTGAGCTCATAATGGGCACCCCGATGCCACTCTCCTGTTTTATCGGGGTGGTTAAAATTCAATTCATGCTTGAGTTTTAAGACTCTACACTTCAATTCATCTTTTGTTATTGGATTACGAGGCATTACAGATTCTCCTGTAATGATTTCCAATCCTTATCAAACAACTCAAGTCCTTTGTCTGTCAGCGTGTGATCGTATAGTTTCTGGAAGATGTCATAAGGCATAGTGCAAACGTCAGCACCCACTCTAAAGCAAGCGGGTACTTGACGAGCCTCCCTGATAGAAGCAGCAAGGACTTCAGTCTTAACGTTATGTGTTGCATACAGATCCGCAATTTCTTCAATGAGTCCGATACCATCCCAATACTGGTCATAGAGACGACCAACAAAGGGAGACACATAGGATGCCCCTGCCTTCGACGCTAGGATCGCCTGACCCGCTGAGAAGACCAGAGTGACATTCACCTTCATCTCCTCGTCTGAGAGCGCCTTACATGCCTTCAGACCCTCTCTTGTGCATGGTACTTTGATCGTAATGTTTGGACTGATCTCCATGTAGTCTTCTGCCATTGTCAGCATCTCACTAGCGGTCTCTCCGACCACCTCAGCAGATACTGATGCATTCCATGGAAATATATCTGAGATCTCTTTAATGACACTTACTGGATCTTTCCCTGCCTTTTTCATTAGACTGGGATTCGTTGTCACACCATCAATCAACCCTGTTGAATACGCTTGGGCGATGAGGTCTGGATCAGAGCAGTCTAGAAAGATTTTCATGACTCTCCTGCATAGGTTGTACGTATTTAGGATAACAAAAAAGCACCCTTACGGGTGCTTCATGTGCATATCAAGACAATTATTTTTTATTATAGATTGGATCTATATTTAATAATTCATCAAAATATTCGCGCAAGTGAATTTTGTAACAGGACCAGTATGTTACCCCTCTATATTTGAGTTGGTAACAACTGGGTGGTCTGTTACTAGCATCCATATCATCAAAGTGATATCGATAATCCATCACTTATTATAGGTGTGACCGCGATAGCAGAATGTGCCATGAGTTTCTTCAACACCTTGCTTGCACTCATATACTACACCACGATAAGCGGTGTGAGAAATTTGTGCATCGTGCAGTGCTGCTGCTTTCTGGATCTGCTTCTTGATCAGAGTAAGTGTGTTCATTTGTTTTCTCCTGAAATACTAAGGTTAGTTAAAACCCGTTCCTTCAGTCGTTTGCGTCCTTGCTATCAAAACAATGGGGATCTGTATGATTAATCCAATGGATTAAGATATCAGATTTTTCAGCGGGAGTGAAAAGAGTTGTCTCTTGCAGTCCCTGCTTCAACCATTCATAGTCTTCACAGCGAAGATGATTCTCCACTGGGACATGACTAAAAAAGATGAGTGCTAATGATAACATAGGATGAACGCTCCGTTCCGCGACTTACTTGCGTCTCACCATCGGAAAGAGAGGGTGAGATGAACGTAAATGGTAACTTTCGTTACACTTATATTTATGAGAGACTACTATTCTGAAGTAGTTTCGAGTGATACATTTTGCATCGCCTTCTTTTTCTCATTTGCCCAGAGCATCTCGGCAAAGGGATTACCGAATTGCTCTGTCTTGTCTAGTATAGCATCAAAGGCTGAATCCTGCAAACGTTCCTGCGGTGATGTCTTGTTTGATTCCTCCGACGACATAAGATTCGATCTCCGTTTCTTGTGGTGCATTCTGCTGACCCTTAGAGTTGAGCCAGTGCTCAGTCCAGGGCAGAGGATTATTCTTGGCAGGGATGTCGTAGATGGGTTTTAGACCAATTGCTTTCATACGACGGTTAGCAATCCACTCAACATAGTTGTTGAGAAGACGATCATTAAGACCGATCATGCTACCATCACGGAAAAGATATTCTGCCCAACACTTCTCTTCGTTGACAGTCCTCTTAAACATTTCAATCACATAGTCTTGCTCTTCGTTAGCAATCTGCTGCATTTCAGAATCATCACCTTCACGCCACTTGTTAAGAATGTTTTGAGTGATAACAAGATGCTGATTTTCATCACGAGCAATCAGTGAGAGAATCTTTGCGCTACCTTCCATGAGTTTGTTTTCACCGAAAGCAAACGAGCAGGCGAAGGAAACATAGAAGCGAATACCCTCTAGAATATTCACATTAGCAACTGCACGATACAGTTTACGCTTCAACTCAATGCGCTCAAAGGTGCCAGCATAGTGACCTTCCTTTGCCAATTCCCACATAGTCCCACCATCATACTGATGAGCAGCTTCAATAAAACTGTCATAAGATTCGGTGACAGATGCAGCACGCTCTAGAATGTTTTCGTCGTCCAGGATGGTGTCAAACACTTCACTAGGATTGGGATAAACATTCTTGATGATGTGTGTATAAGAGCGACTATGAATCATCTCCATAAACTCCCAGACAGTCATACATGCTTCTAACTCAGGGAGTGAGCAGTAAGGGATAAAAGCCATCCCAGGACCACGCCCTTGTACAGAATCCAGCATGATCTGGTATTTAAGATTGCTGGTGAAGATGTGCTTCTGCTGCGGTGTAAGTTGTTGATAGTCACTTCGATCCTTTTGGAGGGAGACCTCCTCAGGTCTCCAGAAGTAACCAAGTTGTTGTTGAGTGAGCCTATCGAAGACAGGATACTTGTATGAATCATAGCGTTGGACGCTGAGGGGAGCACCAAAAAACATAGGTTGTTTCTTGGTGTCTACTTTCTTTTTGTTAAATACGGTCATTCCTTTTACTTCTTTAGACTTTACAGGACTCACAATCTTCCTCCTCCAATTGTAGTAGATCTTCGATTAGTTTGTCAACATCACTCGCCTCTTCAATCGGGGCGTCCTTTTTGTTATCATATGTATTTTGATAATAAGAAGTCTTCCAACCATACTTGTATGTAGTCAACAAATCTTGTGCCATAATTGACACAGGAATTTCATTGTCTGCATAATTCTCGGGGTTGTATGACCAGTTGCCAGAGATTGCCTGATCAAAGAATTTCTGCATCACTGCAGTAACTCGAATGTAACCATCATTAGAAGGCATATCCCAAAGAAGGGTGTATGCATTCTTCAGCGTAGTATACTGCGGAACAATCTGCTTAAGGGGTCCCTTCTTACTCTTCTTAATGGACAGGTAGTCTCTAGGAGGCTCGATTCCGTTTGTGGCATTTGACACAACGGAACTGCTCTCTGAAGGCATTTGTGCGGACAATGTGCTGTGTCGCAGTCCGTATTGCTGAATGCGCCCACGAAGAAACTCCCAATCACACTTGAGCTCATTTGCAACGATTTCATCAACCTCTTTCTTATATGTGTCGATAGGCAGAATGCCATCTGCATACTTAGTGCGATCAAAGTAACCACACTTACCTTTCTCCATTGCCATGGCACAGGATGCACCCAAAAGGGCAAACTGGAAACGCTCAGTCAGATCATGGACAAGTTGCCATGCTTTCGGTTGATCATAGCGAGCATCATTCTTTGCCAGGTAGTGTGCCAAACCAATGAAACCAATGCCTAGTGAGCGGCGATTCTTGGTGCTCTTCTCTGCTGCCTTGACAGGATACTGCTGATAATCGATAAGGGCATCCAGACCCCTTACAGCAAGGTCACACAACTCATCCAACTCATCCAGTTGCTTGATCTTGCCAACGTTGATAGCAGACAGGATACACAGAGCAATCTCACCACTACCATCGATGTGCTGAATAGGATCTGTGGGCAGGGTGATTTCCTGGCACAGGTTAGACATATTCACCTTGTCTTTGAAAGACGAATGGGTATTGCAGTGATCGATATTCATGATGTAAATACGACCAGTCTCTGCTCGCTCTTTCAGCAGGTCTAGGATCAATTCCTGGGCAGCGATTGTCTTACGGGGAATAGATTCGTCTTTCTCGTATGTGGTATAGAGAGTGTCGAAAGCATCAGTGCCAAAAGCATCATATAGACCAGGCACGTCATGAGGCGAGAAGAGAGTGATACTTTCATTTTTAATAAACCGCTCGTAAAACAGTTTACTGATCTGAATAGAATAGTCAAGCTTACGGACACGATTATCCTCAGTCCCTTTATTATTCTTAAGGACCAGAATATCTTCTATCTCTTGGTGCCAGATAGGAAAGTGGACAGTCGCTGACCCACCTCGGATGCCGTTTTGTGTGCAGCATCGGACAGTTGCTTCAAACTTTTTGAGGAAGGGGACCACACCTGTGTGTTGAACCTCTCCGCCTCTGATCTTACTGTTGATGCCACGGATTCTGCCTGCGTTGATACCGATTCCCGCCCTTTGTGCAACGTATTGGCCAATTGCCATATCAGAGCTAAAGATAGAATCGAGGGTGTCATCAACATCAACAAGAACACAGCTAGCAAATTGTCGAAGTGGAGTTCGCACTCCTGCCATGACAGGTGTGGGAATGTTGATTTTGTGCTTTGAGATTGCGTTGTAGTATTTTCGGACATAATCTACACGATAGAAGGGATCGTCATCCTGAAACAGCGTGGCTGCAATCATCATATACATGAATTGTGGAGTCTCATAGATCTCTCCACTGCTACGATCTTGCACTAGATACTTGTCAACTACTTGACGCATACCTGCATAGGTGAAAAGATAGTCACGCTCATGATCGATGAAACTATTTAACTTCTCCCACTCTTCAGCAGAATACTTTGTTGCAATTCCACTATCATACACACCGAGTTTGATGCACTTCTCTACATGCTCTTGAAGAGAAGGACGGACATCAGGATGCCCATTATATACCTGCTTCCTCAGTGCAAACAGAAGAAGACGAGCAGCAACAAATTGATAGTTGGGTGCTTCCAGAGAAATTAGATCATTTGCAGATCGAATAAGAATCTCCTGAATATCTTTCGTTTCAATCCCATCAAAGAATTGAAGACCTGCATTCATTTCAACTTGTGATTCAGACACACCAGCAAGACCCTTGCAAGCGTGCTCAACCATCACATGAATCTTGTCTAGGTTTAGTTTTTCGGTTTCGCCATTTCGTTTGACAACTTTGATACCGTTGCTCATACTCTCTTCCATTCGGTAAATTTTACTTTTGCTTCTAATCCTTGGTAGGTGCTTGATTCTACCAGAAGTCTTACATCATGTCCAGCAAGGACCATATCATTTAAATCCTTTTCAATAAGGTTTATAGGCCAGATAACTACCTTATCACCCCTGTCGATTGCGTTCGATATTCGATCACATATCTGTTTGTTACGAGGTTCGTTATCAAAAATATAGACGTGATTCCAATTAAAACTGGAGATATCAACATCAGCGCCACACATCGCAACTCCGTTGTGGACAAATAGCGAATCGAAGGGACCTTCGACAATGTAGACAGTGGATTCGGGTTTGATTCGATTGAGTCCATATACTTTAGGTCGATCCTCATCTAGCATGACAGTGATGTATCGCAGGGTATCATTTGGTGTTAATGACCTGCCTTGAAATCCAAACCACTTTCCATCTGTGTCAATGAAAGGAATAATAATTCTGGGGTGATCCTTCTTGACATTCTTGAAAGTTGGTTTCTGTTTATTTACCCACTCGCAAAACTTCTCTGCATAGTAGAATTCCGAAAAATATTCTTCTGGAATACCACGACCAAGGAGATATCCTTTCGCTGGGTGAGAGTTATTTAGCTCGGAAACCTTAGGTAAATCTGTTTGGCTTTTTACAAATTCTGGTTTGTCAAATTCAAACTTTGGTGCAGCAACGTTTCTCCCCTTACCAGTGAGTCCTGCCTTGTATCTCTCCATGACATACTCATCATGAAGGTCGTTAGCATTGTCCTTCAGGAAGTTTGCAAACGATCTCCCTACGCCACAGTTATGGCACTTGAAGACCAGTCCACTCTTCTTTGCGAAGAAGTATCCACGAGTCTTGTTTTTATACTTCTCCGAGTCCCCACAGTAGGGACAACGAAAAGTGTACACTCCATTCCTTACCTGTTTAAACTTCTCAAGACGAGAAGAAACTAGGTTGGCATAAATGACATCAATCAACCGATAGACCTAACGACCTCAGCGCCCATACTAGCACTCTTGGGGGTGGGAGTCAAGGACAATCCGATGTTTGGAAGCACTTGTAGGATTGTCACTGCAGTGGTAAGGACAGCACCCGCCATCCAGATCCACTTTTGATTCTCTTCAATCTTTTTATTCTGCTCATGAAACTTTAGTTTCACGCCCTTATCAATATCAGCGATCTCTTCTTTCAATTCTTCAATCATCTTGATGATGAGTTGGTCTGCTCTCTCACTCTCAGCAAGACGATTCTCGTGACGCTCTAGAATAATTGCGACCCTGTTACTATTTTCACTAATAGTCGCAACTGCTCTTTCAAGCTTATCGAGCATTTCTTTTGAGAGGTCTTCATAGATATCGAGTTTAGATTCAAGTACTGCTAATTTTTGGAGACCGAATGCCATCTTACCTATCTACAGTCTGTTGAGCACCACCAGTTCTTGCTTTCAACTTCAAAGACTGAATCTTTTTCTGAAGTTGCTTCTGCATTTCCATTTTCTTCATTTCAACTTTCTTCTTCTCATTAGCAATCTGCTGTTGCGTCATCTGCATTTGCATTTGCTTATCGTCCTGCTCTCTCACATTACGAAGTGCTTTCTGACGCTTGTCCATATAGAATTTACCTGCTTCGCCAGGAAAGATTCTTTCAATCTTAATGTCGCCTCTGTAGCGAGGATTGATAAGAAGACGCATCTTCTGTGCCAACTCTGCAGGAGAGTTTGCGAAGATGATTGTATCTCCAACCTCAGGAATGCTTACCTTGTATTGGAATAGTCTAGAGGGCATCGTAGGATTCTCTCTAGACTCTGTAGTATATCCTGCTGCAGCATCAGTGTTGTGCTCGGTGTCAGTGATCTTTGCTTGGACCCAAGCAGGAATATTCTTTTCTTTATTACCTAACTTCTTCTTAAGTGTCTTAATATTTTTCTCTGCCTTCTTCAACTGTGCCTGCGCCATAGACACTTCATGATCCTTCTCTTCTTTGTGTGTATTACCAGGCATCATAGTGCCATCAGGCATGACGTGGTAACCTTTCTTTTCTTCTTTCTTTTTATCCTTCAACTTGCGGCGAAACTTCATGACAGGATCATACCCAGCGGTAGGACCAGTTGCTGCGTCCCCGCCAGTGAATCCAGTTGTCATCATTTCTTCCTTCATATCTTTACCAGATTTTCCTGAATGTCTTCGTCTATCTCCAATTCGGGTAGCATACCCATAGGATATTTATTCAAGAACACTAAAAAGGTTTTCAACATGCACCAATACTCCCTCTCTAACTTAAAGAAGAGTAATGGTGTAGTCGCTTCGCCAAAAACATTATACAGAATAATGAGATGGTTAATAATAAGGTGGGTCCTGAGTGACCCACCTTTTAGGTATCTCTTAAACAATCGCTTGAGATACTTAAACCTTTTCATGTCTTCGTCGAAATCCTCTCTGGTTACACAGTGAGGATTTTCATAATGTTTCATAGCGAAGAGAATGTAGTTTCCTTCATTCAATTCGCTGAAATTCATATATTATCAGGTGCCGAATGTCAGAGTTGCTGCGCCATCAGAGATGACTTCTTCCGTGCCACCCGCAGAGGTGACCTTGACGCGATACTTGTAACCATCCAGGCTACCATCTGCAAGACCGCTGTATGCGAGAGTTGCAGTTGTGAAGTCTGCATAGGTGATACCGCTGTCAAGCGATGCACTGATGTTGGTCCAGCGAGTGCCGCTTGCAGTCTTACGCTGCCAGACATAGGACAGAGCACCAGGAGTGCCTGTAGTAGTGGTGGTAAGAGTGAAGGTGCCAGCGCCAGATGCCGATGTGCTGTTTGCAGGTTGTACCGAGATCGTTACTGCCGATGCTACGTCTGCAACGATGGTGTCATCAGACTGAGTTTCTGTGCCATCAGGGTTGGAGATGAATGCGAGCATCTCTGCCTTGTGGCGAGTGTTACCTGCTCCATCAGTGTATGTGCGATATGACCACCAACCAGGACCAGTGATACCACGAGATGCGTTTTCGGCAAGACTTGCTTCAGTCCCGTCAACGAAAACGATGGTTTCTGTGCCAGCGACAGCAGTGCGAAGTGCTTCGATTGCTTGTTTGTTGGCGGTTGCGTCAGTTCTTCCGTATAAAGACATTGTGCTCCGAAAACGTTTTCCTAATATTTATTTATAAAAAAGGGGCTTTCGCCCCCTTTTGATCAGCGTGCTTCAAGCGCCGCTTTAACTTTTTCAAACAACTCGTCGTCTGCGGTTGTCTTAGTTAGTTTGACTGCTTTGCCAACGATTAGAAGGCAGAGGTCGATGAGTTTCTCACCTAATTCTGCATCATCAGGGATCTTAGCAACTGCAGCATCGACTACTTTATATGCTAATGGAAGTAGAAATGATACCATGATTGTTACCAAATAGGATTGTATCCTATATAGGCTCAATCTCTTGGCGAAGTGTGCTTTGCCATCGATTCAACTTCTTTCTTTTCTTTAGAAGTGTAACCATGCTTGACGACCCTAGAAACCTGACGACCAACTCTTCTGTTATGAGTTTCTGCAGGAGTCTCCTTAGCACCTTTCACCTTTTTCTCTTGACGAGAACCGCCAAAGTGTTTGGCATGTGTTTTGCCCTCAGGTGTTTTGCCGATATCAAGTTTCTTGCCAGTCTTCTTCTCGTAAGTATCGAGGACTTTCTGACGAGCACGTTTTGCAGCAAGAGTTGCAGCAGATTGCTTGGCACGAATAGCAACACCTACACGGTGCTCATCTTTCTTGCCTTCTTTTGCAGCACGAGTTGCTTCATCAAGTTCAATCTCTTCAACATACTGAGAGCGATACTGCCCACCAGTTGCCCTATGAGTATCAGCAAGTTCTGCTGCTCTTGCGTCAGCATACTTTTTGCTCTTTACAGGTTTGCCAATCTTCTTCTCCTTCTTTCCATCAGGAGAACCCATTACTTGAAAGGGCATTTCGTCAAGTTGCTCACCTTCGGGTTCAAAAGAATTCTTGAGAGCAGTCCTAGCAGCACCCTTGAAGTGATCTTTTCTCACACCCACTTTCTCAGCTTGTCTTGCGACACTAGCAGGAACACCGCCAGGAGAATTGGAAAGTCTAGCAATGTTACTAGCAATCTCCTCTCTACCTTTTCTGATGTTCTTTACATTTGCTGCACGTCTCTTGGCAGTTTCCTTTGGATTTCCAAGGTATCTGTCCTTCATGCGATCCATGCGGACAGACCTTTCTTGAATGAAATCGCCAAATGTCAAGAGAGTTTCGGTTTCTGCGATGCTTTGATTGCTTTCTTCTGAAACTTCTTCTTGACTGACATAGGCTACGTCCTCTGTTTTAGTAGTTTTCTTGGTTTTCTTTTTGGCAGGTTTACCAGACTGACCACGAGTCCTTTCGGCTTCATCATGATCAAAGTCAGGATCTTCCATAGGGTCATAATAACCTTCTTCCATACCCTTTGCTTTACGCTTTGCTGCTGCCTTTGCCTTAAGGCGTTCGGCAGCGGCATCACGCTCACTCTTAGGGATAGCGGTAACAGCACCGAGTCTTTCAGCAGGTTTGCCAGGGACTGCTGACTCATCCATCTCCTTATCATGACAGGAGCACTTACACTCCTTGTCACAAGTATCCTCACATTTAGAGCAACCCTTCTTCTCCTTCAACTGATCCAGTTTAGGATTGATAGTTACTTTTGTTTTTTTCTCGGATAATTCTCTGAAACTTAACATGTTGCTCCTTATTTCAAGTTGTTTGGTATAATTCTGTCATCCATCCACTTGTCCCCAGTCCTTAAAGGTTCTCCAGGTCGGGGTGCAGGAGCACCCTGACACAGAGCATTGTTATATCTCATAACCAACATTAATTCTTGCTGAGTCATTTCACCTGGGGCATATGCTAACTTCTCACGAAGATAGCACATTTGATGATATTGTTTCTTGTCCAGCATAAATCACTTACCCTTTTTCTTATCTGCCTCTTGCTTCTTGAGCATTGCCTTACGGTATAGAAGGTCAGCACGAGTGCCACTATCCATTCTACCCTGAGACTTGGGCTTGGTCTTGCCACCTACATCAGATTGCATACCAGGGTTTGCTGCCTTGACTCTGCGACCGTGAGTGAATTCAGCACCCGATTGCTTGGAGTCACCAGAGACCATCTTACCGCCATCTGAGCGGGAGTCAGCATACTCTTTGTCAGACTGACCGTGCTTGCCCTTGTAACGCTCTTCAATGACATTCTCAATCTCTTCCATAGTGAAGAGACCAGACTCATAGAGATGAGCAATGTGCTCATAGTCTTCACCAAGACGACGAGCAAGTTTGTCACTACCCTTAGAGATAAGACGAGAGGTCTTACCAACTGCTTTCTTAAGACCTTTCTTGACAAGTCTGCCAACAGATCTTAGAGCACCACCAGCAGCTCTACGGGTTTCACCAGATTTGCTGGAAGACCCACCACCAGAACTAGACCCATGGCTATTAACGTTAACAGTAACCCCGCCACCACCAGAGGAAGAAGTGCTGCTAGAAGATTTGCCTCTGGTATCTGCTAGTAGTTTATCGAGTTTGCCACCCGTGCCGTCATCATCGTCAGACTTTTCTTTTGCGGGAGTCTTCTGCATCGAAGCACGCTTTGCTTTGATTCTTGCTGCTTCTTTCTCACCCTGATAGGTGCCTGCAACTTTACCAGCAGTAGAAACAGCAGCCTTACCTGCCAGTTTAGCACCTGCCTTAACAGCGCCACCAACTTTCTTAGCAGCACTCTTTGCAGCAGACTTCATACGCTGTAGTCTAGAAGGTCTAGCAGGAGCACTAGACTTTTCAGCAGCAGACTTCATTGCAGCACCAGTTGCAAGTCTATCCTTTGCCTGATCTCTACGACGTTGGATCTCTTTGGGATCCATTCTTTCAGAAATAACTTCTACTTCGTCAAGTGCTTCGCAGATTTCAAGTAGATCTTGCTCATCTTCAGCAACTTCCAGAATGATTTCTTCCATGAAGTCGATGAGCTCCTCATCGGTCATGACATCAATCTCTTCACCGAGCATTGCCAACTCTTGCCACTCTGCATCAGAGAATGCAAATGCTTCTTGCTTTTTCTTCTCTTTCTCAATACGAGCAGACATCCTACGAATCTGGTCGATACTCATGTTACCAATACCAGTGAAACCTGCCTTGGAAGGATCGGTTTGCTTTTTGCTGTCATCCTTATAACCACCCGCAGCACGAGCAGCAGCACGATTCTCACCTAACACTTCAGCATTCTTGTCGTAGTTATCGAAGTGCTCATGCTTCTCGGAAATCAGAATCTCAAGATCTTCGACAGGGACATTCTCGTAGATATACTTGCCGTTAGTGATATCGTAGTGAGTTACGGTGCCATCCTCAAGCATCGTGTGCATTTCGGGGATGACATCAAACTCTTCCTTAACGCTACCATCGGGAGCATACTTGACAAGTTTTGCACAGTCATGACCTTTGGGTTTCTTCTTACCACCCTCTTCGTCTTGACCAAGAGCACCAGTAACAATGTCTGCCTGGGTTACTCTGTCATAAGGCACGGCATTATTAGCAAGATTGCCGTCTCCTTTTTTCTTTGCTTCGTACATCTGCACCTGTCTCAGTGCATCTGTCATGTCTGGAAGATCTCTAAGATTCATTTTACTAAGCGTCCTTGTCCTTTTTATTTATCTTGCGAATGAATTCACCAGGGGTGAGTTTTCTCATATAGTTAGCAAGTTTATCTGTACCCATCTCACCAGCAGGTGTGAAGTCAAACAATTTGATATCGATTCTCTCAACCAAATCCTTCAACCATGCTCTATAAACATTGTCATTCTCATCAATGTAAATAAGATGATTGCTGCCTCTGCTAACAATCTTTCCAATAACACCAGTGTTTACATTCTCAACAAAGGTGCCAACCTTAAACATGTCACCGTTGATGTATGCTTCACGCAAACCTCTGGGATCTAGTTTAGGTGCAATCTCGTGCAGAGAGAAAGATGCATCACAGAAATCTTCAACTGATTCAAGTTGCATGGAGTTTCTAACTGCCTTATACAATTGCTCCTTTTCCTTCACACTCATCGAAGAAGGAATACCTGACTTGAAAGTATTGAAATCATCTTCTGCTGCTGCCTGTCTCATCTTAGATGCAGACATACCTTCAACGCCATCAGCATCGGGGTCACGATCACCAGCAGAAACAACTAGAATATTCTCAAACTCATAGAGATCACCGTTGTATTTCTGTGCAAGAGAATTGAATTCAGAAACTCTATCTCCACCAACGACGATCTTTACCTCAGAGAATCCTTCATCAGAGAGCGTCGTTAGCACATCAAAGATGGTGCGAAGCTCAGAAGATGTAGAAATTGCATTGGCATAATCGGGATATGCCATCTTCATAAACTTAATCTTCTCATTAGGACTGAGAGGATTCTTCTTAGGATCTTGAGTTTGACTAGGATAGATTCTAAATGCTCCACCCTTCGCTTCCATCTCTACTTTTCTAAGGAGTTTTTCATGCCCAACAGTAGGGGGATTGAATCTTCCAAATGTAATAGCAATTGAGCCTTGATCTTGCGCTGGAGATGCCTCTCCAGTATCATCTTGAGATACATTTTGAGTTGCTGATACTTGCTCGTCAGGAGTTAATTTTACCAGTTTACCCTGGCGTGACATATGCGTCACCTTGCCTCTTGGATCGGCATACTTGCCATATCCAATGTGCTTAAGTCCTAATGCACTTGCTGATTTTGCTGCTAGAGATTGTTCTGCTTCGGATAGGAAAGCACTAAACTTCTTCATTCGTCCAATTTTTATCTAGATTAAAGTTTGCTTTACTAAAGGTTAGGCGGTCTACAATTTTATAGGGATTGTTAGATACAATCACAAATCCTTCATGGCGAGTCGGTTGACCTTCGATGAAGCATTTAACATTACTATTATCTTCAATAGCATCAAGCAGACGCATTTTCAGTTGGTATATCAAAGACCACACTTTGAATGTGTTGAGATTGACATCCTTCTTATATTTATCAGGTAGCGCAACATACATTGCGGAGACCGCTGGAAGACTACCTGCACGAATAAAATTGTTGATGTGCTTACAGATTTCTACGCGGACTTTTGCATTTGGGATCTTAGTAAAGGGGAGCAATGCCACAACCTTTGCAAGAATATCTATACCAGCAAAAGGACACTTATGCATATGAGCAGTCATGGTATTGACCATGTAGCAAGTGTCAGAAGAATCGATGGTCAGACCAACACGACCCTTAGCATCAGGAGCAACACGCTCATAGAAAGTATGCGGTGCTAGAATAATTTGCTGAGTAATCGGGTGAGCAAACTCATACTCCAGAGTATTAGGAGAAAAAACATTACCCCCACCGACACCGATCCAATCAGCTTGGACAATACCACGGATGCGAGGAGCATAGCGATAAACCAACCGCAGAATATCAGCAACATTACCTTTGTGATTCTTAGCAATGTCCTCATAGGAATAGTTGATTAGGACTTTCTTTTTATTAAAGACCGACTTAGTGCCCACAAAGAAGCGACCGTTATCAGGATTGGTGCCAAAAACAACAGCAGGTGCGCCATCATACTTGACGCTGATATTGCTGGTCATGGTCAATGCCTGCTTGATAGCATATAATGCGGTGCGACGACCATAGAAAATGGAGTCTTCTATATGCTCTAGGTGCTTATTGGGCATGAAGGGGCGTTTTCTTGACCCTTATATAATAGCATGAAAAAACCCCCATGGTGGGGGTCTTGTGCCAGTTTTTATATAGTCCCTAGTAGACCTTCACATAGACACTAGCATTCATTTTTGTTTTACGAGTGGGGGCAAAACCACCTGCTTCTATCAATGCACGCTCTTCACTATTAAGTCCTGTGCCAAAAGCAACAGATGCACATGCTTCATATAGATTGGTAATAAGTCTCAGCTGCACTTGCTTTTGTTTAATCCCTGCTATAGAAAGACCAAACTCACCTGCCATTGCTTTACTTGCTAGTTTAGTAGCATTATTCAATTCAGTAATCTTACTAAAGTCTGGTGCGTTATCCTTAGTAATTTCTTTCCAAATTTCACCAACATATTGTTGAAGACGAGCATATTGTGCATCATCAAGTTTGTCTAAGTTTGCGTTAAACCAAGGATTAGTTTTAACTCCAATGTCACTATAGTCTTCTTGAATTTGATTTAGTCTGTTCACACCTTGCTTTGCAGTGCCATCGATGATGCTTGTAAAATTTCCATATCCTAGAGATCCCATTTTTGCTCTTACGCCAGAGGGTTTCTTTGTTTGCTCAAACTCCAATTCAATTTTTTTATTATTAACATGATACTTGATACGAACATGCTTCTCCGTACCAGCTTTGACCCGTCCATTTGCAATAGCACCTCTTCTCCTTGCTGCAAGCATTCCCCTTAAACCTCTGGTCGAAGGAATTTGTATTGTCTGTAATGTAAAATTAATTTTAACATCTCTGTTTTCGGCAGTCATTTCAACCGTAGGATTATTAGTTAATCCCAATACAACTCTTTCAAAATATTCATCACTATTCACTACGACAACATGTGGTTTCTTAGATGGTTTCTTCAAAGAAATTGGAATGATATCCCTAGATCTAAACTTCTCCATCAAGAAGTTATTGCATACATTGATGGCTGGGGTATTTTTTCTTGCCTTGATCACCCTATTAAAATGCACCTGATCTATAAGACCTTTCTTAGTCATTACCCAAATGTCTGCGGGATTCCACTTATCTGTTCCAGGAAGACCTAGTTCTTTCTTCACGCGAAGATATGGTGTATATGGATTTCCACTAAAAGTGGTAGCATCAAAGATCTTATCATTGAAGATTTTATGCACGTCTCTCAGATCGAATTTAGTTTTAACTTCCAGCATTGCCAACCCTTGAGTATCAATCCAATACTCATTCGTTGCAATTGGTTGTGATCCAAACCTAGCAAGTCTATTTCTAAAATTTGCAGTATTTAAATTAAATCCTCCAGGTGTGACCATCAATGGTTTACACTTGGAGAATACATCCGATTTAAATTCTACATTTGTGCCATCAATATTCAGCGAATTTTGCATCGTTGCTGCCTCACCAAATACAATAGCATATGCCAGACAGTATTGTGCTAATACTTCCGAGTATATTTCAGTATCTCTGCCACCAATTTTATCACCACTATTGGCTTTCATTGGTTTCACATTGTCTTTCCAAAGATCAGTAACCTTTACTGATCCACCACCCTGCGTTGGTAACGTGTAGGGTCCCAATCCTCTAGGTGTGCCAGACTGCAAATATCTTCTCACTTGAGCAACAGTCACCTGCTGCTTCATCTTCTGCACCATTCTCTTGGTGTTTGCTTTGTTGTTAGATGCAATAATAACTTCACCGTTTTGACCTTGAGTGCCAAGTTTAAATGATTCTCCTTTATCAACCATTTCAATAAATGGCCACCAGTATTTTAGAAGCCCTGTTTTACTATCAACTTTAGATAAATCAACCTTGCTTAACTTTGCCATCTACTCTATGGGATCGTCAAGACTATTTAGATAATCTTTCTCATTCTGGTAGACTTTTTTCTGTCCTGACCATATCTGATACCCTTCAACAACATCAGGGATTAACCATTGGTCCACCCTATAGCAATACTTCCAGTTGACAGGTTGAATACAATTCATCACGACAACTTGGAAGAATGCTACTAGGTGGATCCAGAAACTATACATCTACAGAAACAAATTCAACAACATATCTTGTCGTGCGCTCCCCGTATGAGTTGACGGTTTCGACTCGATACCATCGTCCATCATTCAGTTTCGCTAGGTTGTCCAATTGCATCTTGGACATGATGTCCTTTTCGTTCTGGGTCATCGTTTACTGAGGGGGCGAAGGGTGAGCGAGTGTTGTTTTTAATTACAATGAAAGCATCTTTGTTGTATTTACGAGTGCCAATAGGTGACTGCCACTTCTCATTATAGACTTCACCAACATCGATACCAGAGACTTGAGTGCCTCCGATATCAATTGCAATGTCGTCAGAGGGATCCCAACCCAGTGCTTCAAATGCTTCGATAAACTGAGGGATGATATTCACAGATCACCTGCCTTCCGATTCTCGGAATAGTGGACATCAAACTCACCACCAGGATAACGAGACTTGAGTTTGTCAACATTCATCTCGATGATTTCTTCAGGAGAAACATCCAATGCCATACATGCCTGCATGAAATACCACATAATGTCACCCATCTCACGCTTCAAGTGAAACAGATTCTCTTCGGTCGGCTCCTTACCTTGGAAAATAATCTTCTTCACAACCTCAGTGAATTCACCCGACTCGGCACAGAGACCTACAGCAGCAGTAAGCAGTCGCTCGGAAGGAAAGTTTTTTTCTTTAAGATACGCAAGACGCTCAAAGAATACACTATTTTCTTTACTCTCGAAGGACGTGACCTCGTTGACGAATTGTGCATATTTAATAAAGTCAATCATAGGAAAGTTTTGCTAAAGTTTTCTTGTTTTGGAATCGTTTTACGAGATCAATCTGCTCTTCTTTGTTGCCATGGTCTTGACCTGAGTCAACCAAGTTTTCTTGAGCGGATTGCTCTACATCATACAACTTCATCTTCGCTCTGTCAATACCCACACAGAATCTTTTATTTCGATTGAGATCGTTATAGCGATTCTTCAACTGCTTGACCATGATTTGATTCATGCCCTCAAGCTCCTCCGTGCTAATAAGGGCAAACATAAGATCAGCAGTAGCAGGGAGACCAAAGGATTCGCTAGTGTCAGTAAGGTCAACATCACTGCTACCATAACCTGCACGGGTGGTTTGCGTAGCAGATACAATAGGTACGTCACACTCCACAGCAAGACCCCGAAGCTCTTCTGCGATTGCTTTGACGTAGGTATAGGAGTTGACAACGCTCCCTTTATATCTTTGGGAAGCACAGATATTAAGGTAATCCACAAAGATAATATCGGGTCGAATAGACCGCTTAAGAGCAAGATCACTAATAAGAGACTTAAAGTGTCCAACGTGTGCTGATGCCGTAGGGTATTCTTTAATAATTAGCTTACCTTGAGTCTTCTTACTAAGGTTTGTTAACTTATTCTCAAACATCACCTTTGGTAATGTTGCAAGATCTTGGATATTTACATTCAAGAGGTTGGCATCGATTCGCTCTGCGATCCTTTCTTCTGCCATTTCCATCGTGATGTAAAGGACATTCTTACCTTGGAGTAAACACGATGCAGCCACATGACACATAAAGAGAGACTTACCAACACCAGTGCCAGCGAGAGCGATATTAAGAGTTTTGGACGGGAGCCCACCCTTCGTGATTTTATTGAAGAACTCCAGATCGAATGGAATCTTTTCTTCTGTTCTATGATAGTAGTCATATCGTGCTAGTGCGTCATCTATGTAGTCGTGTCCAATATGACTATCAAATGAGACTGCCAATGCTTCAGATAGAATGTGAGGAATAGCACCCTTGTCTTTCTTAGTGTCTTGTCCATCAGCAATCTTGATAGACTCCATCAGGGAAAGATAAATTGCCCTCTCCTGACACCATTTCTCAGTGGTATCTACCATCCATTTGAAATCACTCTCTTCATTGACAATTCCATCAATAATACTCACCACCTCTTTGTAGGAGGACTCACTCAAATCATCTCTCTTATCAATCTGAATAGAGAGCACAGTTTTGGTGGGAAGAGCATCATACTGAATCACATAATCTGAGATCTCATTGTAAACAATCTTACAACCAGCACTCGTGAAGTATTCTTCTTTGATAAAAGGAATTACCTTTCGACAATAATTCTCATCATGGACAAGATTATTGATAATGGTATTCTCAATGCTCATAGGTAATGAAGGTAACTTCCAACGATGTATTTCGTCCCTCTAGTTACAGGTCTACCAGCGTGGCGGTACAACCAGACGGATGGAAACATAAGTAGTCTACCACACTTTGGTTGAATTGCATGGTCCAATTTTGGAAATGCTGTTTGACCTCCCTCGGTCACATCCTTCAAATACAAGAAACAAACTAAGAATCTTCTTGCTGATGTAAAGTCTTGCACGTCAACGTGATCACGAAACTCATCATTTACAGTGCTATATTTCTTGATTCTGAATTGCTCGAAGGCATACTTTGCAGGAAAGTCCTGACCGATGTCCAGATCTTTCATGTAAAGATTAACATACTCCACAAAAGTTTTCTGCAGAGTATTCTGAATATCTACCCACCTCTCATCCTTTTCTAAAAACCTTTCGGTGATATTCAATTCAGTAAAGGTAGGTCTCTTTTCACGATCAATATAATTTTGGTGGAGAAGATCTAGATCATATGCTCTGATCACTTCCCTACAAAATTCACCCGTGAATGCATCATCGTATACTTTGATGTAATCTTTTAACTCAGTTGCCATACCTAAACTCCTTTGCTGCACACTCATCAAGTGCTTGCATCACTTCGGGGGTGAAGTATTTTTCGGGATCAGCGAGAATAGACTTAGGATAAACAGCAGATTCACCAACCATGATACGATTCCCCTTGCGCTGGAAGACTCCGTGCTTCTCACCCAACTCCAGTAGTCCGTAATAGCGGTCCAATCCACGGTCGTAATAAAGACGAGTTTCAATCTGGGAATTCTCCTTAGTGAGACGAGACTTCTGTGCCTTACACTTAATGATATTACCTACAACCTCAGTGCCATCCTTCTCTTTCTTCTTAGACAGATAGATGATAGTAGAAGATGCATACTTCAGACCAGATCCACCACCCATTTCCTTAGTGGGAATGTATGACCCAATGACATCATAGGTGTGGTTGGTGACCAGCATCGGTACGTTTGCCTTACCAAGTTTCAAAGTGAGCACACGGAATGCACCCTTGATCAACTGAGACTTAGACATATCACGGACCTGCTTATCATTAGCAACGTCCTCAACTTCCTTCGTAGAAGAAAGCATACCCAGAGAATCCAAGACAAACATCATCGGTTGACGCTTATCTTTATCCTGCTCCATATACTTGTCCAGAATGCGACAAGACTGAGTGCGAAACTCTTCGATAGTAGACACAGGCACGATCATCATACGATCGGCAGGAATACCACGATCCACAATCATCTGCTTGGAGATAGCAGACTCAGACTCAAAGTAGATTACCCCAGCATCGGGATTTGATTCAAGAAAATGCTGGACAATCCCAAGGCAAAAGAAAGTCTTGCCAGTAGAAGACTCACCAGCGATAGCCGTGATCTTGTTTCCAGGGACTCCACCGTAGATTGAGCCACTAACCAGAGCATTGAAAATGTAACTACCAGTATCAATGTAACCAGAAGTGTCTCCTGCCGCGACACCATCACTAACCAGTCCTGCATACTCATTACCAATCTCCTTCACTACATCCTGTAGAAAATTCACGCTTTCTCCTCCAAAATTGTTGTAATATATTGTGCCCGTTTCATGGCACGGGAAAACCATTTTGCGTCTTCTTCATTGGCAAACTCCTTTTCCTCACGGACAGAGAAACCAAATGCTTTTTGATAGGATACGATGTACTTTTTACTCATCCAAATAGAAACTCCAGTGATGCTACTTTTTCGGTTTTCCATCCAATCGTGTCCATGATAACTCGGATAGGCTCAAGGAAACTCTTATCAAATTGTAAGTCATAGTCCACCTGTTTGTCAATCCCCAACTCTTTGGGGAAGGTCTGGAAGAATGAGATAACATTCTCATTGATCTTGTTAGGTGTCTTTAGATAAACAAACTTGATCTTTTCTCCATCCTGAATCAATGGATACTTATGTGATAGTTTGTTTTTCTTGATATAGAAATTGTACAGAAGAGCGCCACGCACATGAATCGGTGTGCCTTTTGTGTATACCGTCGCAGGATTGGACCACTTATTTAGATTGTTACAACCACGAGGGAATGAAATATCTTCGACTGGTAACTCAGAAAAATGATCTCGAAAATCAGCAATAAACTTTTGCACAGACTCTTCGTCTTCATTCATGATGACGTTAAGTGCATCCTTAATTTTTTGACGGCAGGGAGCAGGAGTAGAAGACTTAACTGCTTCAATACCCATCATCTTCAGTTTGGGTTTCTCGTAACGGACACCCTCACTATCCCACACGTTGAGAATGTATCGCTTCTTGGCAGTCCAGATACCTTTATCAGCGATATTCTCACGCTTCATCTTCATCTTCTGATCATATGCAGAAACATACGTCGCCAATTCCTGATATGACGATTCAATAAATGGCTCCAACTTCTCCTGGCAGATCTTGTCAAGTATGGAAACAATCGCTGCTTTATCGCTAGACTTATTAGCAAAGAATTTACTAACAAGAGGTCCAAGGTTAAGATAGATTGAGTCAGTGTCAGATGCGACAACATAATCGACTTCTTCTGTGGACAAAAGTTTATTTAGGTATTTGTTGATTTTACTTTCAATCCAACGAATCGAGACTTGACCCGAGAGAGTAATCGCCTCAGCATTTGCCAGATTGTAATACCTGAAGTATTGGTTGCCAATGGCACCATAGGCAGAGTTGAGTTGGATCTTTCTTGCCATTTGAATGTTGTTGAATTTGGACACATCTTTTTGAAGTGCGATGGTCTCAGATGTTGTCTTGGAATGCTCAAGATCTTGCTTAGCGGCAAGCATTCGTTTCTTGTAAATGGTCCTTTCATCATAAATCTTCTGCATCATTTCGGGGAGGAATCCTAAGATGTCCTTACGGTATTGGGCACCGTTAGCACATACACAATACTCCCCATCAATATCAATCTCTTGATTCAACAACCTATCTACGGTTGCTTGCGGGTGCCTGACATCCACCAGCGTTTCTGGCGAGATGTTGTACTGCATAATGAGGTGAGGGTAGAGGGAGTTGAGGTCAAAAGAGACCACCCATTCATACATTCCTGGCACAGGCTCTTTGACATACGCACCAGCATACTTTTCATCCTTCTTTGCTCCTTTGCGAGGGGGGACTACAAGGTTTCGATCTTTGAGATAATTATATATCATCGTGTCCCACATCCGCACCTGTGAGTAGACATCTTCTAAATTGACCTTAGCGTCATACGCCATAGTCACCGCCAACTCAATAAGTTTCATCTTATCTTCGAGACGGTCAATCAACTCAACGTCTTGAATGTTGTATTCAACAAACTTCTGCCAGTCAGATGTATAGAAGTCCTTGAAGTTTTCATACTCACTATGGTCCAACTTGCGCTGACCCAACTCAACGTGAGCAATGTGGTCCAGTCTATATGACTCCTGGTTGGTATAAGTAAACTTCTTATACAGATCCAGGTAGTCTAGGATGTTGATACCAGAGAGATCATATGCAATGTGAGTGCGACCCATGATGTTGATCTCGCGCTCGTTAGCACGATTCCAGGGAGAAAGAGTCTTCATCCACTTCTCGCCCAACACACGGTTAACACGGCGGCAAATGTATGGCACGTCATACAGGTTGACATTCCAACCCGTCAAGACATCAGGAGTATTCTCTGCCCACCACCTAACAAAGTGATTAAGCATTTCTTGCTCAGTCCAAAACACAAAGAATTCAACACCTTCGGGAGGATTGAATTCTCGTGTGCCCCACACAAATACCTCTTTGGTATTCATGTCTTTGATTGTGATACAAAGCATCTCTTCAGCAGATGCCTCAACGTCAGGAAAACCATTCTCACATGCCACCTCAATGTCCATAGAGAAGATCTTCATCTGCTTCATATCATAATCAATCTCACCAGGAAACTCCTTAGCAATAAATTGATAGACATAACGCTCGTATCCATAGACACTAAAGTTTTCTACACCTTCATACTTGGCGATAAACTCTCTCGCCTCTCGGGGAGATTCAAACTGAATAGGTTTGACATACTCACCAGTGAGAGTTTTAAACTTCTCCTTCTTGTTTGAAGTGACAAACAACGTAGGCGAAAAGTGGGTACGAGATTGGACTTGCTGCCCATCCTCGTACCCACGATATAAAATAGTATTACCAGCGAGTTGAATATTCGTGTAGAAACTACCCATTAATCTCCTGATACTTTTTAGCGATGTCTGGTGACGGATCCACTATAGTAAAGATCGACTCAGATGTCAAGAAGAGATCCCGCTGACCAGAGTATTTGGGATACTCCTCCAACTCACCATCAACAATGCGATAACATGCTTCGATGAATACCGCTGGCTCTTCATCCAACTCCTGCACTTGACCAATCAAATAATCATTCAGATTCCCGTTCTTCAGCAGAATCACTTTGAGATTTTCCACTTGTTGCCTCCACTAATTCTTGGTATTTTTCGATGACTTCATCGTGTGTTTCATATGCTGTAATAACTTCATCCAGTTTCAGCATAATTGCCTTCCCCTTCAGAAGAGGCATCCATGGCTCAAAAGAAATCTCTGGGGCGGTGAGTTTATGAATCTCACCGTCTGCCTCTGCAGTCATACCACCTTGAATCCACACTGAATATGGATTGACAAGTTGAAAAGCAATGACGGTTTCCTGATCTTCCTTGGTAGTAACCTCATACAAATCAGAGATTACATCTTCACCGCTTCTTGTTCTTACGATTCTTACGCTCATAACATCTTCTTTCGATTTCTAAAATTGATTCTCGGATAATATCCTTTAGCATCTTCTCGGAAGAAGATCCTGTCATTTCTGCGATAGGTCTAATAACCCTCAACAATTCGTCAGTATAGGATGCTGGCACCTCAACTGTCAAGAGATCCGATTCCCCATCATAATTTGGTTTAGTTAAATTGACATACACATTCATAGCATACTCCAAAATAAAAAGAGACCCCCAGCGGGAGTCTCTTTAGTTGTATACTATATATCAATCAAAGTCAGAGATAATCCTCTCACACTTTTCAAGATTCTTTTTGCAGAAGTTACGGACGTAACTTTCAACATCAAGGTCCATATTGTAATGAGCGTGAAGGTGGAGTCCCTGAATTGCAATCAGAAACCCCACAACCAACAGGTTGAATTGAGTAACTGGATGAAGTAATACCTTCAGGTATTTCATCAGAAGCGATACTTAGTGCCGACTTCAACTTTCCAATCAGTCTTATTGCTGATTTGGATTGCCTCTGCCTTTACTTTAGCAGAAAGTTGCTTAGTCAGTTTGATGCCAGTACCAACTTCAGCAGAAACTAGACCTTTGCTGTCTCCACCATCGGGGGTCTTAGCACCACCACCAACTTCAACATAAGGGCTGGCAATACCAACCTTCCAGTCATAACCAAGACGTGCTTGGTTGACTGCTTCTTTATAATTGTCGTCGCTAAATTTGAATTCAGATTTAGTCATGACGTAGGGACCAGCAAGGGCAGGTGCTGCGATCATGGGCAGTGCCAGAGCAGCAAGAGCGAGTGCTTTCATTTGAAAATTCCTTTGAGTAAATTTACTAGGTGCCCAACTCATGAGCACCCATGTAATATAGCACACTTAGCACCAGATTACGGTAAAGGATCGTTTAAGGTTTTGTGCTAATCTCATAAACCTTGAGTTTTTGGTGGTCTGGGATGATTCTCTTCAATTCAATTGTCAGCAATCCATTATCAAACTTGACATCTCCAACTTCAACATCATCCGATAAGTTGAATCCTCTAGCAAAGGTGCGAGTAGAAATACCTCTGTGCATGTATTCTTCTTCACCCTTTGGTTTTCCTGCAATAGATCTAACTAGAAGGACATTACTTTCAGTTGAAACTTCAATCTCTTCCCTTGCCCAACCAGCAAGTGCTACTTCAATCCTCCACTTGACATTAGATTCTTCGACAATATTGTATGGGGGATATGCTTCATTAACCGATCCCATTCCATAAGAGTGCAATCTGTAGAATAGATCATCGAATCCTACACTATATCTTTGTGCAGCATCTACCACGGCATTAAGATCTTTCGTGGTGAACTTACGCAGTCCAGTCATTTGTTATGCTCCTTTAATAAGCGAGTTTGATTGTGTGGTCCCCGAAGGCAACCATACTTATTTAACAGTAATACCTAGAAATACATTGTCAAGCAAACCGAACACATCTGTAAAGTTTTCCCGACCTACATATAGATAGGACTCTTAATCGATGGAAAAATGCGTAAACTTCTTCCTATCGTAATGCTATTGATGGCAACACCTGCATACGCTGGTGGTCTTGTTACTAAACATGCTTCTTCAGTCCAACTGACTGTTGATGCTGCTCGCTCTACTGCGGTAAGAATCGGTGGTAGTTATTCTGCTTCTGGTTCTAACATCACGGCAGGCACGATGGGTGGTGTTTCCACTGGTGCTGGCACATATACTGTCACCACATCTGGACAAGATTGGTCGTTGAGTGAAACATACAACGCAGCAGATAGTGTTCCTGCATCTGCTGTTAGCACAGGTGATGTTCCTAACTTCGGTAACCTTACCTCTTATGCTGCTGGTTCTGCTGGCACACTCGCAGGCACGATTGACAGAACTCATGCTATCACGCTGACTGCTGGTGGTGCTGGTTCATCTGCAACAGGACAATTCGTTACTGAGATCACTGTTATCGACTAATACTATATAACCATGAAGAGATTATTTTTCGTGGCATTACTACTGGGATCACCAGCAATGGCAGTCCCAGTAGTCCCTAACTTCACACAGGGGTCGATGACAAGCCACACAGAGACGACACAAAAAATTACAGAGACCATCAACTCGATGGACTATAACACAGGGTATCAATACTCTGTGACAGGGAGTGGAATTACAGCATCAGGTTCTTTACAACCAGGAACAGGTGCTAACAATGTAACTATAGATGGCGTGACATCATCATGGACAGGACTAACAAGCAGACCAAACTTTACGCAGACAACTCCAGGGGGAGCATTTCAGTTCACAGAATCTTACCAAGGTCCTGGTTTAAGCAATCAAACAATCATTCAAAGAACAACAGAAGTAACAAGCATAACCGACACTACCTCTATCTTCTCACAGTAGGTATCAATCTTGCTTTCCCAATTCAAGCATACGCTGAAGTCGGGGGTGTTAGTGCTACAGCTGCTCCCGTTGCTAATTCTTCAGGCTCGGTAACCAACCAAGCTATTCAGGTTTTACAAGGACCCTACATTACAAACACCTATGGGAATGGGATTCAGTGTCAGGGTCCCACACTAAACTTCACACCCTATGTCACTGGTAGTGCTTCTGCTACCAAACCATACGAGCCATATTACTATGATCCTGTCTATGACATGAGGGACATGGATGACGATGGAGCACCTGACAATCCTGGGTCTGTTTTGTATCGTGTCCCTGTAAGGACTGGACAGAAGGATAACTACAACCTAGGTGTTGGTTTCTCTGCTACATGGTCTCGTCCTTTGGATAAGAAATTGCAGGATCAATGCAAAGAAGCAGCTGCTGCTAACATCGCACTGATGCAACAGCAAACTGCTAACAAGAGATTAGATTTTGAGATCGCTAGACTAAAGAATTGTGGCGAGTTGATGAAGCAGGGTATCATGTTCCACCCACGCTCACCTTATTATAAAGTCTGTGCTGATGTGGTTGTGAATAATCCTCCAGGTCATACTCACCCACACGTACATAAAATTCCTACTCCTGTGTCTCGGAATGCTGAGGACCTTGGTCCCGCTCTAACAACTGGTAAGGAGTGAGTGCTTCATTCAATGCCTCAAGCACATTCTCTTTGAATGTACGATATGGAATGAACAGTTCATCATCCTCAGTCTTATAGTCCTGGTGTGTCTCTTTGAACTTACGATCTACATCATAGGTCAGATTTGTTACGATATCATTGATGATTTCAATAGACTTTGCGGTAAGTCCGTTCCAAGATGTATTGGGAAACATATCATCCTTGACACGATCTAGCAGTGCTTTCTTGCAATGCCATTGTTGATCAAAGATTTGGGTAAATGCTTCCCAGTCGTGTTGGGATTTGAAATGGGGGATACTCATAGTGATTCTACCTTTGATTTTACAGATTTGGGAGTTGCTCTTAACTCTTTCTCCCTTTTATATCATCATCTAAGATATTTTCTATTTCCTTAATCAAATCAATTTGGTGTTTATTCTCCATGTCTAAAATAAAATTGTGGGAAATTCTATAGGTAATTCCCTTATAGTTTTTTTTATATTCGGTCATTTAGGTTTGAGCGTTTGTCTCAATGCCATTATAGCACGGTTTCGGTCTCTTTGCTCGTTTCTACGCTCGGCAGTGGACAGTACAGTAACTGACTTCCCCCTGATAGCAGCAATCTTTTTCATAACTTTCTTGACCGTTGGTTTGATAACCTTTAGTAGGATATCTGCCAGCGGTTTTGCCATAAGTGCTGATGCTGTTGCCACTACAGCAATACTTGAGGTAGTTACAACTGTCCCAGCAGCAGGAAGACCAGCAATTACTTGCTCTGGTAGAGGCACAGGTTCTGTAATCTGAATACACTGGTTGCCAACTAACTGATAGTCAGTAACTTTCTTTCTAAACCCCTCAATGTATGTGCCTACAGGTTCCTTCGCTGCTTGTGCTGGTGTGGGGCAGTCTATCTTAGCAGTAGCAGCGGGAGTTTTAGGTATCGGTAGATCAGGTGCTTCGGGAGCTTTGGGTTGCCTTGTATCTACTCCCGAAGGTTTAGTAGGAACTATCTGGTTAGGTTCAAAATTAATAGGATTATAACTAGGGACGCCAGAATCGCAGTACGTAACCAGACCTCTGTCGTCATCACTTCCGAGAGTTTTAGATTTGTTATTCGCTTCGTGGGCTTCGACACAACCAGGCACGTCAACGATAGGCACACCAATATTTACCACTACAGGTGCTGCTAGTGGAGTTGATGTGTAATATTCGTTAGCAGTTACGACCTTTGGAATGTCAATCTCCCTGATGTTAATGTTGGGAGAAGTAATGTTAGGAATCTCCATCAGTCATCGTCTTTGAATAAATTCGCAATCGCAGTGAATACCGAGTGGAATGCAACATAAAGAAAAAACTTTCCTTCAGCATCCCTGTCTCTTTTCCTTCTTGTAGTAGTCATAATTAACAATCATTGAATACAGAACCAACTTGGCTACCAATATTAGATCCGACTCTACCACCTAGAAGAGTTACCCAACCAGCAGCCAACCATCCTATATAGGGGATGTTGACCACTGCAGGCACGAGAGCACCAGCAGCAATGCTAGTCCCTGCTAGGGCACCTTGACTCCGTGCGCCAGCGTCCGCCCGTATGCACTCTTCGCTTTTCGCACCCGTCTTTCCCATGCCGTCAGCGGCACCTCCTAGGTTTCTAGCACCATCCATAGTATATTGATCGACGCGATACTCTCTGCGACTTTCAATACCACCTCCACCAAACAATCCACCTTTCTTCTGATCTAACTTTAGTTGTCTCTCAGAATTTAGAATAGCAGGATCGTTTGCTTTGTATTCAATCTTATATCCATCCCTAGTTGCTTCCACCTTATAGGAAGAGTAGTCACCATTAGGAAAATTAATTACAGGATACTGCGGTCTGTTTACCAGATGACCGAGCACACCAATATGAGCAACACCTACAACACCAAGTAATGCCAATCCAGCAATCTTTATTGGCGATCTTTTCTTTGTTGGTGTTTCAGTTGATGTTTCGGTCTTCTTAGTAGTCATGGTTAGAAGGGGAGAGCAGGTCCAGTGACAGCAGGAGCACCTCCACCGACTCCAGGAGCGGCAGGAAGGGCACCACCAGTAACCTTAGGCATCTTGGGCATAGCAGATTCCAGCATCCCTGGGAGGGCACCAGCGACTGCTTCTGTTGCTGCCTTGGTGGCAGCAGTCTTTGCCTGCTCGATCAAAGCATCTTTATTAAGAAGCACATATGCACTACCGCCAATGAGAGCAGCAGATGTAAGACCAGACAGAAGAGCGATAACGTTAATTAGTTTTTGCATGGTTTTAGATAGTAGGCATTACAGGTGGCTCACCGTCCTTCTTAGGTGCAGTGGCAATTTGAATCGGGGCTTGCTCAATACGAATCGTTTGCGCTGGAGCCGTCTGCGCCGCAGCTTGGATGAGTTTCTCAAGATCTGCCTTGGAGACACCGCCGCCAGCAACACCCTTGAATGTGCCATCGCCATTCTTCTTTGCTGTCTGGACGCCAAAGGTAGCGAGCACCCCTGTAAAAACAGACGCGATAAAAGTGGGATCGAGTTTCTGCTCTGGGATGCCGAGTGCGGGCGGCAACTTAATGTAAGCAAGGGTAAGGATGCCACCAGACCAGACGAGGATACCAAGACGCACGAAAGTGCTAATGATGGCAAGGTGTTCCTCGCTATCACCAGCAGCTTCCTTGAGCTTAGCAAAAGGTCCCTTCTTCTTTTCGGCCTGTTTTACCTCTTCCTTTTCAAGAGATTCTTTTACTTCTTCGGACATTGAATGAGCTGACGAGGCTCATCTATTTATGATTCAGCAACTTGTTTTTTCTTACCGATATTATACTTAGATTCTAAAGACCATTCACCCTTATCTTTATAAGAGATAACTTTAATTTGACTTAGTGGTGCAGCATCTACAATCTCATCAGACTTTGCAACTTCAATCAAACCCCAATCGGATAAGAGTTGAATGATGCGATTGCGTCGTTGTAGATCGTTAGTAGAAATATTTGCTTTCTTACCATCAAGAGCAAACAACTCTTTGAAATGCACGATGTAATATTGACCCTTCTTATGAAGAATGTGGCACGACTGATAGAGTTTCTTTTCCTTTCGTGAGGCGACACCAATACGAGTCAGCGTCTCACGCACCTTAAGAAAATCATCAGGCTCCTTGAGCATCACTTGAATCATATTATCTTTAGACCATTGTAGATCTTCACTCATTTTTTCTTTCCCCCTTTATTCAGTTTATTTTTAATGACATCTAATTGATCAGGAGTCAGAATGTTAAGAGCCTGTCGTGCTTTTTCATTACTATAACCATAGTATTGCTTGACAACTTCCAAATCATTCATCTTCTGTTTTTTGTCCCAAGGCGAAAACCTTTTACGAGACCTGACGATATTTATAAAAAAATCATATTGAAGTTTCTTATCAAGATGAGAATACATATTCATCTCGTTGGCATACATCACGGTATCCATGTGATGTGACATGCACTTATTCACAATATAAGGGGGGTAATTCTTTTCCCAACTAGGATCATCAGATTCCATCACACTCTTTTTGGTATAGTTAATGGAGTTGAGGTAATCCTTCAGGGGATACCTGTCATCAATTGCCATAGTTTAAAAGCAGTAATTCCTTTCGTTGTTTCTGGTCGCTCATGTACGATCCCACGGATCGCATAGTATAGGTGAGGTCGAATTCGCCTGCTTGCCACCCTTCAAACCTTTCCTTGACAAGTTGGTCCGAATTATAAGATACAAGTTGATCACCGACGAAGCGGTCACAATCAACAGCAAAGGTATCATGATCGAAGCACTTGTGCATACTACCTCGCCTTCCGTATAGGTTAGATTTAATGTCGTAGGGGGGATCAAGGTAGGTGAAGCACTTTTTGTCATCAGTAAGGAGTTGCTCATAGGATAAGTTGGTAATCTTCCAATCTTTGATTAACATGGAATAGTGAGGAAGATTCTCTATCCCTCGCATTGAGAAGTTTGAATCGCTCGCCTGGGCAGAAAAGGATGAGGACTCAGAGAGACCAGAAAAAGAGCACTTGTTAATAACGTAAAAACTAACGGCACGATGAAAGGATTCGGTTTTTCGGGCGTCATGAGACAGATACTCCTTTGCTTCTAGAAATAGTTTCTTTGCACTGACAGAATCACAGTGACGATTCTTGAGTTGCACCAACTCGTCACGAAGTTGTCTGCCTTCATCTTGCAAAACCCTCCAAAAATTATATAGAGGTTCGTAAAGGTCATTGACCCAGATATCCAAATGAGGATATGTCTGAGTCATCCAGATAGCGAAAGATCCACCACCTAGAAATGCCTCACGATATTCAGTGTAGTTATTCATGTCAGGCAGAAACTGTGCCATCTTCTTGATGGCACGAGACTTTCCACCAGGATAACGAAGAGGGGTCTTTAGGACGGTCATCAGGTAATAATTTTCTTAGAGGGTGCAGATACTTTACCAAAGGTGTCGCAGTATTGTTGCTCCAGATTAGGAAGCAGTTTAGTCATGTAGAGCACATGCTGTTTGAGAATCTTCACTTCTTTCTCATCAGGATCACCGAGGGGACAGAAAGGAGCGAATCCAAGTTGATCATTGCCTTGGGGTGCAGCAATCAATGCATCACAAACAAGGAGATACTCATCAGTCTCTTCAATGAGATCAACAATCAATTGCTCTCCATTAGAGAGACGCACATTTTTTACAGTCATTTTAGTTTTTCAATTACGGAGTTTACAGATTCGGACATCTGGCGGTAACCAGTGCCAACATAAATTTGTCCTGCCACAACGGCAAAGGTGGCAATACCCCAGAAGATATAATACCACTTGGATTTTACTTGGTGCTTCTTTCCCATTCTACTCCATCTCCTCGGTTTTGACAAACTCTTTGAGGATATCAACGAATGTTTCTCCAGGATCCTGCTCTCGCGCTTCAGCAATTTCTAATAGCATTCCATGCAGTCTTTCACCCTCCTTCCCAACAAATTCAATTTGAGTATCTTCCCACTCCTGAATTACAGGATTGTATCTTCCATCATGAATAACAATGGGATCAACTTGTTTGGATTTGTTTGTTACATTTCCTCCATAAAATTTGACTGCGGCTTGAATATTCTCTTTTTGAGTTGTATATTCTAAATTATCAACGCAATTATTAGTGGCATCATGATCTATATGATTCACCACAACATTACCAGATATCCAAGATTTATAACTATCAGGGATGCGGGGTTGTCCAATCATGTCTGCAGTAATGACTTGATTCCATTCCGATGCTAATCTATCTGGGGCATATTCATCCATTGGTCGATGTGCTTGCATCACCAATCTATGCACATCCTCAGTCCTTTTACAAGTTGTTTTGCTTCTACTATTATAGACCCAATCACCATCAAAAAAATCTAGGGGATAATAAATATCCACCCTAGCATAAACATTATCCCGCGATCTATTAAAGCATTTAATTTTTCTCGAATATGAAGGATCTGCGATATTGCCCCCAGCAGTTCTTCGTATATGAGAAACAACATTACCAAGATTGGATACGGAATACCAATCATGGATTTTGCCATCGATTACAAGATGTTTCCAAATTTCGGTTGTCATTTGAATTCACACTCCTTCAGTATAGTATCTTGGTGCTGATTCATACTCTTTTCCATCTCTATGCAAAATATTATTTTGATGGTCAACCCATTCAAGATTTTCAATGGAGTTATCAGACCTGTTTTTATTTTTATGGTTTACTTCAGTAAATGTTTCGGGGTCAGGATTTTTTAACCATGCCTCTGCCATTAAACGATGCACTAGTTTACCATTGTAAACTGCATATCCTTCTTCATTTAAATAAAAGTTAGAAACAGTCTCCTGCGTTTTGACATTTTTAATTCTTCCATCATAGTAGTAAATATAATTACCAACTTTTCGCATGTGAGGTCTGCATGAAGAAGAGGGCACTTTAACTTTACCATTTTCCCACAACCACATCAACCATTTTTTAATTGGTTTTCTTGCTTTAGTAGGAAGATTGCCATTCTCAAAGTCTTTCCTTAACCGATGTTTAATTTTTAAGTATGACCTTTCAGTGTAATCATATCTAGGTGGAATTCCAACCAAAAATTTTTCAAAAGAAACTACTTCCTTTCCACTAATAACTTTCTGATAGATATCAATTTCAAACTGTTTACTCATTTGAATTCACACTCCATCATAATTTGAGTAAGTGCTGCTAAAAGATTGATCTCCTGGTCAGCAACGAATGCAGTCTTGTATTGATATTCAGCAATAATCAAAACTGCTGCTGCAATACTAGGACCTTCCATATTTTCTGCAAGACCATCATACAACTTACGAAGAATTGCGTTGGGGTCAGCATCAAGATTCTGCGTGACCCACTTCTTCACATCATTGAATTTCTTATTCTTCAGAGCAGCAATAAGATCCTTGGTGTTTGCATCACCTAGCGTCGCCAGAATGCCAGTGTCGATAGCGCCCGTGGAGGAGTATCGCTGCAATTCGTTGAGGGTGCGTCGGAAGTCTGGGAAGTATTTTTGGACGACCTCAGCAACAACTCTAGGTTCGAAGGAGACCTCTTCCCGTTTGAGGATATCTCGGCAACGATTGAAGAAAGCGCCTGCCAACTCTTGCTTAGTTTGTCCACGAACATTGAAGTCAACTACCGTTGTCCTACTATGTAGGGGGTCGATAATCTTGTTTTTGAAATTACAAGTGAATATGAACCGACAGTTTTTTTGAAACTCTTCGATACTGGCACGAAGGAGTAGTTGGACATCTGGGGTTGTGTTGTCTGCCTCATCAATGATAAGGACTTTGTGACGAGCAGAAGCAGTGAGAGACACAGTAGAAGCAAAGGATTTTGCCTGATTGCGTACAGTGTCCAAGAAACGTCCCTCATCAGACCCGTTGATAACATAGTAGTCTGCTCCCAATTCATTGCAGAGTGCTTTTGCGATGGTGGTCTTGCCAACACCAGCAGTGCCAGAGAGGAGCAGATTGGGGATCTCACCCTGATCTACAAAACTCTGAAAGGTGGTCTTCACAGATTCGGGGAGAATGCAGTCCTCAATAGTTTGAGGACGATACTTCTCTACCCAAAGGAAATCATTCATTCTAAAGGTCTTTGAAATTCACGACTAATAATATTAGATGCATGAAGCATCTGTTTCATGTATTCTACACCATCCTGAGGTGTAGTGTGGTCTCCACAAGTAAAGACATCACAAACTGCCATACCCAACTCTGGCCAAGTGTGAATGCTGATATGACTTTCAGCGAGCATTGCCACACAAGTTACACCTTGAGGATCAAACTTGTGTGAGTTGAGTGCCAGCAGCGTAGACTGACACTTCACACTGGCGTGATAGATTACATCCCTAATGTATTGCTCATCATCCAGAAGAGCCATACTGCACCCCTTAAGGGTGAAAAGGATGTGTCTCATTAGTTGTTAGGCTCCAACGCAATGAGATACTTAACGTTGTCTGCTTCAAAGCGAGCAACATTGTGCTTGCTGATAGTGACATCATAACCCTGATTATAGAGTTTCAGATTCTCCATCTTGAAGCAATAGCAAAACTCATCATCGGTCTCACCAACTTCGATCGAATAAGAGTTGGAAGTTTCATTCTTCTTGTCGGTCAGACACAGATTCATAGTGCCTTCATGACCATACAAGCAGAGATCGGGCACACCACAAATAGACCATGCCTTGCGGATTTGCTGCAGGACAGGTGCCTCAAGACGGAAGCGCACATCTTCAGTAGGAAGATCAACGTCCTTCTCGGGTGGTTGCACAATGATATCTGGGTCGGAGTAGAAGAATTTAACCTTAGAGCGACCACCAGGATTACTGATCACGAGATGTTGATCAGCATCAGTATCAATGACGGGAGTGCCATCAAACAGATTGAAAACTGCAATCAGAGAAGGGAGATCATAGATTGCCATGTCTCGGGTAAACGTTTCCTCAACCTTTGCCTTAGCAAGGATATTCTTATTCAGACTCAGGGTCTGAATCTGATTGCCAGGTTTGATAACAATCGACTTGTTGATGGTCGAAAAGTTTTGAAGTAGGTCAATAGTCTCTTTGGAGATTACGGTCATCGGTTGGGATACTCCTCACGGGTTGCATTTTTATCGTTAAAGTGTAGCAGCAAAAGTGCATAGTGCAAGATCTTAATAATGTCTCGCCGTGCGCTGCCTTTCTTATCGTAGCGAGAGGCATACTTAAGGATATTACTCCGACAGAATGCTTCACCATCGCCACAAGATTCAATCAAATCAAGGGTTTGAATACCAGCATCACCAGTAGAGTAATGCTGGTTGTAGGTCCCTTGAATATACTGCTTCAGTTCTTCAAGCAGTGCTTCTTCATTGTATTTCATAATCAGAATGGGGCTTCCTCCTCATTGTACTCGGATTCCTCTCCTGCGTCAACCTTAGTATACAGATCGAGGAAAGATTGTTTGGTATCAGTGTCGAAACGATTGATACAGTTGGTGATTGCTTTGATGCGATCACCGAAGATTTGATTCGCTTGGACAATATGCACCAGGCGACGGGTGGTGATAATCTCATCCACACCACCATCGTAGAAGGTCTTGCGGATCACACCTGCCCACTTAACAAGGTTATCAGCAAACTGCTCATCACAACCATTGTTGATGAGGATCTTGGTTTCAGTGGTTGCAGTAGGATACTCCTGCTCAAAAGTCACAGGGAAACGCTCAAGGAATGCTTCGTTGAGCACATTGGTGCCAACAAAACGACCGTCATCGCTACCCTTACCTTTGGTGTTGGCAGTGGCAAAAACAGTGAAACCAACAGCAGGTTTCACATACTTACCAATCTTCTTCAGGAAGATACCTTTACCTTCAAGCACAGACTGAAGACACAGGATCTTATTGGATGCCAGGTCAACCTCGTCTAGAAGCAGCACAGCTCCGCGTGAAAGAGCTTCCACGACGGGTCCATTATGCCAGACAGTTTCGCCGTCAACAAGACGAAACCCACCAATAAGATCATCCTCGTCAGTCTCAATGGTAATGTTTACACGAATGAGCTCTCTATTTAGAGCAGCACATGCTTGCTCAACAGAGACAGTCTTACCATTACCAGACAGACCAGTGATGAAAGTAGGATAAAACTGACGAGAAGAGATAATCTTCTTCACATCAGAGAAATTCCCGAACGGGACATAGTTAGCATCTTTGTCAGGAATGAAGCACTGATCTTCCCGTACGGTATCATCAAGTTGCTTTTCAAGACGCTCAGCAATAGTCAGATTCCACTTGCCACGACCAGTTTTATATTCATCTAGACGCTTACATGCAGTGGGATATGAAACATCAAGATTCTCAGCAATAGCACGGACATGCTCTGTGCAGACTTCAGCACCATAGGCATTGATCAGGTTTTCGACGATCTGGGCGGTAGTAACTTCAGACTTGCGGGGCATTGCTCTCCTTTGATTACCTTGTAATTATAGCAGAAAACCTGCCTTGTGGGGCAGGTCGGTGGACAGTTTTTAATCGTCACACCCAATCTGGTTTGCGGGATCCGTCACGAAGATAATTAGATGCAACCCAAGGTTTGCTGCTAATGTAATTTTTGTAAGCAGTAAAAGTGTCAATGCTTGTGTCAAATTTAAACTCATTGGGCATTGCTCGTGCGAAAGGAGTTAAGTCAGTAAAGTGTGCTGGATCTAGAGGAAATATCTTATTCGCATACGCTAGTGTATGTAGGCAAGAATGTATTTTTTTATAGCGATGGGAATACTCTTCACATAATGCAAGACCATGTTTGATCAACCATCTTGCGTTTGCTATAGTTTCATTTGCCCAGATAGTGCAGGGATGATTACGAAAGGCACCCTTAGCAGTTGCATATGGTGTGCCGTCTGCTTTGGGAAGAGTGCCATAACCATGACCCCACTTCTCGGATGCTACGATAGAGAGCATTTGACAGCACTCTAAGGGCATTTTAACAACGTGCTTGTCAGGGAGACACTGTGCCGATTTGACTGGAGATGGATCAGTGACAAAAATATTCATTTAAATTTGGTTGTTACGCTTACTACTGTAGCACCAGGATTGCGAGCAAGAGCAACTTTTCTTGCATCTTGATAGTCCGTAGCAATTACTTCTTCAGTAAATACGGTGCCAGCCTTGAATAGTTTAACTTCACATTTCATGCAATTTGCTCAATGAATGCATTGAGGATAGTTTTGTTTGTCATTTTGGACCCCATGTGCTTTTTAAATGCACGGGTCAATTCTGCCTTAGTGGCAACTTCTTTCTTCTGCTTGACTTCTAGATCTTCAGTGCCATTTCCAATATAGTTATTGGGCATAAAGAACTGTTTGTTGAATCCAGTCTCTCCGTCAAGGGCAACGAATCGCTCCTTTGTCCATTGCTTATTGTATTTGTCCTGCATTTCAAACGGGACATACTCATTCAACATACGATTCAAGTCAGACTTGGAGCAGAGACGAATACCGATCCAGTTGTAGTCAGTAATCTCTTTGTAGAAAGAAACAATCTCAGAAGTAGTTTGATAAGGACTACTAGAAATTTTACGGGAGTATCCAGTCTCAGGGTCACGAAGAATAAAGACTTTATTGCGATGATGGCAAAGGTAATCGCAACGAACATCACCGTGACGATAATGATCTTCGGGATAGGTGCCAACAACCCAACTCATAGGATTTGCTTCACCATCTGTCAAAGCAACCACATTAACTTTCTGCACATTCTCAACACGCTTCATCTCTTTGACTGCCTGACGCATACACATAGTTGCTTCTGCGAGAGGAGTGCCGCCGAGAGAATACATGGGATTGGGTTTTACATTGTATGCATTCTGACCCCATGCCTGCGCCCAGATATAACGCATCTGCTTATCAAGGGTTTTAGCATTCATCTGAGATGAGAAGAATTCTAGTAGACGAAAATCATCAGAGATGTGCAGAGTTTTGTCTTCTCCGCCACGGACAACATCACTTCCATAACCACTCTGGAAAGCATAGACACGAAATGCGATGCCAACCTTACGGCAAAACCAGATCAGATTATAGGTTTGCTTGAGGGTATCCATAAGCACATTCGCCATAGATCCAGACCAGTCAAGAAGCATCACCAATCCATGATTCTTACCATCAGGGACAACTGCAACCTTCTTGAAGACATCTTCATTGTAACGATAGGTGTGCAGTTTGTTAGTATCAAGCACACCAGTCTTGGACATAGAAGTGCGAGCATACTGATCAGCAGACTTCTTCATCTCAAACTGTTTGACCAGATAGTTTACAGATTTCTGGGCAGACTTCTTATATTCTTCACACTTATCAAAAGTAAACTGAAGACCATTGCTATCATACTCGGTGAAGTGCTCCTCCAGAGAATAATAAATTGTCTTCCAAGTAACCAGATACTCATCTAGTTTAATCTTAGGAAGATCAAGATACACCCACTCCTTTGCATTATCATCAACCAAAGTCTCAAGTGCTTCGCGCAATGCTTCTTCGGTTACAGATTGCGTTTCGTCAAAGGTTTCTCCACCAAGACCATAGGAAGGAGTGTTGAGATCGGCAGGGTCATCTCCGATCGGATCTTCGTCTGTATCACCCATATCTTGAGTGGCATCACTCCCCTCTGGGGTGACTTCTTCACTCTGCTGCTCACCAGGACCATCCTGAGTTTGTGGTGCAGGGAGATCCATCTCTTTCTCTTTCTGCTTCTCTTCAGCAAATCCGTAGATCTCTTTGGCGAGAGCAATCACCTCTTCAAAGGTATTGGTGTTTGCTGCACGAGTGACAAAATCCTTTTCATCATCGGCAAAGTTTACACCAGGATTGCCCTTGAAGTAAAGATTGATACGATCGATAAGAGGCAGAGTATCAACATTACACTCTTTAACACCGAAGAAATCTTTCTCCCACAACTCACGATAACCTTGAAAGAAGGACTTACGGAGACCAGGATAGGTGCGCTTCATCATCTTCTCGATACGAGCATCCTCCAAGACATTCACAAAGTCCTTCGGAGCACCCTCATAATCAACGTTGGGGGTATAGAGAGCATGACCCACCTCATGACCCACCAGAAGGTCATACACGGTCGCTGAGGCAGTCTTCCAGATAGGAAGGATCAGCACACGGTTATTGACATCAAAACAAGCGGTGGTGATCTTACGGTGCTCTACCTTGAGATTCTCAGTAGCGAGCAGTTTGGCAAGAGTGCCTTTCACTTCGGTGTTGACGATCATGTCCTCTTTGCGTATGGACCTATTATAGGTCATCTTCCCCTCCCAGGTCAATGAGGTAGACAGTTATTCTTCTGGCACATTAGCATAGATACCATCTTTCAAAAATTGATAATGACTCGGACACTCTCTAGCAAACTCATGTAGTTTTGCTTTCATTTGATTCCATTGATAATCAATTTTACCAACTATAGATTCTGCGTTGATGTTATTATAAAACTCAATTTCTTTAAGCATCGATGGAGTGATTCGATCGTATCCCAATCCAATGGCAACAAAATTCATACCATCATAATACTCTTCTGGATTATCTTTCAATACAGACAATCCCATAAAACGAGCACCATCACATGCCATACCCCTATGATTTAGAGGAATCTTTGCAGTATCTTTCCAGTATGGAGTGTCTCTTCTCTGACTAAAGACATAGTGTGCTGAAACAAAATCTGCAAATTCACTAAAATATTTAAACACTGCAGTATTATAAATGTCCCGATCATATTGAGTGATATACTCTCTTCCCAAGATTCTCACAAGTTTCAATGCAAACTCATGAATCGTTAGCAGTCCATTACCTTCCAAAGGTTCCATGAATCCTGCAGACAACCCAATAGCAATACAGTTTTTAACCCAGGTCCGTTTATGGATACCGACTCGGAATGACAAATCTCTAAATTCAAGATCATCAATTTCCTTACCTAGAGAAACTAGATGGTCTTTAAATTCTTGTAATGCATCTTCTTTACTAACATAATTATCGGAATAAACATATCCCATACCAATTCTAGTCCAGGTAGGAGTATTCCAAACCCACCCATTAGAGAGTGCTACACAATCAGTATATGGTTTCATCTCAGTTTCTTTATCTGAGTATGGGACTCTTGCTGCCCAAGCACGATTATTTGGAAGTTGATCATTAAATGAAACAAACTCTTCACCGAGAGCATCGCCAATCAATAGACTCTTGAATCCTGTACAATCAATATACACATCAGACGTAATGAATCTACCAGCATCATCAAGATAAATTCTCTCAATACCCTCTTCACCAACATCAACTGAAGTGACCGTTGCTGGAATATGATTTACGCCCCGAGGAATACAGTATTCATCACGCAACCAGTTTGCAAACTTAACAGCATCAACGTGGAAAGCACTATCCTGCTTTACATCAAAGTTTCCAAATTTTCCCTCTTCATTATAATCCAATTTTCCAGCATCAATGAGTGCCATCTGTGGATAATATGATTTGGCAAAATCTTGGACTGGAGTATTGGGATACAATGCTTTTTTCATTCTCCAATCATTCAATCCACTATATGAATCGGGGAAAAAGTGGGGTGATCCGAAAGGATAATGAAATCCAGTCTTGTCATTTTCATTACTAAATCCAGTGAATTTTACACTCAACTTATAAGTTGCATCACACGCTGCCATAAAATCACTATCCTGAATACCAACAACATGCATCCAAGATCTAAGAAGTTGGAGTGTGCTTTCACCAACACCAATTCTAGGCACATCAGGACTTTCAACAACAGTTATTTGTTTGTATGGGTGAGTTGCAACGATCGTTGCTGCAGTCATCCACCCAGCTGTGCCACCACCAACAATTACAATTTTTTCAGTCTTCATCATGAATCATCCGATAGTTTTGAAAAGTCATTAACCTTTTCAAATTTTAATGTGCGTAAGAATTTATCTACCAAGATCTCACCCTTATGTGAGATTACAAATACGTTGGTCTCATTACCGAGACTGCGAAGAATTTTAAGGAGCTCATTAGTGCCTTCCGTATCAAGAGATGAGTCAAAGACTTCATCCAAGATAAGAAGATTAGTTGCTACAGAGTTTTTCATTCTTGCAACTTCTCTCCAAGTAAACAAAAGTGCTAGATCGATCTTTTGCTTTTCTCCTTCAGAAAACGAAGCATAACTAAATTCATCCCTGAAGCGACTCTTAATAACTTCGTTAAACTCTTCGTCAAGTGTGAAGTTGACATAGAAGTCCATCGATTGCAAATATTTATTAATCAGTTGATTAAAAACTGGAATATATTTTTTGATAATCTGACTTTTAATACCACTGTCTTTTAGAAGATACGAAGCAACGTTGTATTCATCAAGTCTCCTACTAATATCTCCACAATTAATTCTATTTTTTTCCAATTCTTTAGTAGCAACACTAAGACTGGTTTCGGCATCAGAAATAGTAGTAGTATTTGAGTGATGATCAATCAGTTGTTTTTGAATTTCTAGATTCTCAAACTCAAGACGGACAATTTCTCTCTCAAGAATATTGATCTCACTACGAATTTCATGTGCCTGAGAAGACTTCTCATCCATCTCAGTAAGTTGTGCTGTCAGTCTATCAATCTCCTTTTCAATATTCCAAACTTCTTTTGTAATAACGCTACCCTGATCACTCAAGGATTCGATTTGTTTTTCTTTGAAGTTATCTTGAATACTTTGTCCACAAGTAGGACAATCACTATGACTTTCAAAAAACTTAACGTCTCCAATAAGTCTCTTAATGTCAGACTTTTTGACTGCTCGGTCTTGCTTGAATTTTGAAACATTCTGCTTCGTCTCATTATATGCGGTCAAATCAAATTCCACCATGCCGAGTTGCTTCTGCTTTTCGACAAGTTTGATTTGCGTATCATCAATTTTAATAAGATTTTCCGATACCTTATTTTCTTTCTCTTTTAGATAATTTGTATTAACTTCTCGGAGTGAATCAATAAGTTTTTTCTTTGATGTTACTTTCTCTACAGATAACTCAAGCAAATGCTCACAATCTTTACTCTGTGCTTGTGCTGCTCGTATCTTGTCTTTTAGCATCGAATTCATCGATGAGAAAATACCAATATCTAGAAGATCTTCGATAACCTCTCTTCGATGAGCAGCAGCAAGCTGCATAAAAGGCACAAAAGTGCTACTACCAAGAATAACAACCTGAGTGAAAGACTTGTAGTTAAGTTTAAGTACAGACTGCTCAAGGTATTTCTGAGTGTCTTTTGCTGCCGCATCTTGATCTACCAGTTTGTTGTTTTTGTAAATCTCGAATGTGTTGGGTTTGATCCCACGAAACACCCGATAGTCATCAGGACCAATACTAAAACAAACTTCAACCTTCAAACCCTTTTCGTTAATACTATTAACAAGTTGAGGTTTGTTAATCTTACGAAACGGTTTATTGAATAAAGCAAAACATAGTGCATCTAAAATGGTGGACTTTCCTGCACCATTCTGACCGATAATAAGAGTAGATGGACTTTCATCAAATTTAACTTCAGTCCACTGGTCACCTGTTGAGAGAAAATTCTTCCAACGAATAGTTTCAAATAAGATCATTGGTTGGGGGGTATAACAAAATCATTAGATGTAATTACTGAATATCCATATCCATAATTTTCACAATTCACTGCCACGGTGCTCAATTCAACTTCCATGACCTCAAGATCATCATCAAGATCATCTGCTAGTAGCAACTCCTGATATCTAATGGCATCATCTTCTTCTTCAAAAACCTGCACAGTTTTGACTCGATCTTTATCAAAGACGGCATAAACACCACCAGTATTTTTGTCCGTAAGGATATACATTAGAGCTCACATGCTTCGATGTACAGAGATCTCATAAGAGATTTGATGTTGTTATTGTCAACTTTTAGGTCGATACCATCTATGTATTTATCCAGGAGGGTTAAGGTGTCTTCGGTTTCCATCACTTCGCCACTCATTTCAACAGAAAGATCTTCAATAATTTTTAGATCTGCAAGACCAATATCCTGCAAGAGTTTGACATCATAATCAAAATTGGCATTGTCTCCTTTATCCTCAACAATAAGTTTGACGTATGTGCCTTGCAAATTATCTGGCACATCCATACCAGCATTGTAATTGATTTTATGAAACATGTCAAATGGATTGCGGTAGAAGGTGGTCTTTAATGTCTCAGTATCAAAAACATGGAATCCCCTTTTACATCCATAGTCATTCCAATACAACTGATATGGATTACCAAGATATGTAATGTTACCTTTAGTGGACTTCATATGATAGTGTCCACTGAATACTTTTTTGAATTTGGAGAATATAGAAGACTCCATACCAGACTCCATCACATGCCCAGGGTGAGCCTCAAAACCGTTAAGCTCAAGATGGCCCATGCAGACATCAGCAGTACTGTTTGCAATTTCATCGAATGCTCGATCTCTGTTGTCATCACAAATCCAAGGAAGAAGAAGTATATCACGACCGCCAAAGTTAACAGTGGTAGGACTGTCATGGACTGTGATATTTCCGTATTCTCCAAGTAGCTCTCTAGGGGCATTGACTCTCAGGGTATTCTTGTAATAGATGTCATGATTACCCGCGAGCATATGCATCGATACACCCATGTCCTCAAGAGGATTAAACCACATTTCCTTTGCCTCATTCAGAGACATGAAATTGATAGACCTTCGTTTATCAAAGGTATCACCAAGAGCAATCACTGTGCTAATCTTAGATACCTTGATAAAAGGGACAACTATTTGGTTGTAAAACTTTTTATATAAATTTAGAAATGCCTGATTGTCATTGCGTACACCAAAATGCTGGTCAGTTATCAGGAGAATCTTCATCGTTTGGTGTTTATTGCAATGCGTGATTTAATCTGATTATACTCGGATCCACCATCTCCGTCAACCGAGAAGACTTCATCGTATCCAGACTTCTCAAGAATTTTCTCCTTAATATCCATCTGCCTTTTTTCTTTAGCGATGCGTCTCAAGAAAGCATAGTATACAATCTGTGTAAAGTATGCAAATGGATTCTTAGATTTTTCTGGATCGAAGTTATCAATATATTGAATACAGTTTTCAATGCCATCACACACCATGTCGTCCTTATACATGTAGTTAATGAAGTTGGGACGATATGATAGGTGGGTAGCAATCTTCAAGAAGCATCCGCCAATGTAATTGTTGACTCGTGGTTTTGGAAGTCCACGAATTTCAGCAATCTCCACCTTCTCCTTATACTTGATAAGAGCAGCAAGAAATTCCTTATTATCAACGTAATGTTGTTTTTTCTTTGGTGGAGTTGATTTCATATGACGTATACTTTTTCATGTTTGTATTATAGCACACTAGTAAAGACTTGACAACTACCTATTTTCTCTGTAGAATAACACTGTCAGGGTTGATTGGGATTCTTATAGATCTTTTCAAAGATCTTTCTTGCATCATCAATACTTCCTAGGTATCCCATTTCTTTTTGGGGTGCCACTTTTTTTCGGTCGGTTGGTTTAACAACTTGCTCACCGTTTACATATGCCTCATACATGAAGATGTATTCTTTAGACATCGATGCTAGAGAAATAACATCCTTCTCTCTGACAATGAAAAAATCTTCATCAGATAGTTGCATCCAGTGAGCAAAACCCATTCCTCGGGCAACTCTACCATCTTCGGTTTCTTTGGTGAAGATCTCGATCGTAACTGGATTAGTTAAGAAAATAATTGATTCGCCTTGATCTTCTGTAATTACTGCTCTACCGCAAACTTCTTCACCATTTACTAGTTTGAAAATGCCGTAGAATTCTTCGTCGTGTTTTGCGTAATTAATCATAAGCTTTTACTTTTACGTCTATGATTTCATAATCAAATTTTTCTTCGTTATATACTTTGATTCTTTCCATCAAATGATTCAGAGTATAGTTATTTCCCCTGTCGGTAGAAATATCGTCAGCAAGATCATATAGTGTTGCTTGTGATTTGTTTTCGCCTTTCCTTAGCACACGACCAATTGATTGTAGATTGCGTACTCTGGACTTAGAAGGAGAAGCGAAAATAACGTTATGTAATCTTTTAATGTTGATGCCTGTAGAAAATGTGCCGTATGAAGCAACGATAATAGCATTATCAGATTGCTCAGTTAATACACGGATGTCCTCACGGTCATCAACATCAACACCACCATGCACTAGATGCACGGGTCTGTTTGTATGACTATTTATCAATTCGTAAAGGGGGATCCCGTGACGATCTACATAATTGAATAGGACTAAAGTATTTCCTTTTAGATCGCAGGCAAGGTTGCGAATAAATTTATTTCTCCCCTCATGCTCAATTAGGTAATCAATCTCATCTTGATATCCCTCAAATAGTTTTTCTTCATGTTTCATCAGGACAATTTTAACTTTAAGTTTGGCAACATGCCCTGCCTTCATTAATTCATTAGTGCGTGTGACTTGAGAGCATCTACCAAATACACCTTCTAGCACCAGTTGATTTACATTTGCACCGTCTAATGTCCCAGTAAATCCGATTCGATACTTACACTCATGCAACTTAGACATCAAAGAGGTAAGAGATTTAGCTTTGAAAAGGTGTGCCTCGTCACCAATCACGACATCAAACCTGTCAAACCACTTACGCGGTTCCTTATAGATAGACTGCCAAGTGGTAATTACCACCTGATGTTTCGTGTATTTTTCTGCCCCCGCATATATTTTGTGGCAGTATTCGGACGCCATCCATCCATATTCTTCAAAGTCCTTATACATCTGCTCCACCAAGCTGGTGGTAGGGACTACAATGAGAATATCTCTATTTAAATTCACATGATATCTAACCAATGCGTAAATCATTAACGACTTACCTGATGCTGTTGGTGATAGCAGTAAACGTCTATTATACTTTAGAGCTTCATAGATTGCTTTATACTGATAGTCCCGCACAGGGAATGGTAAGTGTAGAGACTTCACAAACCCCGCTACACCTTGAGGAGTAATTAAATCATTCTGTGCTAAAGGGTGACCGAAGAATTTACATTCCTCCATCTCATACCTATATCCCCTTTCATCCGCCCAGTCCAAGAGGTAGTCAATGAGACCAACATATATCTCTCCTGTTCCTGGGGAATAGAGACGGATTTTTCCATCCCATCCTTTATATCTTTTATTCTTCTGCATGAATTTTGCAGACTCTACCTCAAATGTAAAGAAGTCTGCTAATTCGTAATTGATGTGTGGCTCTGCTTCGACCTTTAGATAAACTTCATTCTTCTTTCTGATCTTCAAATCAAACATAAGGCGGACCATAAAACCATGCTACAAGGGATTTTCTATGTCCAGCAGTGACGGGACGGACCCTATGCCATTGATCTGCTAGAAAGAAAACTGCGGAATACTTTTTGGGTTTGATAGTAACAAACCTTTGTGTATCCCCTGGTTTATATATCTCCAAATCAAACTCGCCTCCTTCGTAGTCATCATTAAGGAAGAGAGACATGCTGATTTTTCTTACCACACCATTGATTATCTTTGGATGCTGATCAATATGCCAATCGTAGAATCCACCTTCACCGTAAGATCCAAACTGCACAGGTTCTACACCAGTGATGTTTAGATTCCAATGTGCTCCTCTGTTAATTTGTTTTACCATACGCAAAAGCATGAGCAAAAGACTTTGGTCTTTCACCCATGCTACGTCGGTCATTCTTTTTGTGCCGCTTTTTTGATTATATAATCTTCCTTCTTCCCACTCTAATGTAGCAGTTGTTATTGCTTTCTGGACTGTTGCTATGGAGTCACGATTGAAGGTGACTTGCTTGTAGAAGAGACCGTAATTCATTAGAAACCATTCTTAAATTTCTCCCACTCAATTGCATTTTTGATTTGGAATGTCCTGTTGTTTATTTGTTTCAGTACACTTTCAAGAAATACTAGAGTCTGATCTATGTATGCAATCTTATACTGAAGTTTTTTGATGTCGTCATCAGCATCAATAAACATAGAGATCTCTTCCTTAGTGGTGAGTTTGAGATCAAATGGCATCTCCTTATAGACCGAAGATGGTGCCTTACCCTTATAATACAACCACTTATCACGGACAAGTTGATTCAATTCCAACTCTCTTTCTTTTTTCATTAAGGAGTATGTATTGAAAAACTCCATATATTTCATATGAAGTTGTGGCACTTTAGTGGATTCTTCACAATATAGATCAGTGTCAATGACACTATCTTTTCTCCACATTCCTTGAAGCGTTTCTAAATTCATTATCAAATCCTATAAATGCGTCGTTCCAGTCCCCCGAGTAATCCCACGGGTCAGGTATTTGTATCTTAGTGCTTGAAGGTGCCACGCTTGTGCTAGGCTCTTCGGTCCCTCTTTCAACAACTGGATTTCTAATTCTGAGAGAGGGAAGGTTGGGCACGCTAGAAGGTCCCTCTTCCACTGTTGGTCGTTGCTCATTTTCTTGCCATTGTTTTTTAATTTCCTCTGCTTGACGGTCAACGGAGTCCATCTCCAACTCTACTTTACCATCTACCCAGTGTTTATACAACCATTCAATGAAACCCAATGCGAGATGATTGATGGGAAACTTTTGTTTGTTTGCCCACCTCTTACTTTTGGTATACCAAGTATCTTCACCACCCCATTGGTGCTCAAATTTGATCATCGCCGTGTCTGCCTATTCTTTTCTCTTACTTCGTAGAGAGTATACTTGAATGTGACTGTTGCGGTTAAGAAATCATTGTCCCCACCAGTGACATCAAACGACAGTGTAGATAATTCTGTTGGCCAAAGACTCTTAAACACAACGTCAAAGTTTACATTGTTGTTGTTATTTAAAACTTGGAGAGTGCCATCGGAGAAACGATACTCCTGTCTTTCTACGGTTTGATTCGTATCTTTAAAATCAGTCCTATCAGAAATACTTTGTGGCGTGCCTAATGCACGCATCCAGTTGTGAATTTCCATGTAGTTGCGTAGATCTTCATCCACGATAAACTCCAAACTAAAATCGCCATAGGAAATATTACCTTCCACAGGAATAGGGACTAAACCCCTAGTTGGAATCTGCACATCACCTACAGAAATTGATGGAATCTCTGCCGACTGGCACAAGAAAGAAACCTTTCTTGCCTTATCCAATGTGAATATAAATCCAATTGGAGAAAGAAAGTTTCTATTTGTTAGTTGATCTTCGTACCAGTTTGCCATGTTGGTTTTTAGTTATTTATGATTGTGCTGGTGTCCAATCCAATATTTCCTGAGACTGAAATTCTATCCTCAGCACAATCGAAAAATGGATAGACCTGATGATTTAATTTAGATGGAAACATTACTAACATTCCCTCATGCTCATCCGAAAGTTTATATTGGTGCAGAGAAATTTCTCCTAATATATTTGTATATGCAAATTCAAATGCTGATATTACTTGTGAATTTGCATTTTTACTTATTGGATTTTTATTTTGCTGCTCAAATGTAGTTGGTATTTTCATCCAAATAGCAAAACTATATACACCAGTGTGGCAGTGTATAGGATTAAATTCATTTTGTTTTTGGTAGTTTACCCACCAAGAGTGTAACTGAAATGCATGTTTATGATTTACGGGAATTTTATCTCCCAAATTTGAGAATGCCTCTCCATAAATTTGTACGAGTGGTAGAAGAGTATTGTGCCAAAATAGATCCTCAATATCTTCTAACAAATTACTTTCATGTATATTGCCAGCAAGATTGCCCTTAAATGTTTCCGTTTCTCTTTGTTCTATGCATTTCCAGATGTGACCAATTTCATCCCTATTTAATTTTTTCTCCAACCATCCAACGTTTGGTGGAGTAACAACACGAATTTCACCTTCTTTCATTAGACAAACAAACCCCGATCTTTCATATATTGAAGAGTTTCTTTCAAACCACCAACGTGCTTAAACCCTATATTAATTTGTGGATAATCGGCACCTTCACCAAACTCTTTATCAAATCCTTTTTGGGTAAAATGCTGTCCTAGTTTATATTCTAAAAATTCACCGCCAAGAGATTTAAGGAGCATTGCAATACGCTCACATTCTTGACTGCCATTACTGTAAATCACTACCGTTTCAGTCACGTTGCCTCCAATCATCAGATTTGTCTTGCTTAAACCAATCTACAATTTCATCTGCAGATTGAAACCCCTTTTTGTAATTAGATGGGTCGGGGTCTCCTAGTCCCATCTTATTCATAAAATCATCCATGCTTCCTTCTTGGATGTCGCCAGATGCTTGTCGTCTTGCTTTATTTAACCAGTCTCTAGCAGTTGTATATCTCTTGGCAAGTTTCTCTGCCCAAATCATATCCTCTAGTTTTACTTCTTCGTTGTTTGCAATACGCTGGCAAATAAATTCTAACCGCAGTCGGTATTGTGTAGACAGCATACACCCCTCTTCACACCTTGATTATTTAGGACAAAAAAAGAGGGGTCCGAAGACCCCTCAACACTTCCTTCACACGGTAAAGGTATTTATCATCACATGAGGTTAGCAACCTGGACGCGACGATAGTAGCGGTTGCTATTAGCGGTGAGAGCACCGCTGCCCTGGGTGAGACCTTGAGCGAAGGGATTCGAGACCATGCCGTAGCGAGTCTTGAAGCCAATCTTGGGCTGGAAGGTGTCAGGGTTGATAGCACGGACCTGCTGGAGGGGGACGTAGGGGCAATAGAAGAGACCTGCGTCATAGGGGCTGGTGCCCTTATAACCAGCAACGTAGAAGTGCTTATCAGCAACGTTTGCCGAATAAGGATCAACGTAGACCTTGATGCGACCGTTGAGAGTACCAACGAGAGTGCTGGAGGTGTCATCAACACCAGTCAGACCATTGTTGCCAGCGAGAGCAGGGGTGTAATCGAGGACGCCTGCCATGCCGAGTGCCGAAGCAACGTCAGCGGAGCAGATCAGGACATTACCCTTGCCACGACGAGTTTGCTGACCGATTGCGTTTGCATCGCGCTCGATCTGGAAAAGCAGACCCTTAAACTTCTCAACCGACCAACGACCGTTGGAATCAACGTCAAGGTCAAAGATACCAGCGTTAGCGGTGTTGTTTTGAGCACCAGCAACAGCGTTAGTGTAGATGGTACGGACAACTTCACGGTTGATCTCAGCGAGGATCTCAGTGCTGAGGATGTTTGCGAGCTCTTGCTCAGCATCGAGACCATGGATCGCCTTGAGATCCTGTGCCATTTCGATGCTGTATTCTGCCTTCAGGGCGCGTGCTCTTGCGGTGACGGTGACCTTCTCGATCGAGAAACCCATCTCACGGAAAGCAGTGCCAGCTGCAGCGTCAGAAAGTGCTTCAGCAGTAGCGGTGGTCATGCCAGTTGCATCGCCTGCCTGCTCATAGGTGCCAGCGGGGCTGTCATTGAGGAGACCAGGGTTGTTACCTTCTGCATCGTTGTCGGCAGAGCCAGATGCACCAGGATCGTAGGTGCCAGGACCACCAGAGAAACCAGCGTTGGGCTCGTTGAAGAATGCTTCATCGTAGCCAGCTGCTGCGGGGTTACGCTCTGCGCCATAGTTGGTACGCATTGCGAAGATAAGACCTGTAGGACCAGTCATTGGCTGGACGCCTGCAACGTCATAAGCGATCAGTTGGGGCATCGAGCGACGGATCAGGGAGATCAGTACGGGATCGAAACCAGCAACGGGACCAGTTGCGGTGTCACCACCAGTGTAGCCTGTGGTTTGGAGAGTTTCGGTGAGGATCTTACCTTCCTCAGCGATTGCTCTTTCTTGGTTTTCAAGAAGTTGTGCGACAACGCCTTTCTTATAGGTGTCCTTGATCTCAGGAAGAGAATCGTGGTTAAGAACGGGTGCCCACTTTTCTTGTAAGGATGCGAATGCCATTGATTGTTGCTCCGTTTAAAAAAAAGTAGTTTTACAAATTAATCATTTAGACCACATCTTAAGTGCATCCACGTACTTCGACATGGTGCCAGATGTAGTGTCTTCTACAAGGGGCTCACTTCTGTCCTCGGTAGGATCCACAGATTGCTCTGCTACCTTGCGAGTGAAGTAGGATTCCTTGATTGTTTCGATTTTCTTACGAAAATCTGCTTCAGTTTCAAACTCAACACCCTCTGCTAGAGAAGCGAGCTTCTCTTTTTGGGTCTCTGCGAGACCTGCAGCGCACTCGTTCACGATTTCCATTTTGATATAAGAACCAACTCTCTTATTGAGTTGGACGTTGGCGTCGATTTGCTCGTTGAGTTTAGCTTCCATCTCATCAAGCTCTTCAACCATGCCGTCAAGCAGGTTGAATTTCTCTTCGGGCACACTCATGTTGTGCTCAATGAAGAGAGTCTTTAGACCGTCAAAGAACGACTCCGAAATTTCATTCTTAATGCCGTGCTCGATCTGGAGTGCATTTTCCTTCATCCAGGTCTCAGCGACATAAGAAAGGTAGTCGTCAACTTTAGCAGCCAATTCTGTTTTGATGCTCTCGACTTCTTCAGTCAGAGTAGCTTCAAATGCTTCGGTGATCGCTGCAACTTCATCATTGACTTTAGCAGTTACTGCTGCTTCAAAGATTGTTGCTGCGCGTTGTCTGAATTCTTCGGAGAGCTCTTCACCAGCGACAAGAGCGTCAACATCCTCAGTAAAGTCGTATTTGGTTTCAGCGAGGGTTTCCTCTTCGCCATCTTCTACGTCCTCCATTTTAGCGGATGCATCAGAAGGTTTGGTCTTCAGGGACTTGTCACCTTCGTGCTTCACTGCACCTGCAGCAGAAGCGCCAGCATTTTTAGTGCCCTTAGCACCTTCTTCGGAATCAGAGGTTACCGTGATCACCTTAGTAGCGCCACCCTTAGAGGTGTCGATTTTCTCACCAGGCTTAGCATTTTTGGTGACGGGATCAGAACCTTCGGCCACTGTTTCCATGTTATCTAACTCTTTGTCGAGGGATTCAGACATTTGATCTACTCCGTTTAGCATTTGTTTGTCTATGTTTATTTATAAATTACAAACTCTTCAGAAACGCCTTGAACGCGGAAATCTTGCGCTCTTGAAGATTGATTAGAGTTGCTTGGTCAATTTCATCCTTAATTGCTGCTACAGCAGACTCTTTGAGGATTCCATTTTCCCAAACCCACTCTTTTCCTTCCATAATTCCATCAACAAATGCATCAGGAGCAGAAGGATCTGCTACGATATCAGCAGCGGTGGCAAGCATAAAGTCATCTGCAACAACGTTGCAACCTTCTCTTTTAACTAGGGATCCCATTCCGCGAGAAGAGACACCTAACTTGACACCTTCATCAAGCAGACTTTTTGCAATGTTGCCCATTGGTGTATCAAGAATTTGAGCACGACCAATGAAGTTATTGCCTTCTTGTTTGAGAGATGTAATACGATGAGAAACACGATCTAAATTGATCGAGGGACCATCAGGATGACCCAACTCACCAAGAGCACGTCCTTTCTGGATGTAACTCTCATCATATTTAGCAACTTCTCTAGCGAGAGTTTTCACAGGATACATTCTGCCATTGCGGTTTTGGATCTCCGCTTGCAGAAAGATACCTTCGATGAAGTGACGCTTTTTGCCATCACTCTCTTCGGTAAGAAAATCTACTTGTGTTACTTCTTCACTGATCAGTTTCATCGGTTGTTTCCTCTTCGGTTTCTGGGGTTTCTTCTTCCGCCGAAGCTTCAACTTCGGTTTCATCTTCATCTGGGGTATTATCGGGTAGTGCATCAGAAACTGCATCTGCAGCATCTTGAGCAGTATCACCCAAATCAAAACCCATCGTCTTAGCAAATTCCAACTTTCGTTGTTGGACTAAATCGTAGGTAATACCAGCAAGGGCATCTTTTGTCGCGTCAAGTGCTTTGGATTTTTCATCTCCAAAGATACGATTAATAATTTCAGCAGCAATTTCAGAAGGCATGATAATAGTGTCCAATACTAATATTTATTATTTAGAATTCTCCTCGTTTTAGGTCCGAGGGATCAGGACCCATTTCTTCCGCAGGTGGTTGTGCCATTTCTGCAGGAGGTGCTTCACCACCCATAGCAGCAGGATCTTCCATAGCAGCAGGATCAGCAATAATACCTGCTTCCATTTCCGCTTCAATCTGCTCATCAATTTCCTTGATTTCAACGTCAGTTTGTTTCAGGACTTGACGGCGAATGTATTCGACGCTAAAGTATTTTCCAACATAGGGATCCATCGAGTTGACAATATTGAGACGCTCGTTAGTAATCTCATTATCTTTCAACTCACTGAAGTAGTTGTCCGCAATGTAATCAAACTGGACATGCTCCTTCATCTCATCCCATTCTTCAATGGTAATGATGCCTTTGAGGACGAGTTGTGTCTTCAGAAGATCAGTAAACAATTCGGAGAAACGCTTACGAAGACGAGCAACAAACTTTTGGAATTTAACTTCGTCACGAGTGATTTCAGCAGCACGACCAATATTGAAAGTCGTTTCTGTTTCTAAACGAGACGAGGGAACGTTGAGTGCCTTGTAAAGTTTCTTTTGGAAATACTTAACGTCTTCCAACTCACCCAAGTTTTGACCACCAGGAAGAGTTGTGATCTCAGTGCCACGACCACCTTCACGACGAGGAAGCCAGAAGTCTTCCAACATGGACATAAACTTCTTGTCGTCTTTAATCTCGCCAGTGTTGGCATCGTATACAAGTTTGTTACGATAGCGACCCATGACTTCGCGCAGATATTGCTCTGCCTTATTCTTGGGAAGATTACCAACATCGATGTAGAAAATTCTACGCTCAGGTGCTCTACTCAAACGATAGATAACCAGAGAGTCTTCAATCATGCGGAGTTGGTTAACCGCTTTGATTGCTTTGTGTAGGTGCGAAAGCACCATGTTTTTGTTGAGATCTTGAATACCAGAGTGGCAATAGCAGATAGAATCTGGTGCAATCTTCAAACCCTGGTTGGTAGAATTCTTTAAACCTTTTGGATCATACAAGAAATACTCTGCTGCCTTTGCAGTCAGTGCTTCATTGAGAGGAGCACCACGCAACTGCTCAGGTCTCTTTTGCTCATGCTCTGTAATTTTGCGAATCTTACGGGGATCGATATAACGTAACTCAATCAAACCACCACTGGGATTCTGTGGATCAATTACTTTATGATAGAATAGTCTGCCGTCAACATACCAACGACGGAAGATTTCATACGAGCGATTTTCAAAATCGAGAAGACGAAGAATCTCATGAAACTCTTCTCGGATTAACTTTTTAATTTTATCAGAAACTTTGAGATTTGATAACTCCACCTCTACAGGCACGTCATCAAAGTTTCCACAAATAGTTTCATTGACAATATCATCAACTGCACTATCACATTCTGGTTGTAAAACCATCTCTCGATATCGAGAGATTAACTGATATTCATTACGAACAGTTCCGTCGAAGTCAACGGTATAACCATAGTAACCACCACCAGATACTGGCTGTGATCCATCTAAGTTATCCTTTTGCACGAAAGAAGGCCCTTTTGGGGCCTTCTTAGCACGATCCAACGAAAATCCAAATAGTTGAGACATTATGTGCTTTGAATTAATTCCCTGATATATTTATCAGGGTTTAAATTCCTCAGTTTCCTTCGACTGCTTGAGGTGCCCAATACTGGACTTGAAGCTCAACAGTGAATTCTTCAATAGCATCATTGTTGCCGTAATCAAGATCGATTGCGGAAATGTTGCTGGGGAATACGTTGTAGAATTTGTAAGACTTGAGAATCTTGGGAGACTCACCATCCTTGATATCACGAGCGAGTTGATGGACGCTCATGTCTGCAAAGTAACCAGTTGCGTCACTTGCATCACCAAGAGAACCAGCGGCAGTAAAGTTTTCATTTGCTGCTTGAATGCTGTTTGCCCAAAGTTCGAATGCATTTCTAAGGACAAACTTGCTATCATTCATGATAGTAATTGTCCAAGGCTCGAATGTGCGGTCACCAGCGATCTTTAATACACGACCTCTGAAAGGCACTTCGATAACACCAATCTGAGAAGCAGGAAGGTTTGCTGCTCTTACCGTAAACTTGCCGAAGGTGCTGAGTGCAGATTCGTTAATAATTCCAGTAGGGAAGTTAAGGTCTACTTGGAATAGATTAGGTCTAGCAAAGTCACTGACTACACTAGCCTTAAAGTCATCAATAGTTCCTCTAATTGCCATGGTTCTTAAATGTCTCCGTCGTTAATATTTAGACTAATTAAAAATTTCAGGGGGTCTTTCGACCCCCCTTTAAATCAGTTAGCGACTTCGCTGAAGGAAACGCCCGTGCGGGTTGCCACGAAGGACAAGGTTACGAAGTTAATCGTGCGGGTTGGTTTCACGAAGATCTCAGCGTAGAATTCGCCACGATCAACTGCATCAGGTGGGTTGTTGGTTTCATCGCACTTGACGAGGAAGTCAGTTACACCACGACGACCTTGGACATCACGGAGATATGGCTCAACGATGTTGATAAAGAGGTTTCTTTGTGCCTCATCGTTTTGCTCAAAGAGTTGAGTCTTCGCTGCTTGACCGATAACTCTCTCGATAACGAGGAAGAGACGGCGGACGTTGATGCGATCAAATGCAGAAGCGAAACCTTGTGCAGTTTTATCACCGAAGAGGACAATGCCCTGACCAGGGAAAGAAACGACTGGGTTGACACGGTTTGCATATAATGTATCACGCTGAGTCTTATTGGGGGAGAATGCTAGTTTAATTGCATTTCTCAAAACACCACGAGAGAAACCTGCGGGCGAATACCAGGGCTCTGCAGTCTCAGCAGTTTGTAAGCAAAGACCTGCAACGTCACCATTGCAAGGGACATAACGATAAACATCATTATACTTATCGTAGATATACTTATAACCGCTGTCAAATACAGCATAGTTAGAAGAAGAAACCTGATCAAAGTAGTTTACAATATTGTTTGTGATTTGCTGTGTATCGGTCAAACCAATAACATCAGATCTCTTAGGCGAGAAGAATGCCATGCAATCGCGGCGCTCTTCAACAATATTGATTAAGGTTGTTGCTTTTGCAATTGCAGAAGCATCATCAGCACCTGCAGGACCAGAGAGGAGGAAATCAACGGTCTGCGACTCGGGGTCATCAACTAAACCATAGGCAGTTGCAATTGCGGTGTTGGTAACAGAGTATGCACCACCAACGTTGGTGTAAGTTACACCACCAGCGAGTCTATAGTAGAAAGTGCCATTATTTTTAGATCCAACAGTGATTGCACCAGATGGATATGCAGTTGTGCCAGCAGCAGAGCGAAGAAGATTAAAACGACGGTTAAGTGCAGTCTGTCCCCAATCACCATCAGAAGCAACAGTATTACCAGCAAATGCTGCTGTTTCGTGGGATCCCCAATAGATGTATCTGGACTTTTGCTTAATTACTTCCTTATAGTAATTAACTTCGCCAACGGAAGTCTTAGCATCGCTGCCCTTTGAAACACCAATGAAACGCTCAAGGACCGAACCAGGGTTGCCAGTGACTTTGCCATCAACGTCAATGACTAAGATGTGCAATTCGTCATTAGATCCACCAACACCATTTGCATAGAGAGAGGTGCCAGGGCGAGGAGCAACGTTGATCCACTTAGAACCAGGAAGATACTCACGCTCGTTATACTCGGTGCGAGCAGAAGTAACTGCAACAGAAGTGGAGTTGGTATCCAGAATAGCGTCGGTTGCTGCGAAACCAACACTTGCATCATTTAAACCAACATAAAGTAAACGTTGAATGCCACCAGTTGCAACGTCTGCAGTGTTAGTGCCTTGAGTTACGGTTTGACCGTCAGCAATGATACCAGTAACACCACCACCAGGAAGTGCAATTTCTAGGATTTTGTTTGCAGAATCCCATGCGAGGACATCAACAGCTTCGTTAGATCCACCGATGTTAATTGTAGTTGCGTCACCAGGAACAAAAGCACCAACAACGCTGGTTAATGTTAAACGAAGACCATACTTGTATACTTTACCAGCAGCGCCAGATGCAGTGGAGACTGCTTCGTCAGCAACAAACTCATGCTCGTTACCTGCACTAGGAGCAGGGAGGACAAGAATTTGATCTGGACCAGCGTCAGTTACAAAGACACCAATGGAGTTACCCAGAGTGCCAGGAGTGCGTGCTGCCCATTCCCAAGTATTAGAGTTGCTAGCTTCGTAAGTTGTTTCGTAATCTTGGAGATTTTTGATTAGTGGTGCAGTACCAACATTAACTGCGCTCTTCAGTGCAGTGTCTGCAAGACGGATAGTCTTGAGGATACCACCATAAGAAAGGAATTGCGATGCGGTAAACCAAAACTCGTAGTTGTAATCGTCAGGCTCACCAAAAGTATTTACAAGTTGTCTCTCGGAAGAAATGTCAACAATTTCCTCTACAGGACCTTGCGAAAATGGTGCCGCCAATACACCTACATTAAGACCAACGGGAGTAGTTACTGTAGTAAGGTCTCTCTCCTGAATAACTACGCCTGGCGAAAGCTGATTGGATGCACTCATGTTTATAACTCCTAGAAAACGGTTCAGCGATTGTCTAGGATTATTTATATTTTTGAAACTTTACCTATACTCCCACATGTATGATTTATCTCCGTATTCTGCGGTGGTCCAAACGTCTCCTTCAGCATCTTTATAGTAGTCAGATCCCAAACCATCATCCATGAAACCAAAAGGTGCCATGTCCTGCTCAATCGCTTCTCTTTGGTCCGCGTAGATTCTCGCCCTTACATCATTATCATTCAATTCTTTAAAGTATGGTTGCATGGTCATCCACGCAAAAATTACCATACACATTGCCAAGTCATCATTACAACCTTCTTCCGCTTGGAATGTCTGACCCTTTTGGATGAAAGTGGTTAACTCAGCAATACAATCATAATCAGGAATCAATAATTTATCGTCTTCAATCAATACTTTTAGATTAGAGCAACCAACTTGCTTGACCGCCGAAGACATTTTAATCCCCATTTGAGTTTTCTTACCTGAAAAACCTTGACCAAGTTGTTGACCTGCTCTTCCGCGCATTGCAACCATTAGAAGATTATCATACTCAAGATCATACTGAATAATATCAGCAACCTGACCACCAACATCATTCACCTCAACCAAAACAAATGCATGATTATAATTTTTGGCAACGTCTACAATCACATTGGGAAATAGGATTGGTTTGATGTCGTTATTTCTATATCGTGCAACTACTCGATAGGGAATTGTAGTTGTATCAACCACCAAGAACGCAGAATAATCTCCTGATACTCCTCTAGCAACGTCTGCTGTAATGACATATTGATGCCCCTCCTCCGTTTTTTCATACATTGAAAGTCCGTTTTTTTCCGCAATGGGATCCCCATATGCCATTGTCCTCAACTTACTTGGACTGATTAAAGTATCGACAGATCCTAGAAATTCACACTCAAACTCAACTCGGAATTGAGATTCAGAAGTGTTTTTAATCGTCTGCTCTTTCCATGCAGCATCTCTACCAGGGACTTGCGACCAGTGGACTTCTGTTGGTATGTATTCATTTGCGCCACGCTCTGCATCATGCCAGAGCTTGTAAAACATATTCATCCCGTGTGGCGTTGAGATGATAATTACTTTGGTTGACTTACCAGAAGATACAGTAGGATAAACAGAGCTAAAGAACTGGTCAGCGATATGATTCGGAACGAACGCGAATTCGTCCAGAAAAATAACGTTAAAAGACATACCCCTGACGGCACTAGCCGAAGTAGATGCAGCCAGGATTTTGCTTCCATTTTCCAATTCCAAACTACCTCTGTTCCATTGGAGGATTCCCTGTTGGAGCCATTTGGGGAGGTTTTCATATGATAACTGCAGACGACCTAACATTTCACGGGCAGTCGCTGCTTTGTTTGCAAGGATTGCTACGTTGACATTTTGATTGAATAGGACATACCAAAGAAGGTATGCGGTAACGATAGTAGACTTACCAGACTGACGAGGTAACTTAGCAATGTTAAATCTATTCTCATGAAAACTTTTCACCATATCGACTTGGAAGTCATACATGGTGAAAGGAATAACACCTTCATCCAGAGAAACGATCTTGATATAATTTAGAATAAAATATACAGGATCTTCGGAGCATCGAATATACTCCTGCACTTCTTCAGGAGAAAACTCAGTAGCAACGTTTGCTTTCTTTAGATTTGGATTACCAAGATATACGTCATTCGTGCTCATTTTCTATTTCTCACAGGCCAAGTTGATTCCATTCCTACTACTAGTAAGATTGCGAATCCAAAAACAAAGAGTGCGCTCATACTAATGTCCCATGCTGTCTGCGGATTTCACGCAACTCTTCAAAGTCTTTTTGCTTAGTGCCACCATCGTATGCCCAAGCATAACCCTCTTCGATCATTTGCTCGTTGAGCGAGAGCTCTGCGTCTCCAATGTATAACCATCCGAGTAGTCTGCCATATTTGCCAACACCCCCAACAAGCTCAGTACGAACAGTGAGCTCATCATCACCAGCAATCGCACCTTCGAGTTTTTCTTTGAGCCAGTTTGTTGCGTCATATCCCAGTGCTTTTTCTTCGTCGTCTTTTGTGCGTTTTTCTGGGGTGTCAACACCAGCAACTCTAACTCTTTCTTTTTTATAAAGATCAAAACCGAGATCAATCGTGACATCGATCGTGTCTCCATCCAGCACCCTATCTATGCTGATCACTCGGAAATTGTAACAACTCTTCCGACTGGGGGGTGTCATCGCTCCCATAATTTTCCTTCCTATGAAATCCTTCAGGTTCAGTATTATGTATCCAAGTTTTTAATCTTGATACATATTGCCTCAATAAGTCTGCCTGGTTCAGATGAAATGTATCTTGAGATTCAAAATACAACTTGTTGTGGAGATCAACCCCATCTAAGCACTTCTTTATAATAGGATTCCAGGGCTCCCTAAAAGAAGTATTCCATTCTCGTGGCATACTTTACTTTTTTTTACCCCCGTTCTTTGCCTTCTTCGCTGTTGCGTTGCCCTGATTCTGTTTGCTGTTGTTGCCCTTCTTGCCCTTGTTTGGACTCTTGGCCATCTTCTTCTAGTTCCTTAAATGATAGGCGTAGAATATATATGACACAATATAGCGTAAAAATAAGTCCGCAACCAAGAAGGATGATTACAGACCAAGTGGGATCATTAATATCATTCAGTGGGCGGAGTAGGAGGTTCATGGATTATTTGGATCTATTCCTAAGTTAATTAGATATTCTTTCCACCATTTAGGGTCACTTTTTTTCCAATCTGGCACTGGGCGACCCTGCTCAGAATACCACTCATAGAGAGCATCATCGATAATCTGTGCTACTTCCATATTCTTCTTCCTTTTCATCAACGTCTGCATATGGATTGTCCACGAAGGGTCCTCGTTTTCGTAGAGGTTCTTTTCTGACATAATCAGTCTCCTCGTTTACTGCTTCAATCCAAACAGCAAGTTTCATGATTATAAAAATTATAACCAGTGGTGTAAAACAACCAACTAGAATGATTGGATTCATTTGTGGCTCCTATGAAAAGGTTCCCAGTGCTCCCATCCATATTTATGGACTGCCCACATTCCAAGGATGGGGACAAACACCAGAAGGAATCCCATGATGCCTAAGCACCACGGACGCTCCATTACCATTCTTGCTATGTGTCCTAGTTCGTGCATCATTGGTCTGATAAAATTGAAATGAGAAAAAGAAAGATGCCAAAGGAAAGCATAAAACCTAAGATGAATGCTTCTGAGAAATCCATGTCGCCCAAGGGTCGCAATTGTTTAAACAAGATTCTGGATGCTTCCAGTCGTTATCTCTAAGGATACTCAACTCAAGCTTGAGTCTTTTTATCTCGGTCTTAAGTATGCAGTTTTCTTTCTCTAATTCTGTGATTCTGTCCATAAGTCTCTAAAGTAACGATCTACATGATATAGACAATCGAGTGGTGCTATTTCCTCATGTAATGCCCATCCCAAACAAAAGTCGGACATTTCTTGAGTAACGTGTGACACTCCATACATTCTTGAGAATGATGACATAGCAAACCAATACCGCCTTTTAGTGGGCAGTTCCATTTCCTTTGTACATATCGGTGTCATAGTAACCTCCCTTTCTTGATCCGAAATAGAGTGTAGTTAAAACAAAAGGCACCGCTACAATTAGCAATGCCCGTCCCAGTAGATGCTCCATGTTTTTTTATTTGGAATGTGTGAAATGACTGAAGTTAATACGAACCATTCAGATGCTGTAGAATAAACTACATGCTTGATATCGTTTACTGTAACGATATACTTCCTCATATAATTCGACCAGGCACATAATCCATACCATCTAGAATTTCATCTAGCATTGCGCCATATTCATTAAATTGCTTATCACCAGCAATAAAAGATCTTTGTCTCCTCCAAACTGCCTCTGCTAGCATCTGCCTTTCTCTGGTGCTGAAATTTGTGTCGTATCTCATTTTTTAAATAGGTCCTCTACTTGTTTGCGAGCGTCGATCATTTTTTTATTTTCCCTTTCAGCATGTTTATAACCGTGCTTTCCAGTTACAATAAAATGTCCCTGACATATCATAGTTATACCGAAAAGAAAGAGGGTAATTACACCCAACCAATCTACAATGTGATGTTGAGCCATGGTAATACTGGGGGAATGACACCAATAAGTCTTAGAAGTCCTTCAGCAAATAAAGCAAGAACCACCCAACCAACACACATAGAAATAATGGAAGCATTCCGATTGTGCTTTCGTATAGCAGCATCGATCATCTCCTGCACTCTTTCTTCTGTTAATCTTTCGGGTGGATCCACCCCCTTGCCCCAGTCTTTAAACATCGTCATCTTCCTCGTAATCGTATGATGTTAAACGGCAATCCCAAAAGTCTTCCCACCCAGGTTCGTATAATGGGCAAGGCTCCTCAAAAAGGTGTGCCATCCTAAGATGATACACCCTTTCTCTCAACTCTTTATAGAATTCCCTTTTTTCTTTAGGGTCCATTTACGGATTGTGATTTTTATTCGATTTGATTTGATTATATCCCCAGACTGCGAGGGTGCCGATACCTAGACCAGCAATACAACAGAGTAACATGTGAATAATATGTTCGTAGGTTGAGTGATCAGCGTGATTCATCCAAAATACATTACAGAAAGTGTGAAGACAACAAAGATGATTACCGTAAATATCATCAATCCTATGCCCGCCCAGATTACCCAATTGGGCATAGGTTCATATTGATGCATCAGAGGTTTTCTTCTTGCTCAGTCAGGATAACACAATCGCTGGTGGGATATGCCACACAGGTAAGCACCCAACCTTCAGCGATTTGATCATCGTCAAGGAAGGATTGCTCTTCGTTATCTACGGTACCAGAGATGAGTTTTCCCGCGCAAGCCGAGCAAGCACCTGCTTTGCATGATGAAGGGAGGTCAACACCCGCTTCTTCTGCAGCTTCAAGAATATACTGATCTTCCTCACATTGAATGACAGTCTCGGTGCCATCGGGAGATTGGAGAGTAACATTGTATGCCATAGTTAATTAACGTGAATAGTGCCAATCATGCCCGCACCTTTATGTGGGGCACACCAGTAAGTATAATCGCCTACTTCGGGGAAGTCAATACTAAAGTCTTCACCTGGCAACATTGCCAGACCTTCGTGAGACAACTCAGGATGATCCTCAACAATCACGTTATGGGGAGGAAGCATGTTGTTGATAAAATGAACCGATTCCCCAGCAGAGATTGTTACTTCAGCAGGATCAAATACTAGATTGCCATTGGCACCCATTTGGACATCGACTGCCCATGCAGGAAGGGCAAAAAATAGAGTAGCAAGAAGAGAGAAAAGAAATCTCATTGAGTATTTGCAACTAATACTATCTAGGTCCTTTTACTCAGTTGTTACACTTTATTATCAGCAATTACTCACTTGGATAATCTTGATCCAATTGTTGTAGACGTTTTTCCCATGTTATGCCAGAGTCAGATCCTTTGCATGGATTTATACAAGTATGATCACCTAGTTTGTTACAAACAAGTCCAGCAAGATCGTGAGGATCGCCTTCCTTTCCAGTGCCAGACCAGTAGTGTTGTCCATTCAACCATAAAGCACCACACTTGGGACATTCCTTCCTATCTATCGATAGGTCAGACATTTCTTTATCGTTTGCCATAGGTTTGATAGTGCTCCTTGAAACTAGTTGGTTTGATACCGAGATCTTTTTCCAACTTTCTTCGCATGAAGTATGCTCGGAAAATTACCCAGTGCCAGCGCACCTCAATATCTGCATAAGCGACAAGTCTCATCGTGCTGTCAACACCCGCATATGCTACGAGCACGACAAACACTGCAACCAATAAGTAAAATGAGACCATACGAGTATCACGCTGATACAACTATTATAGTCACTATTTAACGCTTGTAAAGCTACAAATGATTACAATTTGTAGATATATGAAGAAATCCTGAATAAATTATAAACTTTTTATGGCCAAGCGTAGTCTGTATTACCAGGAATCGGTGTATCGTCCTTAACTAAAATGCCTTCGCCAAAGACACCAGCATAAGTTGTGCCTGAGAGCGTCCTAATCTGCAACTCAATATCAGACTTCTCAGTATACTTAAATGGAAAACGACGCTGGATATTCATCTGGTTTAGATAAGGAGTATCAGCAACTCGTAAAATCCTACCATCTGAGAATGTAACTTTATTTCTAAACAATCCAGGTTTTGCTGCAGATGCGTCATTCATAAACGCATCAATACGATACAGATAGAAACAATATCCAGCAGGGACAGTGAAGATAGATGCCTGATTTCTGCCACGACCAGCATCAATCCTCGCATAGGTTACCGCACTATTAACAACGGAGATATCACCAGTTGCATTACCACTGATGACGATAGCATCATTGATACGAAAGAAACCAAGAGTTGTTACTGCTGGTGTAGCATTGTTGAGTGTAACATTCTCTGAAATCTCTTCATAGTCTGCATCCAGACCAATCAATCTGACGACGATACCATCATCCGCTGCACCAGTAGAACTGGTCACTGTCATATTCAGAGCAGCAGAAGGAAACACATAGTCAGTTGTGCCTGCCAACTCCCACAGTGCTCTCATCGTTGTAGTGGTAGCAGCATTAAAACCAAAGATGTTTCTTACAGATGCACCTTTCACTTTGCCGCGAGCAACTGACAGCGGAAAGTTGTCTTCAATAATAAAATTCTTCATCAGAATGCTCCGTACTTATGACCCTCGCCATCAATCGTAACTTTGTTTGACTTGGTGATATTCAGTCTGCTCTTCTCTACAGGATAGATCGCTTGGACCATTGCACCAGGATATTCACCCTGAAGCATTTCTACAAGACCATGTTTCGTAGGAGTGTCTTCGGAAACAAACTCAATGTTATACAACTCACCATTGTAGAGCACATCAGCAGAATAGGTTTCACCTACCTGTTGTGGCTCTTCTGGTTGAGAGTTGATGTATAGATTTCCGTTGAAATCTCCCGAGATATTGACACTCTCGGACATGAATTGACTATAGGATTTCATATTAGCAATTCCAAGCTCTTAGTGATTTGTTGATCCTGCTATCAGGATCGTTGGCGGTTTTCTTAGAAGTTAATTTCTTTTTCATGCCGTCCATTCTAGCGCAGAAGGATGTCCTGCGGGGATTTCCAACCTTCTTGCTAGGTGCTTTAAGGTCAGATCCTGGATTTTCCTCCTCGTAGGATTTTCTGCCTTTTTCGTTAAGTCCACCTTCTGAGTTTTTTCCTGCCGTCCTTGTCCAGGCTGCGGATTCATTTGTTACTTCTTCGTTTTTACTGTCACAAGTGCAAGATCCCTTTGTGCCAGCAACTGTGCCAGGCACACGTCTGCAACCTTTCCAGCACTTCATTGCTGCTTCAAAGGTGAATTCTTCAGACTTGTTACCCCAGTTATCTGCACCGACCTTACGACATTGGACAAGTGCTCCAGATGCATATGCACTTGGCCAAACCTTATAACGAGATTTTACTTTTTTATAGCAAGCATCTTTCTCGCCTGCTGCTTCATCAAACTGCTCTTCTGTGAGCCATTCTAACGACTCTTCCATGCCAACATTGGTGACACGCTCTTTCTTTTTCTTATCTCTTTGCGTAAGATACTGATTAAGTTGTCTCTGCTTGAGGCGACGAATCATCTCAGATCTCTTGCTGAGATACTTGGGAGATTCGCCCTGAGTTGCACGGATTGCTTTGATGGCAATATCAGTTACTTTACCCTCTTCAATTGCCTCACCTTCAGGTTCGAAGGAATTATTTAGACCTAACCTACGTTTGATCTTATCACGAATACCCTCCTTCTTTTTGGGGGGAGTATAACCTTTCTGACGCTTGGCATAGTCCATGTAGGACTCACCAGGACGCAGTTTCTTGGAGTCGGACTTGGGTTTGGGTTTCGATGCCGAAGCACGATCTTCACGGGCCCGCTGGTTAGCACCAGGACCACCTAGTTTACGATCCTCATCGGGATCAGGATGCCAGAAATCGCCACGCTCTAGGATAGTTTCTTCAGTTGCCACGTTTTTCGCTTTCCCTTTTCTATCTGGATTTGGGTCTTCAGCATTCTTTCTACGGAATGCCTTTTCCTCTTCGTCACTATTTAGTGCTCTCCTCATTTTTGAAGAACCGCACTTTGGTTTTGTTTTTTGTCCTGGCTGTCTTGCACAAGGCTTTCCTGCGTATTTACCACCAATTTGAGGCCAACCAGGGGTGCCATCATCAGCACTATTCTGAGCAAACCAGTCATGCAGAGAATCATCACCACTCTTGTTCGCTTCTCCGAAAATTTCATTGTAAGTAGGGGGCATTTTTACTTGCTCTTGTTGTGCCAATTTATTGGCAGTAGCATACATCACCTCTCTGGCACGCTTGCCATAGAGACGACGAAAACGAGAGGCACTACGCCTCTTCATTCCTCTGATAATTCTTTCTGCTTCCTGATTTACTGCAGGCATATCAGCTACCTACGACTTGGATTTCCTCTACGGTAATCGCAGCACCTGCACCCGCAGTGATCTTTACGCATCTCTTGACAACTGCTTGGGGTCCGCTATAAGCGTAAGTGTAATCAGCAGAAGCAGCTGAAGAGTCCACATCAGTTGTAATTGTGCTACCAGTTGCTGCTGTGATGGACTTACCAGCGGTGCCAGCAGATAAAAATTCACTGCCAATTGCAGGGGAAGTTGAATCATCTTCTACAGCGATAAAATCGCCAACAGAGAAAGGATGAGTGCTGCTAATTTCACCGAGATTTGTACCAAGAGTATATACTGCTGTAGCAGAATCAGTTGCTTTTACAACTCTTGCTTGTCCTGGTTTGCCACCTTTCAGAAGCACAGCTTCATTTGCAAATACTTGAATTGCAGGACCATCATTGAAGGAAACGGTCGTTGCGGTTGTAGCACTCACTCTATAAAAACCACTCTTTACTACCTGATACTCGGTAGCAGATGCCGAAATAGAATTAGTGCTAATTACGTTAATTACTGTCATGTCGTGTTAATTCGAGTCTGTATTATTTATCTCCTTTTGTTTCTTTAGCATCTTTTGGAGATCTGCTGTGCTACCAATAAACATCGTATTGTTGACTGTAGAAGGACCAGTCTTCTTTTCTTCAGCATCCAACTCTTTCATCTTCTTCTGCAAGTCGATGAGTTTATCTGCTACGTCTCCAACGTTTTTAATAAGTTGACCTGCCACTTCATAAGCACGAGGATGATCTGACGCTCGTGCCACATCAAGTATGCCATCAACTGCTTCCTGCCCTTTCATAACTAAGTTATGTAGTTGAGCACGAGTTGTCTCATAGTCCTGCTTTACATCAGCAGTTTCACTCTTTTTCAATGATGGTTTGTCACTCTCAATCTTTTGAATTTCAGAAGGCTCAGTGCCAAACGCATCATTTAAACCATCAAATGCACCCATATTAAATGTCCTCGTCTACGCCGCTTTGTGGATTACGTTTCTTATTATCTGTAAAGTCTTCTGATGTAACACCGAATCCGAAGTCATCATCAGCATCTGCTGTGATGGGATCAGGCACAACAGTATATCTGACGTTTCTTGGTGCCGATGTAGTATTTGTCTCGGCATAGATATCTGCGATTGCCTTTTTGATGACCTTCGCATCGCTGACAGGACCGTATAGATAAGTCTTTGCGGTGAAACCTAGTGTGTAGATGATTGCTCTACGGGTCGAGAAGTCGCCCTCATAGTCATCTTCATAGTCTACACTATTCAAGACAACAGGCACATCCTTAGTTTCATTCATCTCTTCCAACAATTTAATTGGAAGATTGTAGTGGGGTTGGAAGTATGGAAGAATCTGCTCAAGAATTTCAAGACCATCTTCCTGTGTTTTAGAAATGATTGCTAACTCAAATCCAACATTGTATGGCACAGGCATGAAGACATTTTTGTTGTCTGTATTGTCCTTTGCAATTTTAATCTTTTGAGTTGGCGATACTTTTCTAGAAGGATCGTATGTAATGCCATTAATCTCAAAAGAAATTCTTGGCAAGGTGATTTGAGCCCTGACATTTGTAGGATCAGGAGTTGCATCCAAACGTGCTAAAAACTTCTGTTTTGGACCGTATGCCAAAGGCACCTTCATAACTTCATCGTCCTTATGGATTTCGATGTTATTAAAGAGTGTGCCAAAGGCAACAACAGTCTTTCTAAAAATTTGGTGATATGAATATGTGCCTAACATCAGATTGTCGTGTCAGTAGTGGACCCAATGCTACCGAAAGGATTATTTTCGGTGAAGTCGATGATATCGTCATCTTCAGTCTCGAAGGAGTAATTCTGATCGATGGTATCAGCAGTGTTGGTATTATTTAGAGTGTTATAAGACTCAGGACTCCACTTAGCACCAGAAGTAAGACCAGTGACTACCTCAGCAGTATTGAATGTTCCTGTGCGGTTAATGATTTGGAGCTCTCTTGTAGAAGCATTCCAGGACTTGACTTCTGCTCTGGAGTCTTTTGGTGAGTAGTCGATTGTGACTGTTGGAGCACTAGTGTAACCATTACCACCAGATGTAATAGTAATGCCAGTGACGATGCCAGCAGAGCTGACTGTTGCGGTTGCAGTTGCACCTGTCCCTCCTCCCCCACTAATTGTAACTGTAGGTGGCAGAGCAGACTTATAGTATTCTCCACCATCTGTAACTGTAATTGCATTGACAGCATCACCACTTATCGTGGCAGTCGCCGTAGCCAAGTAGAGATCACCAACGATTTCTTCACCCACTGTAAATGCTCCAGTGCCACCCGCATCCATAACCAACTTAATAGAATTGGCGAATGCAGTTTCGATAGCATCGATCTCCGCAACACCAGTGTCGATCTCTTCGTCACTATACTCGAAGAGTTCGCATTGACATTCCCAGACATACCCCTTACCTAGTTGATAGAATGGTCTTTCTGCTTCTACGAACGTAATTTCAAATAAGTGCTTTGCTCTTGGAAACCAAATTAAGTCTCCTTCATTAGGACGACCCTCAACATTCAAGGTAGCATTATCATCAACTTTCTCCTCAAACTTCTTACGAGAGAAAACAAAAGTCGTTTTATCTTCAATCCTCACACCAAACTTACTTAAAAGATCTCCCTGACCTTCCCAACCTTCTACATCGTTAATATATGCTCTAACTGCCAGTGCCTGATTAAATTCACTGGTCTCCACCTCATTAAGAATAGTGTCTCTATTGACGTAAGTTCTGGGTAGATAGTAGATATCCTGACCATAGAGCTCGATGCTTTCTACAATCAAATTCTCAATGAATGTCTGCTCTTGGGCAGATCCATTGAGATTCAATCGACAACTACTTGAATAGTTTGATTGAATGCAATTGTTTGGAGGATCGTTACGGTAAGTCATATTAGCCTACAAGGTCCATTGGGGGGATTTCATAATCTCTACGGATCTGTTGCTCTAGGTCTGTCTTGAATTGACTTGCATCTTCAAGAATTTGACGACCATTTAGAGTAACACCACCAAGCATTTGAATGCCGTCATACTTGCTGAGGTTGCGACCCCATTGCTGTTGGAAGAGTGCTTCGGTATAATCTTTCAACCAAGCATCATTATACATTGCAGGATATTGATCTGGATCTTGACGCATTGTCAAATCGACAAGAATCCAATCACCTGCTTGTAAAGTATCCCAATCAAAATCAAGATACAATCTACCTTGCATTTCATTAAACTTAACTCTACGATTTGCTTGAGAATTAGTGACCCAATCCAAAGTCTCAAGATATTGGGAAGTCATAAAGTAATGTAGAATTTGTCCGTGCGTCATCGCATAGATGTCATTCAAGAAGATTTGGTATTTGATGTTAAAGATATTACCAGGAACGACGCTAGAAGCACCAATATTTGTATAGACGTGGTTTACACCTAGAACGCCAGGAGGAAGATCGACATAGTTGTTATTTTCATACCAATTGGTCACACCTTGCTGAGATGAAGATGTTGCAGCAGACTTGATAGCATCTGTCACCTGAATCTTCATCAGTGACTGATAACTTCCGTTATAAGCAAACTCTTGGAAGTAATCAATTGCTTCTTCAATTAGGTCATCCAATTGCTCATCACACACGTTGATGTCAATGGCAGGATAACCTAATCTACGAAGAGCGTAGTTTTTTAACTCTGTCTTAGAGGCGGGTCTAGTTGCGGACATTTAGTTTACCAAGTAGCGTGGGCGGCACGTTGCCAGGTGTTAGCGGCAACACAGATATAAATGTAATTTGCATCATAACGAATATCACCTGCAGTGCCAGGATCGGTTGCAGTGGTGGGAGCAGTGCCAGTTGCTCTCAGGTTTGCTTCAACACTGTTGAATACAACATCATCTGTAGTTGCAAGTGCCTGATCAACATCAGTCAGATCAGTTACAGATGCAGCAGCAATACGAGCATCAGCACGAGTATTCGTAAAGTAGAGGTTAGTGCCCTCCGTCAAGTCTGTGGTAGTTTGATTGGTGAGATCAAGGTTTACACCAGTAGCAGCTGCAACTCTAGCGTCAGCACGAGCATCAGTGTAATAAAGATTGGCAACACCTTCCGTCAGATCATCAGTGGTTGCAGCAGCAATTCTTGCATCAGCGCGAGCATCGGCACGGGCATTAGTGAAGTAGAGGTTAGTCCCTTCTGCCAAATCTGTTGTGGTTGCAAGTGCCATTTTGCCATCAAATGATGCTTCAGCACGACCAGCAGTATAGTAAAGATTTGTGCTACCCTCAGCAATGTCATCAGTGTCAAAGTCAGCAGGGACTGCACTCAGAGACAGAATGTTACCTGCATCGTTGTAGGTTGCAGAAATACCTGTGCCAGCAGAAATCAGAGCAGCGACACGATCATCAACACGCTCATTGGTGAAGTAGAGGTTGGTGCCTTCCGCAAGATCCCCAGTGTCATGATTTGCAATACTGGAAACTTGACCAGTTACATCGCCAACCAAATCAGCAGTGATGACGTTAGCAGCAAAGTTACCAGATCCATCACGAAGGACGAGGTTGTTAGATGCGTTTGTGCTTGCAGACGCAACGTTAATCGTTGGATTGCCTGCAACACCATCAGCATTGGTTAGGGTGATACCAGACGATGCTGTAACCTGCAGAGTGCGTTGTGCATAGGTATTAGCAGCAGTCCTAGAAACAAAACCAGTGCCTGCCATTGCAGCGAGTGCAGTGATGTCTGCATCGTTATAGACGGTGCTGATGGTTACGTTTGCAGATCCATCGAAGGAGACGCTACCATCAACAACGCCGTCGATTGTGATTGTCCTTGCGGTTCTGAGTGCATCAGCAGTAGTAGCATTACCTTGAATGCCAGCAAGAGCGCCAATGCCATTATTAACTGTAATTTGATTAGCGGCGAAGTCTCCATTAGAGTCTCTATTAACAACGGTTGTAGGTGTTGCTGCCGAAGCAGTTGTCATGCTGTCCAGCAAGTCAGCATTCAGGTTATTAATTTTAGTAGTGTTAGGAATAACCAGAGCAGGACCAGATGTAACCTGAGAGATAATCTGACCATCAACAGTCAGAGTGCCATCAATATTAGCATTAGCATCAACATCAAGAGCAGTGCCAGAACCAGTTAGATTCAGACTACCAGCACGAAGGGCACCGTCTGTGCCAGCAAGCACTTCGGAAGTATTAGTTGCACTGGTTAGGAATGCGAATTGCTGTGCGGATCTGTCGAATCCAAAGAAACCCACTTTCGCAGAGCCGTCGTAATAACGGAATTCAACACCACGATCCTTAGCGTCGTTAGACGTTGGTGCTGTGTCACCACCCAAAGTAATAATAGGGTCATCGAGAGTTGTGACCGTAGAATTGATAGTAGTGGTTGTGCCATTTACAACTAAGTCTCCACCAACAGTAAGTGTATTGTGTAGTGTAGCATCACCAGTTGAGTTATCAACAAAGAATGAAGCACGAGAATTTACAGGATCCCAAACATAGAAATCTCCACCAATATATGCATTTTTCTCTGCTCTAAAACCACCTTCTGTCGATAGAGCAACTGTATTATCAGTATAAGAAGTGATATCAGAAGTATTGGTAATCGTAACACGACCACTGAAACCAGTGTTACCAGACTGAGTTGTGCTACCAGAGATCTCAAAGTCTCCGTAGACGCGCATATTACCGCCTACAGCAAGGTTTCTCTGGACACCAAGACCACCAGTCATCCTTACAGCGCCATCGGCGGCATAGAGTCCTGTGAGGGTCTGATCTGTGTTGTTTGTTAAAGTAACGATACCAGATGCACCAAAGGTGTCATTGATCTGAGTTGCATCACCAACGGTCAGTGTGCCGATGATGTTAGTATTACCGTTATCAAAGTCAACACTAAACTTCTCGACAGCAGATCCATTTCTAATAGAAAGTATTTCATTGTTACTCTGAAGAATCAGAGAGTCGTAGATAGTTGTTTGACCGTCAACAACCAGAGTGCTATTGAAATCAACGGCACCATCAACATTGAGAGTTTGATCAAAGTCAACCCCATTCGTAACGTTGAGGGTATTCGTGATTTGTGTTGCGCCATTAACGTCTAGAGTGCCTTGAATGTCGGTGTTACCTGTGACATTATCGACAAAGAATTTATCGGTTGTGCCACTTCTAACAGCAAAGTCCGCATCAACATCAACAGTGCCATTAAACTCGGAGTTTGCTTGGACAGTCAGAGTATCGCTAGTTGCATTACCAAGAGTGATATTGCCATTAGCAAACAGGTCTCTGTTGAATGTTACATCACCATGGACAGTCAGTGTGCCTACCGATGCAGTGCCTGCACCAGAGCGACCGATTGTGGTATTACCATTCTCACCAAGGACTTGGAATTCAATAGTATCACTACTGTTAACCTTACCAATATAGAAGTCATCCCCAACATGGAGATCGGTAGCAATACCAGCACCACCATAAACTCTTAGGTTGGAAGTATCATCTGTAGCATAGCTAGGTGTATATGCTGCTCTGGTGCCAGTGCGGAGTTTATATCTGACTTCTAGGTAGTTTTGTCTGTTATAGTTTGCGGTTGTATCTTCTCTCTGAAGAATCTGACCGTTTACATATACATGATCATTAAAGACTGTCGTTCCAGCAACATAACCACCACCATCAAATCGGAAAGCACCATAATCGCTGCTTTGAATCTCATAGAAACCAGTAGTTTGATTTAAAGCGACTGTTGGTACATCAGTATCTTCAAGATAAGTGAAACCAGAAACATTCAGAGTGTTGTTGAGATCCAGAGCACCCGTTAGAGTTGTAGCACCAGTTACTCCAAGTGTGCCTGCAATGAGAGTGTTACCAGTTGCAGAAGCAACATTAAATTTATTAGTGTTGATGTTAAGGTCATTGGTAATATTGACGATACCATAGAAATCGGCATTACCAGTTGTAGATTGCAACTCAATACGAGTTGTGCCACTACCATTATTCAGTTGCAGTGTCTTAGAAGCACCTTGAATGACCATGCTGTCATCAAAGCGAGAGGTGCTATGGACGCGCAGAGTGCTGTCAATATCAACCAGACCACCGATGTTAACATCTTGAGTAATGCCAACGCCACCAGCAACTGCAAGGTCACCAGTAGTATTAGAAGTGGAGTTAGTGCCAGTGGTAAGTCTGAGGTTACCGCCAATCAGACCAGCGTCGGTGCCACTGAAGACTTCAGAAGTGTTAGTAGCATCGTATAGGAATCTGAATCCACCGACATGACCCGCGAGATCAGTGTACGAATCATCGTATCCATAGAAACCAATCTTTGCAGCAGTGTCATAATACCTAAATTCGATTCCTCGATCAAGGTTATCATCAGCAACAGGAGCAGTATCACCACCAAGAGTGATAACAACATCATCGACCTGTAGGGTGGTCGAATTAACTGTCGTCGTGGTGCCGTCAACCTGAAGATCGCCCCAGATTCTGACGAGACCAGTAACGGCGCGATCATCACCAGGATCAAGGTTGAGGGTCGCATTAGTTGTAGCAATGTAGTTGCTTTGGAAGCGAGCATCTTCAACATGGACTTTACCAGTAGATTCGGTTGCCTGTATGCTAACAACATCTTCGGCAGTTAAATTCAATGTGCTAGAACCAGCACCTGTATTGGTAATGCCAATATTAAATTCTTTACCAACCCCGTCGTTTTGGACACTAGTAATATTGAGATTGCCAGTTGCAACTTTTGAGATGGTTTGATCTAGTAAACCATCCAGCATGATATCTGGATCGGAGAAGTATGTTCTTACATTGATATCAACTTCACCAGCACCACCGTCGCCAGTATTATTAGCACCAAAGAGGAGATTGCCGTTGGTGTTATTTACTTTAATATAGTTGAGATAGTCAAAACCAGTATGTGCAGTAGAAGTCGTGAGCTCATTATCTAACTCAAATTCCTGTACTGTATTCTGGTCAGTAAAGATAATTCTATTGTTTTGTAATTGTGTATTATCTACACCAGCGGCGGAAATGGTGACGTGCCCGTTGCTGTCAACGTCGAAATCTTCCTGTGCAAAGGAAGCCAATCCCTTCTGCTCTGTTGCCGCAGCCGCGAGGAACCGCCATCCTCCAGTATCGCTGCTATCAGTATGAGCTGGGGCACCAGCGCCCGCAAGAATATCTTGAATGGCTTGATAGACGTTACCACCTTCTTCGATGATGTCATATCGGGAATAAGCTGCCCCAGCACTATATGTAGCATACTTGCTACCCTCAGTAGCGGTAGCAATAGGTACGTTTGTGGCAGATGTTAAACGACCCCATTGATCAACAGTAAATTTAACTGCATTAACTGTTTCTGTGCCGAAAGGCTCACTATTGGGACCAGCAGCAGAAACCGAAGTTAAAGATTCTGTATTATAATTACCATCTACAACCGTTGTGTTGATTAGATCAATAGAAGGATTTGCTGAAATACCTCTTCCATTATCAACCGAAATTCTTCCAGCATTTCCTTCAATTTCTCTAGTTGTTACCGTGCCACTAGCAATTCTGGAAATAAAACCTGTAGTGCCTAGATTGGAAATTGAGGACAACTCATTATTATATGGTTGTGCGGAAGATCCTTCTGTGGTGCCATCAAGACCATAATCCTGAATAGTTGTTGGAATTGATCCACTAGTGATTCTACCTTTGGCATCAACTACTACTTTAGTATATGTGCCAGACGAAGTATCTGTGCCATCATAATGAGGAAGCGTTGTAACAAGTTGCAGGACAGCATTAAGAGTTAAGTTTTGAGATCCATCAAAAACACCAGATGCTTGAATGTCCTGGGCAAGACTAATCTGTCTCTGTGAAGCAAGACGAGCCGCAGTAGAAGAGTTGCCAATCAGTGTTGCAGTAATTGTACCTGCTGCAAAGTTACCATCAGCATCACGCTGCACAAGTGTATTTGCAGTATTTGAAGTTGATTCAATAGGTCTCTCATATCTAAGAGAGTTCCATGGTGTAACGCCATCCCCGATCTTGATTCGCCCCGTATCTAGCTCGACGCCGAATTCACCCTGAGCAAGGGTTGGGTTTGCGTTTGCCCATTCCTGAGCGCCACCTCTTCTTAGTTGAATTCTATTTGCCATTTGTTACGACAACCCGATTAGTTAATGCTTCTAAGTTATTTATGCCGAATAAAAAAGAGGGGCATTGCGCCCCCCAAATCACTCTTCAGTTGTTTCTTCAGGGGGATGAGAAGCAGTTTCCTCCTCCTGAGAATTGTAATATTCCAGTGTCTCAATAGCACCCTGAAGTTTCAGTGCTTGAATCTCATTTGCTTTGATTTTCTCTGCCAACTGTTTGTTTTCTTCAACCAGGGCAGCATAACGCTGTTTAAATTGTGCAAGCATTTCGTCTTGCGAAACTTTTTCAATTGTCATGATTTTGATTTTGGACTAACGTTAGTAATAGTGACTTAATATCACCCAACTCAGATTTTAGGTCAGAAACATCTTTTTGTAAAGTCTCTACCTGCCTTTCTTTAGCACTCTCATACTTCTTTGCTGCCATATACTTATCGTATGAATCAGCATTTCCACAATTTATCGCACCAGAGGTGGTATCTTTAAACCACCCCTCATGATCTTTAATTGGTTTTACCGTCATAATGCAAGTGCAATTGCTCTGAAGTCTTGGAGGACTGGTGTGTATGCCTGGTTTGAAGAAACCATTACCACCTTGATTTGATATTCATCGAAACTCAAACCATTGATCTCATATGAGTAATCTTTAAAGATCTGAGTGTCAGTAGGTGCTGGGACTTGATTCAAGTCGCCATCAATAAAATCAAATCCGAAGGACTCAATTGGGTCTGTGCTTCCAACTGGACGCACTCTATATAGGACCTTAATTGTAGACCCTGCTGGGCGGTATGCCGAAAACATAACTTTGAGAGCCGAGGAAGGATTGGTTAAGCTAGCAACCCTGGTGATATAAACTGCTTCGTGGTCATCGCCAGTAGCGAGTTTTGCACTATTTGGATTTGCTGGATTATTAATCCTGTTGGAAACCAAAATGGCAGACATTCTGTCAGTATCGATGATTGGTGAAACATTATCCTTTGTAGTGGAGAGGGTTAGGTCCATTCTAAAGGACTTCTCACCACTCAATTCCTCAGATTCATTAATACCCGAGCAGATGAGTTTTGGTCTGGTTAGGTAGTTATCTTCATTTAGAAGGACATCTGTAAAGGTGCCATCATTAGAGAAAGATCCTGTCAGATTATTAGTGCCGTCATTAATTGACGTGCCACTGATGGTATTGACTCTAGCAGTAACTTCCGTCTTAGGAAGAATCATTCTTTGAATCTGAGGTCTAATTGTTTCATACTGAATATTTTGAGTTGCTGTTGCACCGTCTCCACCACCTCTAATACCAACATTGCCAAGAGAAGAAACCGAGATTTCATACGAATCTAATGTTGGATTCTGGATAGAATTGTGAACCTTATTGATTTCCGTCAAAGGAATACCATCAAGATTGTAACACTCCACAATTGATTCATCAGCATGAGATACTGCAGTTGTGCTATTTGCACCTCTATTCAATACCGTGATAGTTTTACCGTCAGAGCTAATTGCACTGTATGTGATAATCTCATTGCCAATCTTAATAAATCCAGGATTACCAATACCAACAGTAGCACCATCAACTCTCTTATGGAAAGCAGAAGCATCATTAACAGCAATACTTGTTTCAGAATCTGATAATGCTGCAGTCAAGAATGTTGGAGAAATCTCGGACTGCATACCCGTCAGAGTAACATTATTATTGAGATCGTGCATACCATGATTAGAATGGTAGATCTTGATCTTTCTTTGATCGGAGTTGTAAGAAGGTGTGATGCCTGTTGCAGGGAATGCGGAAGAGATGGAACCAGTTTCAACAGCATCACCACTATAAGTTACAGAACTAACCGTTGCTGTTGTATCTGATGTGCCACCATTGACGGTCTCTGTAGAAACGGTGAAGTTGGTGGAAACAGACTCAAGGGTAAGAGTGCTGGTGCCAGCATCCCAATTAGTAACTGTTGCTGTTGGTGCATTAGCAGAGTTGCCAGTGATTGTTTCACCAACAGTAAATGCACCTGTGCCACCAGTAATACTAGTAACGACCATTGTTGCAACTGTCTTAGAAGAGACAATTCTGTTAACAACAACGCCACCACCTTCAGATCCAGCTTGGAATGTGCCAGTTACATCATCAAGAGTAATAGTGACACCATTAACTTCAGATCCCACAGCGGCGATTGTGCCTTGTGCAAGAGTTGTCTTCTGATAAATTCTTGCACCAACAGTAAATGGCAATGTTAGTGAGTTGAGAAGAAGTGTCAATTGAGGAGAAACCGTTTCAATAGGATCTCTTCTCAGAGATACAACACCACCATTGCCAAGACCGAGAGCAGAATTATTTAAAACTAATCTACCATTTGTAGCGGTCTCAAACTGTGCTCTATAGATAGAGAATTTGAGATCTTCATATTGATCAGCAGTCCAAGTCGATGCGTTTTGCGACTTGAATAAGACACCAGCATAGGGTTGCTCCGAAATGGTGCGGTCACCAGTAATATCCAATTCACCCATTCTGGAAATCCAAACTTGATAAGAGTTAGAGTCGGAGAGAAGGACGAAGCAATGCTCCACAGACTGAGGAATATAAACAGGTGCTCTAAACGTAAACTTAGTTGCAATTGCACCAGTTTCCGATAACTGGACTTGGGATGGGTTCAGAGTAACATCAGAGAATGGAAGAATGGTGGTTGTAGGATAACCATTTTCCATTGTTCTGATCTGCATCGAGATGGGGATATTTTCATCTTTTGCATTAAAGAATACATCAACAGATGTTAAGAATACACCACCTTCTTCATCAGAGATGAAAGATTGTGCAAGAGGGTCATACCAACCAATCTGACGTGTCTCAGTCCTGGTTGTTTGAATCGTGCGTTCTTGATTTACTGTGTCTCTAACAACATCAGCATTACGGACTGCCAAAACGTTTTCTTGGACGGTATTTAGTTGACCTCTTGCTTCATATGTTGTTTCTGCAGAAGACGCAACAGCGCCAGCAAGTCTACTATCACTGGTGCTAGTAGAGAATCTTAGAGTTCTAGATCCAGTTGCCCAGCGAGGATTGCTGTCCAACGTTGGAGATGGAATGAAGAAAGATCCACTAAACTGACCCAATCTATCGCTAAGAATTCTTCTGTTTTTAACAACAGCGGTTGCACCAGAATCACCAACCAAGACCTCACCAACTTGCATATTTCCATAGAAATCACCAACTGCTTGTGCTGCCAATTCCTGAATATCGACGTTGATAAAATTAGTTGTCGATGCATAAGAATCTGGCAACTCAGAATCATCATATGGATTATAAACAAACTTATCGTTAGGAGCAGCAACTTTAAATACAACCCCACTAGTTTGACCTCTTACAGTCTCACCAATAACAAATGGAGTCGAGTTTGTCCTAGTATCGACTGTAGGATCTTTAATCAACTCAACAATCTTAGGCATGATGTAACCATCTACCGACTGACCATCAAAGAATGCATAGAATTGTGTCCTGGGCTTAAGACGGACAACATCCATTGCAATATTTCTAGATCTAATCCAAGGAATAGCAGTCTGAGAAACAATGCTATCTCCCAGGGATTGTCTATCAATTCTGGGGACAACACGAGTCCTAATACCAGATCTGACTTGACCTTGAGTAGATGCAATTGTGGAAGTCCTATTAACGCGACGCATACCACGACCACCCCAAACACCAGGAGCAGGGGATCTTCCAATATCTTCTGCCAACCAACCAGAATTTCTAGTAACCGAAGAAGATATAGTGGTTTCACCAACCCAGTTAGTAGTCCAAGATGCCCACTCAATAGGAGCAAAACCATTTTGGTCTGCATTTAACTCATTGGAAACCTGTTGGAAATCACCCTCAATCTGAGTTACTCTCTGTGGAATTCTGTTTGTATCAACCCAGTCATCAGAAGCAGGTGTGATATCAATTCTACCGATATATGTAAACACGTTAAATGGGTTTACGTTCTCAACTCTAGATGCATAAGGTTGATCAACAATCTTCAATTCACTATATGGAAGTGAAATGATTGGACCAGTTTTTTGATAACCATTAGATAGAGACTCATTTACAATTAGAGAAACGTTGGTGCAATAGTGAGATGCTCTTGCCTGACCATTTCTATAATCAATCGATGCAGCATAGTCTTCGTGATCTACAGCAGACTTACTATGATCACTGAAATCATCTACAATGAAACCATTCTTAAATCTATTTTTGCCAGAAGCATCTAAAATCTGAGTATTAAATGTATCTGCCTCCAACATATTCAAGGAAGTGTAATACTCAACTTGGTCAAGACGACGCTCAAGCGCACCAATATCTCTCATGGTGTAACGCTTGTTATCAGATCTTCTAATTACAGTATCCGTTTCAGGATCAAAACCATATGGTCTATGGTATAGTGTGCCCAAAAGCATACCATCCTTAAGATTGTCTGGCTCTTGTGGCTCTTCAGCAGACTTACCCTTAACAACTTGGAATTCACCACTAGGAAGGACATAAACCTTATCAACCCTAGGTAGATACCAGTCAAAGTCACAACGGAAATCGCTATTGATCTTAGGAATGTCGAAGATTGTTGCGTTAACTGTGCCACCAGATGTAAATACTCTTGACTTAAAGTCAAAGGTAGAGCACTCAACACGAGCGGGGGAAGCAACTGTGCCAGTTCCAGTATAGAGATTCTTAGCACCAGGACGGAAGTCTAGGTAATCTGCAAGGAAGTTAAACTTGTAGAAAGGAATATCATCATAAGCAGTATTCAAATAAGACTGACCACCAAAATAATCACCCGTAGAAGAGTGTGTATAGAAATCACAAACAATCTTCAGTTTTCTAATAGGGGTAGAAGCACCTTTTTTGCGTACAATTCTAGATGTATCGTAAATAAATCCAGTTTGAGAAACTTCCAAGTAGTAATTATCGGTAACTACTTTCGATCCAGCAACTACAGAATTCTCATTATCATTAATAATTGCTGTAAGGGGACTACCATTACTATCAAAACCAGTGATTGTTTCGCCAGGAGTGAATGAACCTGAGATATAAACAATACTCAGTCTGAGATTACCAGAAGAAAATTCAACAACTTTCGCTCTGGCACCAGAAGTCCTACCAGTAACAATAGTATTCTTAGCAAAAAAGACTGGCTCGACTAGAGTCAAGTTTGGAATAACAGCATCGTTATCATCTAGAGACTCATATACTGCATGTAATCTATAAGCATCTACCGCACCGATAGAAATTTCCTTATCTTGAATTCTTGTGCCATATAGATGAGTATATGCAAGACCATAATTTTGTTTGTCGAGATCTTGAGTGGTCTTATCGACCTTCAAGACAAACATTTCCTGCTCAGATTTCGTCTTTCTGGTAGTTACGTTTTTAGAAATAGACGCGGTTACCTTAACAGATGTAATATTTGTGAGATTATCAATCTGTAGTGTAGTTCTATCGGCACTAGTAAATGTCGAATAACCAATACTACCACTATTTGTTGTGTTAATTTCAATCTGATCACCGACAGGATATGTTCCGTTGCTACCCGCTAATACTGTAATGTTATAAGCATCTTGAGAAAGGGAAATAAACTGCTCATTCTCTGGGAGAGTGATAGAGATAGAATTAGAAGAAACCGTTTGTGCATCAAATGTTCTTCTGACAATCATAGATTCGTCAGCAATGCTCTTAACATACTTCTTAGGCATGGGGCTAAGAAGATTTGCATTAGCAACATCTGCAAGTTTTGCACGATATCTAACAATAGTTGTATATGTGCCTGCCGCTGGGAAATTGCTTCCAGGTGGGGTTACATTAACCACCTGATCTCCGTAATTAAAGATAGATGATAAACCAGCACCTGCGAGATTAGATGGATCTACAAAATCAACATCAACATATTCTGTTGCGGAGAAATAGATACGATCGCCAGCACGAAGATCATTAGCAAAATCAGAATTCAAACCAGTGATTGTTTCTGATCCAGGGGTTGCATCATAGGTAAAAGCATCACCACGAAGTCTAGCTGCATCATCAATAACAATATCTGAAGTAAATTCAACGGTGGAAGTACTTTCATCTCTAGACAAAATTTGTCTAGCATCCGAATACTTATAAGTATGGACTTGACTGACCACATCTTTGTTTCTACCATCAACTGTGATCATCTCTCCAACTAGGAAAGTGCCCTCTACCTGATATACGCTAAATGTAGCACCCGCAGTTACAGTATCGACGATGTATGCTCTAGCACCAGAAGATGCACCAACCAATTGAGATCCCTGAGTGATAGTAACTGCAGACCCTAGGGTCATAACAGTAATCATCTGGACATCAAACAGGTTTAGTTTATATTTGTCATCCGCATCTCCAAACGTTGTATTTGGATCTTCAACATACTCAAAACCTGCTGCACGAGCATAACCAATGAGATTACCAACAGAAACGCCAGGAGTTGCAGTAAATCTATCTCTAAGTTCTAATACCTGATAAGAATTGGTAACAGAAGATCCAGCAATATTTGGGAATCCATAGACATTATTGACCATGGAGTAATTACCCATTTCAAATGGAATAATTACGTTTTCTGCAGATAGCGTTTCTCTGGGTTTCTCTACATCAACATAAGTTGGAGAAAGAGTCTTAACTCTATAACCTCTTACATATGCAACACCAGGACTTACTTCGAGAGAGAATAACGACTCTGCAGCAGTTGCACCGCTAGATGTTGTTTGACCTACGTTATAAACACCATTATTAAATCCATCATTTAAGTTGTGGCGTAATCTCAGACCAAAATCCTTTACGACATAATCGCCAGACTCCTCATAAGTCCTCGTAGCAAGAGACTTTTCTAACTCATCATATGCAGTGCGATCAACAATCTTTTCAATTTTATTGCCATTAATACGAAGTAATTCGATGAAGTCCTTGTCGGCATCATCATCCAATACTTTTTTGGATAATTTTGTTGTGATTCTAAATCTATGTGATCCAGGCGCAGCGTAGTTAGATGTGCCTGCTGCATTATCATTCAGAGACGCATCATCTTCTGGAGTAACAATAGATTCTAGAATTTCTAAACCAACTCTATACTTAGGATCGGTTGAATACTGCTCAAGAAGAATATACTGATATGGTACGTCTACAAAGAATCCACGAATAAAGTAGACACCATCTTGTACGTATGCAACAGATCCCTGCTGAATAGCAGCAGTTGGTAGTAGTTGAGCAAAAGGAGATCCAATTTCAATCAGTGTTGTACCGAAAGTAATTTCAGCATCGGTAACTAACTGCTCATTATTTGCAAAAACCTCAGTATTATTTTCTTCTCCACCAGACTCAATATACTTTACATATAATGTGATATATCCCTTCTCAGACTCAGAAGCAGAAATACTGTAAAGGACCTTTGCTTTAACACCAGTTGTCAAACCAGTGATGATTCTACCATCGAGTTGAGATCTGTATTCTTCAATATTAGCACCCAGGAAACTTTCCTGAAGCATAATGGCATCAACCGTTAGGTCATAACCCACTTGACCTGGGATGACCATAGCACCGTCTTTAAACAAGTGCGATCCAACGCTTTCAACCTGATGCTGTAGAATCGACTGTGACGTTGTAAGCTCTCTCGCCTGAATCGGGTATCCAGGACGATACAACACTCGATAAAAGTTTTTAGTTTTATCGAAATCGTCGTAGTAAGGTGTGACGTTTAGGTTGGTATTTTGTGCCATTAGAACTCGATTACGATTTTAATATCTTCGATCTGGTCGTTAGCACGACCGATTGCTCTTCTATTATCTATGTAAATAATTTGACCGTCATTTGACTTAATTTCGGGTTTTGCATACCCGTTATTAAACTTCATACCCAAGTCATACTCAGTATTGTTAATGGTCCTTGAAGAAGAATTGGGGACCGCAGGGAAGTTAACATCGGGTTGACCTGCCGCACCAGAGGTTGCACCACTGACGACATTAGATCCATCAAACTCATTAAGAGTGCCAATAACTTCAGGGAAAATACCATCAACATTATTTTGATAGTATTTTAAAACTTTAGTTACAGAATTCCAAGAAATCACACGACCTCTTGCTGTAACGTTAGTGCCACCAACAACTCTAGTTTGAGTAATGATTTCATCAGGCACATAGTTGCCTTGGAAAGTTGGAGGGAAGATAACCGCCTTTGCAGCAGAGACTGTAAGATCGGAGATCAATTCTTCAGTACCAAACTTTTTGGGATTGGTAATTAGACCAATACGACGGTAGTCGTTATCAACTGGAAAGTCGCCTGCACCTTCAGCATAAGATAACTTAGCGTTAATCATTACACGGAAAGCACCCAATTCAACAACAGAATCAAAACCATGACCACCTGGGGGTGGAATAATGACATCAATTTGACCACCTGTGCCTGTGCCGATACCAGTGATGTTATCTACACTGATCTTACCGAAGGTGTATCCCGTGCCACCAGAAGTAACAGTAGCAGAGATAATTTTACCACCATCAACAACAACTGAAACACGACCACCAGCACCATCACCGTTAATGGCAACGTTATCATAAGTGCCGTTGTTGTAACCAGATCCTGCAGCGTTAATAACAACGGTATCAATTTCACCAGCAACAGCATTTGTCTTCACCGCATCATTGGTGAAAACGGGCATGTAGTCATTGGAGAAGAATTTTAAGACAGAGGCGACAGGAATTGTGTATAGATACTTCCAACGATAACCATCTCCAGTAGTGATGATAGAAGTAGACGTGCCTGTTGGCTCGACAGTTGATGGTTTGCCATTAGGATCAGAAGGAGAAGTGCCGTTGTAGATGCACTTGTAAACCTGATACTGAGAGTTTACGACGTAAAAGTCAGAGTCATATAGTTTAGTAGCACCAGAGGAAGCGGTCTTACTGGGAGAGTAATCATGACGATACATGTCATAGGTGAAACCCAAACCACCAGTAGTTTGCTCAGGAGAAACCCAATCAATTCTCCTTACAACTTGCACCGTATCAGCAGCCAGGACACGCTTCAATGAGATCATGTCATCATAAGATCCAGAAAACTCTAAGAAAGAGTCAACTGCTTGAGGGGGAGAATTTTCATCATCCCACGATTGTGGTCTGCCAATAAAAATATAAAGGCGATCTCTAGTTTCTCCTGCTGCATCATCGCTCTGAGTTGCAACTGGACCCTCTAGTGCCTTAATAAATTTTCTCGCAGAGAAAATCCTAAATTGATCAGTAAGTAACGCTGCCATTTGTTAGGGGGTGCTTGGGTTTTATCAGTCCTAATGTTTATTTATGAAGGTTATTCGGACCTAATAATTGTCGAATATTCAATTCTCTTGATTCTGTAAGATGCTCCAGCATTTCCATTAATCCTTTCACCACCAATAACTGCTTGAATTTCCGCTCCAGATCCTGTTGTATCCGAAGGGTCATTAGTTACAGTAACAGTTGGTTTGGAGTTATATGTTGGATCGACATATTGTCGGTATCCATATCCACCATTATTAACAGTAACCGATAATACTTGGTCGCCTGCCGTTGTCATAACTGCTGTTGCAGTTGCTAGAATGTCACCAGCATTTTCTACGGTAATAGTAGGTACAGCAGAATAATCGGATCCAGGATTCAGGACAATGTAATCAACAATTGTGCTATCTTCAGAGAATTTATAAAGAAGTCCAGCAACACCAACATTAACATTGCCTGTATTATATGGAGTTATGTTATTGACGGTAAGTATTCCATTGGTGGGATCCCAGGAAACAACGGTTCCTGTAACACCAGAAATATCACCAGTAACAATTTCATTCACACTATAGTTTCCACCATTACTAAAGTTTCCATCTACATAAATTCTAACTAATGCTTCTTGAGGACGACCTTCAGATAATTGACCCGCTTCAACAATTGTTGCATATTTAAATGGTAGCGAGGCATCTTTAATACTATCGCCAACTTGGAATAGCGTGGTATTTTGTCCACCAACAGTTTCTTCGATACCATAAAGCGAACTGTAAATACCACCATCAAGATTAATCTGGTTTTCAAAATCTGTGCCTGTATTTACTAGATCGGGAATACCATCCCCAATAAATGTGCCAGGATTATCAGGATCTTCAACGTTTTGATCTTGGAATGCCGAATTATTTAATGTTGAAATTGGGTCGGTTAATAATGCAATAGATTCTGTATTTGACGGAAGAATTATATGTGGATCATACCCAGCAGCTGCACTAGTAGAAACACCAGCATCAAACTGGACGACAGCATCTTCTGTTGAAGGAATACCACCATCAATGAATGCCAATTCGTCAACTTCAAATGTGACAAGCAACTCTCGATTGTTTGGATTCCAATCATAGACCTTTGCAATTTTACTAGTTGCATTTTCAACTCTTCTAATTACTCGGTCACCTACACTAAAATTGTATAGAGAAATACCGTCTTGATCAACCTGAGAATCATCAAGGACTACACGTTGATCGTAATTGAAGTTAATACCTCTAGTGACACCAGTAAATCTTTCTCTACTCTTAGATGCGTATCTAATAATCTCATTATTAATCAATAATTCACCAGATCCAGGGAATGCATCGGTAGAATCAACGTAAATAGTATCTTCACTAGAATTCAAAGATTTTAAAAGACCAGTTAGATATGCAGGTCTTGAGTTATTTGCCTGTCTTGCATTGACTCTTCTCTTTAAATTAACCAGTTTGTTGAAGATAATGGTTGGGGGATTGACATAACCTCTACCTTCCTCAATAACATCAATACCAACGACTTCTCCCTGATCAATTCTCGCAACTGCTTTGGCACCAGATCCACCACCACCAGTTATTAAAATATATGGAGGAGTCTCATAGAATTCCCCAGGATTAACAACATCAATTCTAGTAATTCTACCACCAGTGTCAATTTCAGCAGCGCCTTTGGCACCCTGACCGTTACCACCACCTTCAAAAATTAGGGTTGGTGGTGTTGCAAAATCTCTACCAGCATTTAAGAGAGTTAGACCAGTAACCGTTTGTACGATAGGACTTACAATTGCTCCAGATCCTTCACCACCGAGAATCTTTGCTTGTGCTTGACCAAAGTATCCATCACCAGTCTTGGTCATCTTCACATAGTTTACAGATCCATCTGCATTGAGAATTACTTCACCTTCTGCACCAGAGGGAAACTCTGTAGTTGAAGGTGGTAATTCATCGCCTTCAAAAACTGGAGTGCCGTAAAATTCAGGACCAATTACATATGGATAAACTGGATTGTTACTAGAATCCGTTGACATAAAGTATGCATATGTCCCATTTGGATATTCTGGAGTAACAGCAAACTTACCATTAAATGCATCAAGATCACCGACTTGATCATCGTAAATATAGTCTTGGATGAAATCTCCCAATAAATATCCATCTTGGACACTTCTAAATCCAAAATTAGTATCATTAAATGAGAAGATGTATAGCAGTCTTGGGGAATTAACTCTTGGTGTAATTCTGAGCTCCCGTTGAGATGCAATAGCAAACCCTTGTTGATATTGATTATATGTTACTTCAACACCATCTAAGTGATAAGTAACTCCTTCAGAATAGACAAACTCTGGCAATCCAACTGTGCCACCATGCCACCCATCTTCCGTCTCGCTGAAAAGAAGAATATCTGGCACATTTGAAGCATCATCTTGATTGAAAATATATGTCTTGCCTCTATCGAGATTTAAAAATGCAGTTTCAGATCCATTAATATAAAACTTATTATTAGATACAGTAACTGTATAATTTACGACACCAGGAGTTGTAACCTTAGGTCTAGTACCAACAATTTCATCACCGACTCTTAAACGGAATGATGATGAAAGTCTTGCTATAGATCCAGCGCCGTTATACCCATAAGGTCCGTAAATTGGATATCCATCATAAGACATTCCCAAAATCTTTGAATGTCCATTCGCATGGCGAGAATAGTCGATACTACTACCATCAGTGTAATAATCGGTAATGTAGTAATTGTTTGGAAGAGGATCGTTGTCAACAACGGTGCTCAATTCCATATAACCTTCATAACCATTAGATCCAGACATGTATCTATGGTTTTTACAATAATAATAAATCCTGCGAGTCTCGCCAGGATTCATTATGAATAGTGGTTGATACTCGTTTTCATAATCTGCTGCGGGCGCAGGAGGATTTTGATTTGTATCAAGATACAACTGACCACCATTTAGCAAACCATCTGGTGTGGTGCTAAATTGCATTGGGTGACCAACGTTTGATGAATCAGACTGATTCCAAATGATTAGATAATTTCTAGGTACTCGAATATTCTGTGGGGCGAGATACCAAGTATTTGGTTGGAAATTCCCAAATTCTGGTGCCTCTTCACGGAAATTTATATAGAAAATGCCATTGGGGAATAGTGTTGGTGCAGCACTAATCTTGAATGTAAATCCATTAGATCCTAAAATTACATCATCTTCAGCAAAAGTGCCTTGCACATTTCTCAGATAAATTGCGGTAATTAAGTTACCATTTCTAATTACCTTTGCAATTTCTGCGGTTTTATTACCAACAACACTAACTACATTTCTACCCTCTTCAATATTACCCTGAAGTTGGTTAATCTCGGATGGAATAACAAGTATGTTATCCAACTCTACTTTAATATCCCAAACAAAGGGTCTTAAAAATCCATTTTCAAATACAGAATTTCGTTTAGCAAACTGCTCAATCAAACGAGAAGACTGATAATAATATATACCATTTTCTACAACCGCATCAAATTCATCATTTGATTTTACATATGGATATTTTACAGTATCAATATTGAAGTTAATTGGTGCATTTCCATCCACACCCCATTCTGGTGTATGAAGAAGTCCACCATTTGCCATTATGCCAACAACCTTATCTAATTGAGAAGGTCTATTGTCTGTTGTCGGTACATCTTTACCTCCCCTGTAAATGAAGGATTGGTTAAAAGTCCTATCCTCTAAGTCACCACCCCCAGGTTGTCTTTCTCCAGGAATGTCTGCGGGTTTAGGATGATTATCACTGACAATTGTTAATCTATCCGTTAGATTGCCATCAGAAACAGTAAATGATACTTGTGTATTTGAATTTGGAGTTACTTGCCAAATTCTTTTGATGTCGAAAGAATCTACTACGTTTGGCGTTTCTTGTGTAGGTAAAATTGAGAGTCTTAAAGGATCATAACCCCTACCCTGCTCTAAAACTCTAACGTGAATAATCTGACCAGAGTCATCGTCAATGATCGGGTATAGCAATGCCTCTTCGACAGGAGTACCACATCCCGTCACGGTCAATCTTGGGGGGTCGGATGATGTATATCCAGATCCCCCTTCAATAACCTTTACTGCTCTTACACCATATACTTCATTGAAGATTGGTTTAATTACAGCACCAGATCCAGGAATTTCTCTTGCCATTTATAAATTAACCTACAACTGTGATTGTGCCATTCATCAATGCGTGTTGTGTGCATTGATAATATAGTGTGCTAGGAGCATCCATAGGGACAGTCCAGTATAAAACACTTTGACCACTGCCGCTTTGTCCTGTAGTGTATGGTGTGCCAGACAAACCTTGAGTGGATTGAATTCTGAATGGATGTGCTACACCAAGGACGGAATTATCAAAAGCATATGTAAATCCTCTATAGACATAAATCGTTGGATCATTTACACTCCCAGTAAATCCAGGTCCACTAAAAGTATAATCAGTGCTACCATTTGCACTAAGTTCCCACCATGTAATTGGACTTCTAGTTACAACCCAATCAGACCCATTCCAATATAGAGAATCGCCTTGAGTAATACCAGCCAAATCGGTATCAGTCATGGCAGCAAATGTTGTGGGAATTGTGCCATTAAAATCAATAGTAACAGTATCACCACTAATGCTAGTCACAATATTTGTGCCGCCAGCAATGGTTAGTGTATCAGTTTGACTATCGGCAGACGTAGTGCCAGTATCGCCAGAAACAGAAGCAAAAGTATTGATAGAAGATACGCCAGCAAGATCATCTCCAGGCACCCAATTTGTGCCGTTCCACTTTAATACTTGATTATTCGTTGGTAAATTTGTAGTTAAATCAACATCACCTAATTGTCCGATGCTGGAATATTCTGTGAGAAGTTTTGCTCTCACATCACCAACGCCACCACTAGTAATATTGATGTTTACATATGGATTGTCATCACCATCTACAGTGAAGAAATATCCAGGATAAGTTGCAGCTGCAGGAGCACTACCCAATGCGGTGTACTCATTTTTATAAGAGATCTTTGTGGGGAAATCAATTTCCCCAGTGGTGCCATCGAATGTATTTGTTACACTACCAGCAGAGAGTAAAACATCTCCTGTCCCATTGGGAGCAATAGTAATATTGCCATTCGACGAAGAAATAATAGAGTTATTATTAACATCTAGAGAAGATGTCAGGGTATTGTAATCAGAAGCAACGAATGAAGTTCCATTAAATCTCAATACCTGATTAGTGGCAGCACTGGATGTGCTGATCTGCAACAAGCTACCATTCCCGATCGCGGAATAGATTTCATTAAAGTTATCGTTAATTTTATCTCCACCGTTTCGCAGGGTGTCCCCTGTGTTGTCATTAGGAAACGATCCGAGAGAGAGTAGTTGTTTTGCCATCTACCTAGAATTTTTAGTTATTTATGGGTTTACTATTGAATGATTTCTGGGTCAATAACCTCTGCGCCGTAGTCATCGAGATTAGGTGCAACCCAATCATCTTCAACGGTTGTTTCAACCGCGATTGCAGTTTCCTGATAACCGCTACCAGCACTAGAAACAACCACACCACCAACACCAACTAGTGCCTTGATTTGAGCGTCAAAACCAGAAATAGAGTCAATTCTAACATTTGGTCTAGACGTGTATCCAGATCCAGGTGCAGTTACAAATACTCTATCCAGAAGACCCGAAGTCAAGACCGCAGATGCGTTAGCATCTTTACCAAAAACAGATCCAAGATAATCGAAAGTAATTAGAGAGTTGGAAGATTCAATAACAGCAACTTCACGATCTTCAGTCTCACCATCAATTTGGAGAAGGTCACCAGGCTCGATTGGTGGGACAACCTCAGCAGCATCAACGTCTGCTTCAGATCCAACGTAGGAGAATGCGACGAAGGTCGATCCCACACGAGGAATTTCAGAGAAGATAATTCTAGAACCAACAACTTCAAAACCAACGCCAGGTTCTTGAATAACGCCATTGAGCGAAACAATAATATTATTTTCGGGTCTGATTGTGGTGGACTGGACACCCTCCGTTAACGTCAGGGAGTAGAAGACACCATTACGCTTGAGGTTGAAGGACTGTCTTAACGAATCGAAGTCGAAAGAAATGTCATCCAACTGTCTCAGTTTACCAACATAGAATCCAGTGAATGCTGCACCAAGCGAAGGAGGCTCAGTAAACTGAATCTGGTTAGAGAATGCTGTATATGCATTAGCAGCGCCAGGAGGTTGTAGGATACCGTTGACAAAGATCAACATATGACCCTCAGGATCGGGGAAGTATGGAGTGCCATTACCTGTGCTAAGGTCAAAGGTGGTTTGGACGCCATCGAAACCTCTGAAGGATCTCTTCACGCGAGCCTTCAATTCTTCTTGTGCAAATATAGATGCTTCATATCCATTAATTGACTTGATCGCATCTCTACGATTAATTACACCAGAAACTTCTGTTAGATACAATCTCTTGTAAATGCCAGCAGTTCTAATATCCTGAATTCTTGCACCACCAGCGCCTGCAATATCAATTTTTGCAGAAACACTTGCATAACCCTCAATAGTTGTGCCAATAGCATCGTATTGAGCAACAATATCGGAGTTGGTCATTGTGCCAGATATGATATTAATATAAAGGTAGTTGTTGTTAGTATCAACCTCAATAATTGTTGCATATGTGTTAAGATCTTTAACACCATTAAGAACCTTGTAAAGACGTTGCCCTGCTGTAAATACTTGGAAGTTGCCAATATAGGAAATTGTTAGTCTGGTATAACCCAGGGAAGAAATTCTATTGCCAATCGCAGCATCAAGACCAGCATACTGAATAACATCAATATAACTTACAGATTCTTCTGGATAAACAACAGAAGTTGTCTCAAATGATCCCTCAAGAGTTTCAGTATCAACGGTAAGTCTACCACCAACATTTGAAGTTACTGCAGCAGTTGCTTTGATAAACTCAAGAGTTTGTCCTGTTTCTTCGGAGGTATATCCAAGCCAAGTGATATTTTCTTCAAAATCTCCAGTCAATGTAGTAATTTGAAGTCTATCTTCAATATTACCAATCTGAGCAGTTGTGCCATTGTCAGCACCAACAATTGTATCTAGGAGACCCCAAGTGCCGCCAGTAACTTCAACATCTAAGTATGAGAAGTTTTCATCCTCAAAGGATCCATAAACAACACCTGTTGTTGTAGGAGCACCTTGCTTCGATACAGTCTCACCCATTGTGAATGGACCATCAGTAATCTCACCTTCAATACGGAATCTCTTGAAGACTTTAGCGACCTTACCTTCATTTAAGGTAACATTATTAATCTCAGCAAAAGTATCGCTTCTGAGTGCATACAAGAAGTCAGACTGAATCAATCCACCACCAAGGGGCACAGGAATATTTCTAGTGCCATATGTTTTAGAAGGAACGCTAATACCAGAGATACTAGTGAGATTGGTATAACTGGCATCATCTGCCAACTGATTTCTGATGATATCAATCAACTCTCGGAATACTACCTTAGAAGCATTTGCCGAATATTGAGCAGAAAGTGCAGAATTGGTATACGCAAATGCACCACCTTGAGTTGGATTTACCAGAGTTTCTGTCAGAGCATTGGTCATATACTGCTCCAGGGAGTCTAGAGCAAATGTCTTGATATTATACTCTTGATCAGAATAATAAGTATTACCACCTTGAGATGCATAAGGATCAAGAGGTCCTTGAGCCAACTTAGCACCCCAAAGAATCATACCACTATTGGAATTACCAGCATAGAAGAGAGATCCAAGATAGTTTCTTGTCCAAATTTCAGCGCGAAGGTTGCCAAATCCCTTACCAATTGTGATTGTGAAGTAAATTCTATACCAATCATTACCCGCAGGGATTGCACCAAAATCATCAACTTGAATTGCATAACTGTTAAATACATTTCCAACGGTGCCATCAAGAAGATTGATGTCAAAGAATGCGGTATGAGTGAAGTAGTCAATATTGAATCCAAGACGAGCAAAGTTGTTGGTGCCATATCTCTTAATGAATACCGAGAATGTAAACTGTTGAGTGCCTTCAGAAGCACCAGTATCAAAGGTTTCAGTGCCATTATCAAATCTAGTAACACCAGAATCCCAGGTTTCAAATGCGGTTAGAGCATAATCTCTGTAAACAAGGTGTTGACCAAAATTGGTGAAGGAATAATATACCTCAGCATTTTGTATACCGTCTGGAGAGAAGACATAGTTAGGAATATCACCAACTAAGAATCTACTCCAGGAGAAATTAAGAGCTTCTGGATTAGTCCAGAGATTAGGACCAGCAATCTGACCTTCAATAGTGGAAGTGATATTTCTAGCAGTATTTAAAGTTTGAATATTGGCGATATCATTATAGTAATCAAATGTCGCACTAAGTCCACCAGGATTGGGACCATTATTCAAGAAATATGCTCCACCAGGATAAGTTACACTAGATCCAGTAATTCTAGCATTTGCTGTTGTCCAGGTGCCTGTAATATTCCCAATGATTATTTCTCTATATGGAACTGGATAACTACCAGAGTATGCTTCCAATACCAAACCAGTTGCTACTGGATTACCATTGACCGAGCAGGTAACAGTATCACCAACTTGGAATTCTCCATATCCAGCCTGGACAAAGTAATTAATTGCTTGTGCTGTAGTTAAAACATTATCACTAGAGGTATCAGTGATTGCGAGGTCATGGACAACATCGTCAACAACAGTTTCAATAAAGTCATCATAAATCCAGCTTCCAGCACCCCACTGCTGATTGACTTGATATGAAATTTCATCAAGATAATACTGCTTGTTAAAGAGTGCCATTCTTCCAGAAGTCCTACCTTGGACATCCGAAGGAGTTAAGGTATCAATCATGAGATCCCAGAGGGTCTCATAAGCAGTGATTACATTTGCACAATCCGCATCAGTATACTGAGCATCGCCGTTGCTATCGGTAATGGTAAGGTCACGATAAGATTCTTCTTGTGTATATACAGGACTGTAATCGTCAGGTCCAAGAATTGCACCAGGATCGCTAACCAAAAGGTTATTGATTGCCTTTGTGCCAAGGAATTTGACCTGCTCAAATGCATAGATCGTTGCAAGTAGTTGATCTTCAACAAACTCAATTCCACCATTAGAGGTCACATAATATTCGATTGCACGAATCATATTGCTGTTACCACCAGTCAGCAAGTCTGTGATAACACTGTCAAGGATTAAACCAATATCAACCTTGCAACGGTTTCTTCCATTTACACCGTCTGGATATGTAAATCCAGTTTGATTTACGCCAGCAAGGAAGAAACTAAAGTCATTATCAAGAATTCCAAGAGCTTCATCAGCAATGAAGTCTTTGTTGAAGTAGAGAAGATCGCCAGCATCACGGAAACGATGTCCTGTGGGAGCGAGAGTATCGTTTGCAAGATCAATTAGTGTATCAATTGCGGTTTGGACATTTGCACAACCACCTGGGTCATTTGTAATACCCCAATCACCGATAATAATTTGATCTGTATTAGTTTCATCTAGATCGCCATTAATGGCTTGTTTCATGTAATAACCAAGTCTTGTATGTGCATACAGAGACTGGAGAAGTTGCAGTCTGATGTGTTGAATCTCATCATTAGCACCAAGATAACTCTTGATTGCTGTAATTGTAAAATAATTACCACCAAACTCAATATCTTTTGCAAGATTGTCAAGAATTAGACCAAGGTCAGTTTTACATCTTTGTGTGCCAGATCCAGGGTTTTCGCCGTTTCTTGGCATATCCGTAGCAAGAGATGGATATCTCTGAAGCAGATCATATGCTGCTTTATCTACAATTGCGCCTCTATTAAGACGAATTAGATTTGCTGCATCAAAGAATCTATTTCTAGAAGAAGAATCAATTCTATTGGTATAGATAACATCATTAGGATTATCAACCTCAGTGATATCAAAGGGAATGCTATAGTATGCGTCAGCAGTACCGCCAAGGAATTCATATGCAGGAGTTACTCTGGTAATCGTAGCGAGGTGATCAACTGGGGTCAATTGATTTGCTTCTGTGAGCGTATCGGTAAGAATATCGATTAGGTTATCAATAGTCTGTTGGACATCCGCACAATCGCCAGTGGTATAGGCTCCATTAGAATCATCTCCAGAGTCAGTAATTGTGGTGTCAACAGTTTGAGTCAAACCATGAGATCCAGTTACGGTAACTGTCTGGTTGTTGATAACGAGTTTAGCAAGATCTGCCAACTTGTTATATGCCCAAATGGTCTCGGTTACTTCAGAGTCAAGATAACTAATGACAATTGGATTAACGGATCTGTCAACTAGTGTTGCAGACTCATCCCACAAATGGCTATTAGATCCATTTCTAAGATCTTCAATTAACTCTTCAATAACACTTGTTACGTTAGCAACACGACCAGTGACGGTAACGGAAGGATACTGAGTTACAAGTTGTGCAACAACTTCTTCAGCAAGGAAGTTTTTGTTGGAGATAAGTAGATCCGCAGCATCTATATAACGGTGAGACTTACCAGCAAATCCTGCAGGGACACTGCCAGAGTTTGCAAGTGTAGTAGCGAGAATCGCATCATTCATGAATTCATCGCCGTTATTCCAAACAGCACTACCAGACCAATCTTCAGTATAAGTCTGACCATCTACACCATCAAAGTGTAGGAGAAGTTTGGTATTGTTATCTCCTTGGAATAAACCATTTAGAGGCGTAAATGCTGTGGTGTAGCGACCAGAAGAAGAAACCCTAAATTCATCAATATGTCCAGAGAAAGGATTAGAACCAGCGAAGTTTGCTCCAATAAAGAGACGTTTTGTAGCACCAAGATCTGTTGTATTTGTGGTGCTACCAACTTGCACACCATCAATAAACAGTTTCAAGGAAGTTGCATTTCTAGAGATAGCAACATGATACCAAGTATTAGCACCAAGGGTGCCACCAGTGAGAATATCACTTCCGCCCTGAGCGTAACGTAACTCTTGGGTAGCAATATAAAGTCTACCAGCATTTGCATCACCACCACTATCTCTCATATCAAAGATATGTCTATCACCAGCAGAAACATCATCTGGGCGAATCCATGCCTCAATAGTGAAATCTGCGGTGCCAAAACCAAATTCGGTAGAAGTTGGAATGGAAAGATAATCAGTAGTAGCATCATCCAACAGAAGGGATGCACTACCCCATCGCTTAATCGCAGTATCTAATTGAGCACTGTTGTTAAAGGTTGCCTCATGGTAGTCTTGACCAGTGCCTTGAGATCTACCTTGCTTACCTAAGTAAACTGTTTTTCTTGCCTGACTATAACCAACAACCTCTGCCTTACTGGTTTCAGATCTAATGACCTGACCAGAATTAAAGAATCCAGATCCAACAGGATTTTTAAATGTTAGTTTATTAACAGCAGCAGGTTGTGAGACAAAGAAATCATTATTCGATGTGCCAGTTTCAATCTTATAGTTTCTAATATACTCACCCTCGGTCAAATCCCCAGAGATATTTGCTGTCTTTAGAGTATAATTTGCAATAATCTCGTTTGGAGGGAAAGTTTGATTGACCGCAGTGGCATTATCATCAAAATCAACAATAGATACTTGAGATTCAGACAAATTATCCAAAATAATATTTGGATATGTCGTAGACTGAATTCTATTAAATAAGAATCCAAAGAAGGACGATCCATCAGAAATGTCAACCTGGGGAATGAATTCTAGAGTTGTTGGATCTTGATACGCCTGGGTCGAAGTTACCCTAGAAACAACACCAGACCCAGCAGCAATGATGACATCATTTAACTGAATATCAAACAAGCCTGGAGTAGATTGATATGTGCCAGTTGTCTTGCTAAGGATAAGACGGTTTGTAATCTCAATGCTTGTGCCGTAGATGGGCAGATTTTCTAAGTGAGCAACAGCTGTTGTGCCAAGTTGACCTCTACTCAAAGTAAGTGTTGTGGAGTTGATGTTGTTAGTAATATCAACAATGGTAACAATCTCAGATGCAAACTGATAATTTTGACCAATCACAAATACTCCAGATTCAATAGGAGCGGGATCACCACTAGAAGGCACAACTTCAACGTTGAGCGTAGAAGCACCAATACTATATCTCAGTTTTGCAAGAGGAGTTTCCTGACCTTTAGCAAGGTTAATTTCTTCAACCTTTGCAGTATCACCATCAAAGTTACGAATAGTTTCACCAAAGAGATACAATCCATTATTAACCACTGGAGTAATATTATCAACTTGCGAAGAGAAACCAGTTAGATTTACGCTAACGCTTTCATTTGTAAGGAATACTCCTTCAGTAATAAAACCAATAATATCGCCACCATCGACAGATGTAACTGTCATTCTGGCACCAGATGTAATACCTAAAAGTGTATTACCAGCAGAAGGATAAATTCCACTATATTGCACAGAACCATCTGGATTTGTGGGGAATGACATCCTTACGGTATCAATCTGCTCAACAGTAACAATTACATATTTGACGCTTGCAGGTGGTGCAGGAGGCTCATTGAAAACGATAGAATCACCTTCAACTGTAAAAGATGTGTTTGGTGTTTGTGCAATACCATTCAAAACAATCATAAGTTGATTAGCATTTGCAATAACATTATCGCCATTAATAGTTAATGGGAATGCAATTCTAACGCCATCAAACAGATTGGAAATATCGTCAAGTCTCTGAACAACGGAGGTTAAAATATTTTCTGAAGAGGTCAGTCTCTTTTGTCTGAATAAAACTTCAGTATTATTGAATTCTTGATAAATTGGCTCAACTAAAGAGAAGTTTTGAATATTTGGGACAACTGCTTCTCTTGATAATTGGACCGACTTAGTTAATTCAAATGCAGTTTCTTTATTTGGAATAATACCAGATTCGGAAACATTTAACTGACCAAATACCTTGAATGCTGCTGGGTGGACATTCTTGATAACAATATCCTTCCACTCACTAATAGATACGGAAGAGTCGATAGCATAAGAGAAGTCCTGATAGTAGTAAGAGTCTTGGATCTTCTGAATAATTTCAGAGGGTTTACCAACATCATCAATAAATTCACCAGTAGTTCTGGTAATTGCACCAATTTCAAGGACTCCCTTAGCAATGTTAAGATCACTAATAATACCAGAGGACTTGGAAATAACACCAGTAATTCTCTCACCTTCAAAGAAATCACCATCATAATCAACAATCTTTAAAACTCTTGGACCAACTTGCCAACCACTGTTTGTGGAGACATAACCAGTTGCAGTTGCAGTTTCAAAAGTAGCACCCTGATAAACTAATTCGCCCTCTAAGAAAGTAGAAGTAATAACATTTGCTTCAGCAGTTGCACCAAAAGATTCCGTCAAGACCTGCTGCCTACCAGTACCAGCATTAGCGAAGGAGATTGCATCTCCCAACTCTGCGTTTGTTGGAGTAATTGCCAATCTTAGTTGATCATCTTCTAGAGATTGTGCAGCACCAGCAATCGCATAGTAAGTAGTATTCCCATTCAATCTACCAAGAGCGCCAGATGCCAATGGGAATTCAGCGCCGTCACCAGTATCAGTAACGCTTAAAGTTACCTCAGATCCATTTTGAATACCGTGAGGGAAAGCAAACTGTAGAAGACCCAAATCCAAGTTAATAACATAACTAAAGGAAGATCTCAAACTTACAGTTGGTGTAGAAGAATATCCAGCACCAGGATCTTTAACAATAATTTGATCAAGTCTACCATTCTTGATGGTTGCTTCAGCAATAGCACCAGATCCACCACCACCAGTGATAATAACCGCAGGTGCTTGAGAATAACCAGATCCAGGATCAGTTACTGTAATATTGGAAAGGATGCTAGTAGATGTTAATTGAGCATTGATTGGGAAAGTGATCTCAGGACGTAGTGTGTAGTCATGAGTGTAATCATAACCAAAGTTGTTATTCTTGAGTTTTTTAATTTTACCAACGTTAGTGCCTTTAGTAAAGATGGATGCACCTGTGCCAAAAGGAGGAATAACTACCTCAAGGTCAGCACCAGATCCAGTCAAACCCGCACCAAGAATACCGCTGATAGATTCAACATCGATGTATGCTGTAGTATATCCCTTACCTGCAGAGGTTACTGTTACGGAAATAATCTGACCTGGGACGAGGTTGCCCTCTTCATCAGTGGTATCATCAACAACAATGGAGACAAATCCACCTTCACCATCGCCTTGGATGGGCACACTGTCATACCTACCAATAGCATATTCTGTGCCAGGATCATTAATTTGAATTCTCTCAATCTTTCTGTTAGAAATAATTCCAGAAACAACTGGAAGTTTTGTATAGAATCCACCAGGGTTAACGATACGAATATCTGAGATAGATCCAACTGCTTTCTCAGAGCTAGTTGAATACGATGCTCGTGTGATATCAGCAGCACCTTCTGGCTCATTAACCAATTGGAATCTCATGGTGTTATCACCTGTAGTGATTGTGCCACCAGAGGTAGATGTAATTTCAAAGGTGCCGAGATATGGAGAATCAACAACGTCAAGATATGCACCCTCGGTTACAGGAGAGTCTTCTCCAGTCCTAGAAGGATCAAAGTAGTAGGAAATATTTGTAAGAATTCCTCTATCGACTTTCAGTTTGACGGTGGGAATTTGAGATCCAGCGATAATACCAGGAGTGCCAACCCTTTCAATCGAGTTGAAAGAATACTCTAGTTTATACAAACTATCCTTAGAGAAGGACAGATTGCTATTGAGCATTGTAGAGTGACTTAAATCAAAGATATATTGATGATCATAATACATCTTCAGAGTTGGAGACTTAACAAAAATACTGACATTTGCTGCATCTGTTGCAGGGAGACCAACAGCGGCATTTGGAAGTTTATATGTAAATTCTTTAATACTGATTACTTTCTCAACATCAAAAGCACCATTATATTCATCATAGACAACACCATTGACTTCAGTTGTTGGATTGCCGTCAATATAAACGATTTCGCCATCTCTCAAGTAATGAGTATCTTCCGTTACAACGTAAACAAGGTCGCTATTAGCAACATTTGTTACTTGAAGAATCTTAGTTAAATTGGTGATCAGAGTAATCTTTAATACACCAGTAAGATTTTGAATCTGAATTGTGCTATATCCAGCATTATAAGTAACATCACCAGAGGTAACAGTTACAACAGATCCAGGAATGTATGGCGATCCGCCAGAAACTTCCTCAATATAGATGCTATAGTCGTTAATATCATAAGACTTAAAGACTGCAAAACTATCAAGATTGCCTGTGCCAGCGGTATATGTGCCATCAACATTATAATCATTCAGATCAATGTTGAATGTGCCAGGAGTTGTATTGTTAACTTGAATGAAACTATAAGATTTAATTTCATTTACATCGTTAGGAATAGGTCCTCTAATTCCATAAGTCTCTTGCTCATCAAATCTTTCGGTAGAGAGTCTTCCTGTTGTTACATCATTAGACCACTCATTATTGTTTACAGCAACAAAGATTTTATTAGTATCCTCATTAGTATCAACAATATAACCACTATTAAGGAATGATCCACCAGCACTATTCAACACAAGTTTTGCACCAACCGTAAAATTAAAATCTTGGTTGATAGTCAATTCTTGGACGTTATCAATCTTGATGGTATCAGTAACTTTGAAGTAGTATCTATCACGAGCAATTGCATCTGCCTTAACCTTCTGAGATCCAGGAGAGGGTACAGTTGCTGTGCGAGAAGACCAAATATCTCTAGAATTAGTCAGAGTAATAGTATTCTGAGAATATGTAATCGCTGCATCATTAAAGTCCAGTGTCTGATAACCAGCAGACCCAAGTGCATAACCAGTATTGCTCATCGTTAAAGCAACTGGAATTACTGCTGCAATATTTGATCTAGAAAGTTTTAATTCAGTGTTAGTTTGAATTCCAAGATCTCCAAGTCTTTCTACATCAGAGTCTTTATCGGTCTTGAGACCAAAACCAACATAATCAATATAGTCATACTTAATAAGATAATCGGTAAACCACTGATCATCAGTCCAATCATATGCAAATGCAAATGCTCCGTTAGTGGGGAATGCACTAATATCAGATGGTGTTGTTGGAGTAATAGATCTGTTTTTAACTCTGACATAATCCAACCAGAATTGACCTTGATATGACTGACTAAAGTCAGTAGCACCTGCACCCCAACCAATTTGATTGCCAAACCACAAATCTTTACCACCAAGAGCAGTATTAGTAACACTACCAGTCATCACCTGAATGCCATTCACATAAACAGTGAATGTATTACCATTCTTTGTGGCACTAATAAACTGCCAGGTATTATCTGCATACAGAGTTACTTGAGAAGAGGAAAGACCCGATCCAGCAGAATTGAGTGCAGTAGCCTGATTACTGATAACGAGCTGTAACTCGCCACTAACCATATCATATCCCAACCAAAGACCACCAGTAGCATCTTGAGCACCACCGATACCAAAGAGAGTTTGGACACTCTGGGAAAGTGTTTGGCTACTAGCAGAATCTTTATATACAAAGAATTCTACAGTCCAATCACCAGCAAACTTTTGTCCCAATGTTGCAGCAGGGATCTTCAAATATGCATTTTCCCAAGTGCTGCTTTGTCCCGTCTGATAACCAAAGATTTTTGCAGCACCAGAATCAACAAGGAAAGATCCACCAGTGCCAAATCCAACGGGAGTGTGATGACCAGTAGTATCGGTTTCATCAGTATCAAAAGGAATGATTAATTCATTTCTATTCCACTTTGTCTGACCTGCCATATGGACATCGCCAGAAACATCAACCGCAATAGCATTAACTTGCAGACCCTCAATATTATTTTCTTTAGTGCCATCAATTGCAAATTTATTGGAGGTGTGCTTAATTACATCGCCATTATATTTAATTTTTGCATTAGAAACAAAAACTTCACCTGTTGTGGTATTGGTTTCGGTATATGCAATATTAACATTGCCAAAAATATCAACCACATTATTGGCAATTCTAATGTTGGGAGATGGTGTTAGGTAACGATAATTCCAAATAAAGTTGCCGCTTGCATTAACCTTACCAACCCAGAAACTATCTGTAATTACATCACCAGCTTTATCTCTTAAAGATGCGCTGATATACATTTCTCCAAACTCATCAGAAGATACTGAAGTGTCTAAGAAAGAATATGCTGCATTAGA